TGGTACTATGACAATCTATAATGCCAACACACCCCATTGCCCTTTCATAGCAGATAGTGTACAATGGAGATGGTCTCAGTGCTTTGGATTCAAATATAAATCTTTAGCAAGAGTCTTCGCTTCCCAAGAATGCCCTAATTTTTAATGAGATTAGAAGAAATATTTCCGACTCCTATTTGGATTTTTGACAATCTAAATCTTGATGTGGACAGTATTAAGTTCTGGGCATATGAAGAACAGAAAAAGGATGAGGGTAGAATTATATCTAACGTAGGTGGTTGGCAATCAAATGATTATCGCACCTTCGATGATACACCCCTTCAACTTCTTGTAAAGTATGCTCTAAAAGAATCACATCATATAGCAGCTGATCTAGGTATACCAAAATCAGATCGTTACGTAGAAAATCTATGGGTTAATATTAATCCAAAGTTTGCTTACAATCAAGCTCATGTACATCCAGAGGCAAGACTATCAGGTGTGTTCTATGTAGATGCTCCTGAGAGATCAGGTGAGATATGTTTCAGTAGAGATAATGGTTATGCTCTAGGAACAGTCGCACCTGAGTTGACTAGATATAGTGGAGTTGAAATGAAGTATCCTGCCAAGACAAATAGAATGTTAATCTTCCCTGCGTGGGTAGAACATCATGTCAAACCTAACCTGTCTGATGAAGACAGAATTTCTATATCATTCAATATATTATGAGAGAGATTCACAACTTTTTACCTATCTCCTTAGCTAATGAGATACACGATAAGTTAACATCTAATGAGTTCCCATGGTTCTGGTTAGATGATGTTACTGTATCACCAGAAGAGAGATCAGAAGTTCCTGATTTCTATAGAAGTCAACCAGGTATGCATCACACAGCATATCGTGATGGTAGTGGATTAAGTAATTGGTATGGTGATTTTAGTTTCTTCTATCACTATATTATTGATGCTCTCAATCTAGAATGGGATCAATGGTATCTTTCTAGAATTAGATGTGGATTAAACTTTCCTACATTCAGAGAAGAACATTTTTTACATAACCAACCTCATGTTGATTTTCCAGAATCATCACAGGTAGATCACTTTACATGTTTGTACTATGTCAATAACTCGGACGGGCCGACGGTTGTATTTGAAGAGAAGGAACAATCGGAAAACTATACGATCAAGTATAAATGCCATCCCGAAAAGAATAAGCTTTTCGTTTTTGATGGTAAGCACTATCATGCTAGCTCGTGTCCTGCACGTCATGATGCTAGGTTAGCAATCACAATCAATATTGTAAAACGTCACAACCCTGCTAATGTTAAGCCGTTTCTTCGCGTCGCGTAATCTACACTGCGATGATGGAGTAGTTTACATCCCGCAGTTTCTAGACAAACCACAAGAATACCTATCATGGAAAGACGTAGAGACATGTCTTACACGTGATGATTTGTATTGGGAACTAATAAATGGTAATGGTGAAAAGAGATCATTACCAGAGTACAAACCATACTGGTCTCCTGTACCATGTCAGGATAAGAACACAATATACAATCACATAACAAGTGGAGAGAGTTTTGTCATCACTGGTTATAGTAAGATAAAAAGAAAGACTCAAGACCTGTGTATAGAGATAGAAAGATCTCTAGATGTATGTACAGATGTACATGTATATGGAGCAAGAACTAAGTCTCCTTCATTCAAAACACACTGTGATCATTTCTCTAATTTCATCATACAGTGTGTTGGAGAGACACCATGGAAAGTATATAAGAACAAACAGACATCATTATTAGCATGTAAGAATGACAAACCACTAAACTATGATATAATGGAAATTGATTGGGAAGGGATATTAAAGCCTGGCGATCTTCTCTATATACCTGATAGAGCATATCATTGTGCTTTACCAGATAAAACAAGGTTATCCATGAGTATTCCTTGTGTGCCGACTGTGTTAAACCCAGAGTTCTATGACAGACGTAACTACAAAATACAAACCGATAATTAAAATTTGGAAGGAAGCAGTTCCTATTCCAGTAGTCGATCACTTGTACACAGAGTTCAGACTAATGAGGGATGCTTTACTTTCTATGGGGAGTAGTGAAGGTTATCGTGACCCTACGGTACCTGGTACTTTCTCTTGGTATTCACCTCTTTGTTTTGAAGCATTGAGTCTCCAGTTGAAACCTCAAGTGGAGAAAATACTAAAGACAAACCTCGAACCGACCTATTCTTATGGCCGCATATATACTGAAGGAAGTGAACTCGTCAGACATACTGACAGACGTTCCTCAGAAATAGCAGTCAATCTGTCTATTGCTCGCGACATCAAGTGGGATCTAAATTTTTTATGGGAGGAGCAAACTCTACATATTGACTTGGAACCAGGTGATGTGGTAATATACAGTGGAGACATTCCACATTGGAGAGAAAAGTATACAGGCAAAGAACATATCAATGCCTTTATGCAGTATGTCTATGCTGATGGTCAATACAAAGATCTGAAGTATGACACACGTCCTTATCTCGCAACACCATTTGCTCTAGCACAGCAAGATATACAAGATGAAGTAAACAATTATGTCTGATCAACCAGAGACAGCAGGAATGGGTACCGTTGAAAATGAACCTAAAGAATGGACATTTGATATGGTATGGGAAGACTTCGTTGCTCAATTAGTAGCAGCAAGAGAAGAAGTCAAAGAACGAGAAGAGGAGCTCGATAAGAACTCTAGTCTTATGACTCGTATTGATCTAACCGATCTTAATGACGCTCGCACTAAAGTGAACCGTCTTGAAGGTGCTTGTGAAGCACTTGATATTATACGCACCACCGTCCTAGGTGTCGAATCTAAAATCCAACGTACTGAGGAAACTACAGCATGACCATTGAAGAAATGATTACAGACTTCACCGAGCAACAGAGCAAGGTAAAAGCAGAAGTCGCAGAAATTAAAGACGCTCTTAAAACAAGAGAAGACCAACTATTAAGACTCCAAGGAGCAATAGAAGGTCTTCGATTAGCAACACAGAAAGAAGGAGAAGAAGCTCCTGCTCCTGTGAAAGAAGCAAAGGTTAAATAATTAGTCTACAAACTTGAGGAACTTGCTTGATATCAAGTCATGCTTCTCATCAAATTCTAAACGTCTACGGGCATGGGTTTTATCTCCTTCAACAATGAGATAGTACCTTTTACCATAGACGTTTTTTGTTATGCCTATAGCAACGATAGGTCTTTCGTCATATTTGTCGCCAACGTCAAATGGAATAGTATCTGAAGTGCCATCAAATTTTGCTTCAGTTCTACTCCAGAGGTGTTCTCTGAGTCTATATTCACCTGTTGGTGCTTCTCTGTCTCTAAGTCCAGCCATGAGTTCTATAAATACAAAAGAGGATAATACTGACTAATATTCAATGGCAACCCTTTTAGTAAAGGTAGCAAGTTCTATGACTCTTGATGGTGCTCAAGCACTAATAATGGGTCAGCATAGTTATTTAGAATTTGTAAGATCTTTCCCTTCATTTAGAACTATCCAGTTTACAGCACCTTCCGAGGATCAATCATCTATAGATGAGATTAGGAAGTTGGCGTATGTTCATGGTGCGACGTATGATAAAGAATATAAAATAGACCCAGTAGAGGGTGGTGAGACAGCAGTAGCAGAGTGGGAAACAGATACATTAGAAGACAACACAAGTGAGATATCAGGACAGAGAAACACAAGGATAATAACATCTAGTGGTGGTGGAACAATATATGTAAAGGTAGCAAACTATAGTGGTAACCAGAGATTCCAGTTATCATCTACACAGGGTGGTGTTTATAGTAGAATAGCAACCTACAGTGGTTTCGTACAAGGGGGTACATATACCTTTGACCAGTCTGACGCATCTAACACAGGACATAGACTAGCATTCTCCTTAACACCTGACGGTACACATAGAGATGGTGTACAGTACACATATAATGTAACAACAGCGGGTACGCCTGGTTCATCTGGTGCGTATACTCGTATCACTGTGGATAGTGTTACAGCATCTGTACTATATTGGTACAACGTGTCTAACTCTGATTACGGTGCTTATGATGATAGTCCATTACGTTACGGTGCCATCTGTATACATGACTTCTGGCATCTAGATCGTATATCAAAGCAAAGCAGGAGTTTCATGAATGGATTATATAACACTACGGAAGAAGCTGACGGTGTTGACGTGTATGTACTTGATACTGGTATTAGGGGTGCTTCAAGACCAACAGGATCTGGAGTAGGTTTACATCCAGAATTATTTGATATAACAAACAACGCTGACCTTAATGGTTTATCAGAGCAACAGGCATACAGGGTGTATGAGGTGCCAGGTTACAGCTCAGGATATACAGTTGGCGGTGTGGCTAACAGCAATGAAGATGACAACGCACACGGTACATGGTGTGCTAACTTGATCGGTGGTATCAAGAGTGGTGTCGCACACAAGGTAAAATTCTATGCTCTGAAGTGCTTTAGTTCATTTGGTAGTGGATCTTTGTCAGGTATCATGAATGCCTATCAAGCCGTTATCAACCACAATGACAGTGGTAATGCTAACTACAAAGGTAATACCAGACCCGCAATCATCAATGCATCCTTTGGTTCTACACAACCTAGTGGTTCTTTCCCATACGTTGAGTTGAACGAAGCAGGAACTGACGCAGGGTTTGACGTAGAACTATATGACGAGACAGAGAAAGACGTAGTAGATGCTAATATTGTACTCGTTAGATCAGCGGGTAACGGATTCAAAGACTCTAGTGACAGTTTCTTAGGACCTCTACAGGGTAGATTCCAAGCAGGAACTAGATCAGCAGGATATCAGGATGGTGACGTAAACATATTTGATACAAATATCGCGTCTATCTCTGTAGGTGCTACAGATTACAATGACTTCTGGGCAGACTTCTCTAACTATGGTTCAGGTGTAACAGTTACAGCACCAGGTCAACACATAACAACACCTCAGTACAACTGGACTACTAACACACCTTACACATCAGTATCAAACTACAATGTTATACAGGGTACATCATTCTCAGGTCCTATTACATGTGGTGTGGTATGTCAGTTCATAGCAGCGAACAACTATAACCTTTCTACAAGCACACTACCAGTACTATGTAAGAACTGGATTAGAAGTAATGGAGATCCTGGCGACTATGCTGCTGTCAGTACTACTGCATATCCTGCTAATACAGCTCACGAATATAAGTTACCTACCAACCCATTCGCTGCCAGTTCAGGTAGTAATGTAATTAAGATATACTATAACTCAGTAGATTCAGCAGCATTCTTGAACAAGATTGGTAAGAAGATACAGTTAAGAGTACCTAACACTGGACTTGTAGTAGGTGGTCTTGACATCTATGATATATCTGGAACATGGTGGGGTATCACAGGACAGGATGCTGCTAATAACTATATCGAGATAACTGTAATCAATAGTGCTACAAGTAACGAGGTAGCTGGTGGAACTGGTAACTACATGTGTGTAATATCTGATACACATGAGGGAACTGACGGACCTACATTTGGTAACGTCACATTATTTGCCGAGTTAGACTCAGAGGAAGCAGGACATACAGGTCGTACTATCAAACAAATACCAGTAGATTCAGGTGTTGACTTTGATTTCCAACAGTCAGGATCTTTGATCAGTAAGGTCAGAGGACTGTTCACACAGTACATCAGCAAGACTATTACATGGTTCTACAACGGTAATATCAGTAGCACAGGAGGTCAAGGAACTGTCAATGGAAGAATATACTGGGATACAACTGGAGTCACAGCTGGTAGTTATTACTATCAATGTCGTGATCACAATGACATGTATGGTACCATTACGCTTTCTGGATCAGGTGGTACTGCCAAAAGATATTGGAACGTAACTGCTGCTAATAGTAGCAACTATACTATCGCAGAACAGAATGTTACTCCTGTAGTCAACACATATAATATTGCTGTAACTGCTTCTGGTAGTAGTGACTACACATTATCAGGTACAGATAGAACTGGATCAATCAGTGGTGCTGACCCTGCTATTGTATGTCAGGTTGGTGATACATTAAACTTCAATATGAATGCGGGTGGTCACCCATTATATCTTAAGACTGTTCAAGGAACTGGTTCAAGTAATCAGGTAAGTGGTGCTACAGGTCAGGGTACTGAGAGTGGTGGAACTGTCGCATGGACACCAGGTTCCATAGGAGTTTACTACTATCAATGTGAGTATCACAATGGCATGTATGGTACTATCACTGTACAAGCAAATAACACAGCAGGACAGAGTGGTGATGATGCGGGTATCAATGCTACACCAGGTGACATCTTAGTATTTGATGTCAATGCTTCTGGTCATCCATTCTTCCTTAAGACTGCTCAAGGAACTGGTACATCAAACCAAGTAACCACAGGTAAGATAGGTGGTGATGGATTTGCTCACAATGGTGCTATCAATATAGACATAGGAGTTGACGAGTTCAAGAGCTATGCTAACGAAACATTTAATTCAGGAGAGACATATACTCTTTCAGGTGACAGTTTATCAGGTACAGGACTAACATTTAATACAACAAGTGGAGTTCTATCTGGTACAGTTATATCATCTTATCAGGATACATTCTTTGACATCACAGTCACAGAAGATAGTTCTGGAGAATCAAGAAATTATAATTTCCATACACTAGGTACTGGTGTTATTGTTACGATTGGAGATCAACCTTCCGATGCATCAATAGAAGCGGGAGCAGGAACCAACGCACAGTTTGGTCCTTTAAACGCTACTGTATCAGACTCATCTACTATCACATACCAGTGGCAGTACAGTACAGGTGGTGCTTGGACAAGTATTAGTGGTCAAGCAGGACATAGTGGAGAGACAACAGATACACTTACTGTAGATGATGACTACTCATTTAACGGATGGCAATACCGATGCGTATTAGATTCTAATACAGCAGCTTCTAGTACAACGTCAAATGCTGCTACACTGACTGTAACTAGAGTAGTGAGTATACAGGCACAACCATCTAGTACATCTGTAGTATCACCAGCTGCTGCTACATTCAATATAACTGCTTCTACTGCTGACTCAGCATCAATTTCATATGCATGGGATAAGTCAGAGGATGACTCTGTATGGCATCAAATACCAGGTGCTACGAGTGCAGCATATACTACTACAGCAACCACATATGATAGTGGTGGTACACCTCCAGCTTCCTTTGCTGCTGACAGCGGAGACTACTTTAGATGTAGAGTCAACGCTACAGGTGCTAGTGAGGTAGTATCAAATAGTGCTCAGTTAACAGTTACAAGAACTATATCAGTCGACGCACATCCACAGAATGACACAGGAGCAGTTGGTGGAACAGCAGACTTCGCAGTTACTGCTAGTCTTTCTGATGGTGACAGTGCTGACATTAACTATCAGTGGCAGTTGTCACTAGATGATGGTAATAACTTCTCAAGTATTTCAGGAGCAAATACTAGCACATATACTACACCTACCCTTACGGCTCAGTTCGATGAATATCAATATAGATGTTTAATATCCGCGGCTGGTGCTGTTAATACATTCTCTAATGCTGCTACCTTACAGGTAGAAACAGTTACTGTATCTGTAGTTGCTAATCCAAGTGACGCAACTAGGGATGAGGGACAGACTGCTTCATTCACAGCAGTTGGTACAGTACAGACTCAAGCAATCACTGCGTTATTGAACTCTTCCTTTGGAGTTGGTAACTGGACAACACCTTCAGGTGGTGGTGCTTCTGCTAAGGCAGAGACAGCTGCTGATCCAGAACTATACAACTCTATCTGGTCTAACCACGCACCTTCAGTCCAGTATCAGTGGCAGAAATCTGATGGTGATGCGACTATTACAGTCACAGTAGGTGTAGATACGAACGCAGGACAATCAACTGGTGTATTCTATTTTGATGGAGTGGAGAAGGCAGTTCTAGAATTTGAGCAGAATGCTACATATACTTTTATCCAGAATGATTCTACTAATGCTACCTATGGTTCAGTTCATCATCCATTGATGTTCAGTACAGGTGCTGACGGAGATCATAATGGTAACGGACATTATATGATGGGAGTAGTTTATAAGTTAGATGGTGTCACTGTAAATATGGCAGGGTATGTCAGTGGATTCGTAGCTGCTAGTGATAGAAGAGTGGAGTGGACAGTACCTGGTTCTCAGTCATCACCTCTATATTACTGGTGTCATTTCCATACAGGTCAAGGAGCAGCGATGACTGTGACTGATCAATATACTGATATAGGTGGAGCAACAAGTCCTACTTACAACACAGGCACATTGACATACGCAGATCATCATCATGATAGGTTCCGTTGTAAGCTTTCGGCTATCGGTGCTGATGCTGATGAGTTCACCTCAGCCGCATTGTTAACTGTCTACAGGACTCATAACATAACCCTTCAACCAGTCAACGCAACAGGTAATGAAGGAGGAACATCATCATATACTGTAGCGGGTAATACATCTAGTGGTTCACATACTTATCAGTGGAGTAAATCTGACAATGGCGTAGACTATAATACTATACCAGGTGCTGTAGGAGCTACCTATACCACTCCTGCTTTAGTATTTGCTGATGATAATGATGACAGATTTAAGTGTACACTCAGTCTAGTAGGTGCTCAAAATGATCTAGTATCAACCTTTGCGGTACAGACAGTTCTTAGAGTTATTAGTATATCTCAGCAACCACAGGCACAAACAATCATTGAAGGACAGACAGCAACATTTAGTATCACTGCTGCTATCACATCTGGATCAATCAACTACCAGTGGCAGAAGTCAACTGATAGTGGTGCTAACTGGGCAAATATAAATGGTGCTACAGCTGCTTCATATACTACAGTCACACAACCTTTCCCAACACTCAACAATGAGTATCGTTGTGTATTGTCTAACAGCAATGCGATATCAGTTACATCTCAGTCCGCTACTATTACTGTAAATGAGTCTGAATTTGTAGAAGCAGCTACTGGTATTGTTGTCAATATAGACCCAACAACTAACTTGACATTCAATAGACAACCTACATTTACATCAGACGCATTTGTATCACAGTACGCAGGGTCAACTCATTCAGCATCTTGGTGGTTAATTAAGAGAACATCTGATAACGCAGTAATATATGATACTGCTGCTATCACAGTTCCTGATTTATCACAGGGTGATACTGGTAATTTGACTACATTCACAGTACCAGCTGGTACACTTGACTTCCAAACAACTTATTCAGTTCAGGTTAAGTATAAAGATAACGCAGGACTATCAAGTAATTACTCGACTGCTGTACAGTTCTCTACTCCTGTTGTAGATCAACCAAATATACAAACTATTACTCCCGCATTTAATCCTACTATCAATGTTCTAACACCAGAATTTAAGACTGGTTATGGACATAACTCTACTGACTGGCAGTTCTCACAGGCAGATACATTCACTACTATTGTACACCAATCGTTAGGAAACTCTACCAACCTACTGTCATATACATTACCAGGTGACGTTACACTGTTACCTACAACTACATATTATGTAAGAGCGAGATTCAACGTCGATACAGTCTAATGGCAAAACCAAGTAGTAAGGACACTCTAGCAGAGTATGCCTTAAGAAAACTAGGAGCACCAGTCCTAGAAATAAACGTAGATGATGATCAGATAGATGATCTGATTGATGATGCTTTGCAGTTTTTCCAAGAGAGATCTACTGACGGTTATATAAGAACGTTCTTGAAGTATCAGTTTGATCAGGCAACAATAGATGCCATGACCACTGACACCACTACCACAGTGACACAGGTGGGTGCTAGACAAGCAAACTTCCTTGAGCAGAATAACTTTATTACTATGCCTGAGCATGTCACCTCAGTCATTAAGATATTTGATTTCACATCTAAGAATACTACTAACCTATTTGATGTCAGATACCAGTGGAGATTGAATGATCTCTGGGATCTAACTCAGACTGAGATTCTTACATATGAAATGGTAAACAGAAGACTAGAAGATATATACTGGTTACTAGAAGGACAGAAGCAAATAAGATTCCAGAGCAGAGGAGATAGATTATACATGGATCTAGACTTCAGAACTGATGTAAACGATGGAGACTTTATAGTCTTTGATGCTTACAGAGCATTAGATCCTTCATCATTTACTACACTATATGATGACATCTTCCTCAAGAGATATACCACACAGCTCATCAAGAGACAGTGGGGACAGAACTTATCTAAGTTCCAAGGAGCACAGTTGCCAGGTGGTATCACTATGAATGGTGATCAGATATATCAACAGGCACAAGAAGAGTTAAACAAGATAGAAGATGAGATGTTGACTAAGTATGAAATGCCCCCAATGGATATGATCGGATAATGGCAAGAAACGTATTCTTCACACATGGTACTCGTAACGAGCAGTTCCTTCAGCAGAATCTTGTTGAGGAGTATATCAAGATGTTTGGTATGGATGTGTTATACATTCCTAGACAACTGATAGCAAAAGATAATGTGTTCAATGAAGAAGTAGTATCACAGTTCGATGATTCATATATTATAGAAGCATACCTAGAGAACTTTGATGGGTTCCAAGGTGGTGGAGATCTATTGACAAAGTTTGGTATTAGACAGACTGATGAGATAACTATGGTTATATCACAGCAGAGATTTAGTGATCTTATATCTCAGTTCCTATTGTTAGACGAGGACATAGAGGTAGGAGAAAGACCACAAGAAGGAGATTTAATATACTTCCCACTATCCTCAAACTATTTTGAGATCAAGTTTGTAGAACACGAAGAACCTTTCTACCAGTTAGGTAAGAACTATACCTACAAACTGAAAGCAGAACTCTTCGAGTACAGCGACGAAGGTGGAGAGTTCTTCGCAGGAGACGACGAGATGATAGATACAGGGTATACTGTACAATACTATTATCTTGTATCACCTGGTCAGTCAGCATCTGCTACGCCACTATTAACTGGCGATGCAGTATCACAGGCTGTCGTCAATACAAATGGTTCTAAATACAACTTCACTCCTACTGTGACTGTAACAGGTGATGGTACAGGAGCAACAGCACATGCTGAAATGATAGTTGTAAACGTGGGTGGATCAATCCCAATTACCCCTGCCACCTTTGATCCTACCGTGAAGAACGGTAAGATGGTTGGTCTAAAAATTCTTAATGGAGGAGAAGGTTATGATGTATCTAGATCTTATATTGATTTTAATGATCCTGGCACTGCAGGCACCAAACCTGTGGTCACTCCGACTTTTGACTCGAATGGTACACTCACTAAAGTCGAGATTACAAATGAAGGGGACGGGTACGATTCAGTCAGTCAAATAGTAATTGACAGTGGTGGTAGTGGATATACTACTGCTGCGTTTGACATAGAGTCTGTACCATCTGGACTGTCTGGTAACTTCACAGATGGTGAGACTGTTACCAGTGGTACTACTGCGGGTACAGCTCTCTTAGCAGACTGGGATAAATCTGAAGGCTGGTTAAAATTAAAATCACCTACTGAGGACTTCCAGATAGGAGAACTACTCGTTGGTAATACAAGCGGTGCGTCAATAACGATACATAGTTATGACGCTATGAAGACTACAGATACTAAATACTCTGAGTCTGCTACGTTTGAGACATTTGCTGATGATATTATTGACTTCAGTGAAGGTAACCCATTTGGTATAGGAACATAACATGTTAGGTGACTACACATATAATAAGGTAATCAGAAAGTGTGTTATCGCTTTTGGTACTTTATTCAACGGAATAGAAGTTAGGAAAGAGACAGGTGGTACAACTTACCAGAAGATGAAAGTACCTCTTGCTTACGGTCCTAAGCAAAAGTTTTTAGCTAGACTAGAGGGACAACCAGAATTAAATAAGAAGGTTGCTATCACTCTACCTAGAATATCTTTTGAACTATCAGGTATATCATATGATAGTTCTAGAAAGTTAAGTCCTATCACGGCTGACTATAAGAAAGATGGAAAGAGTGCGAGAAAAATATATACACCAGTACCATATAATCTAGACTTTAGTTTGTCTATCTTATCTAAGACAAACGATGAAGCATTGGAAATTATAGAACAGATAGTTCCTGTTTTCCAACCTGGTTATAGTGTCAGTATCAAGATTATAGATGACATCAATGAGTATCGTGATATACCGATAATTTTAAATAGTATAAACTACGCTGACGAATACGAAGGTAACTTTGATCAACGTAAATTGACTACGATTGACTGTACATTTACTGTCAAAGCATACATCTTCGGACCTACACAGACTGGGAAACCAATCAAGAAGGCAAAGGTTCACTACGATACTGGTACCCCTGCGGCTCCAGTACGTCGTATGACATATCAGGTAGAACCTACTGCTCTCCGTGATAAGGATAATGATGGAGCTGGTCTAACGTTAACAGCACAGGTCAACAAGTCAGTCGCAACCTTACCTGTCACAGATTCAACTGTATTCAATATAGGTGACTACATTGAGATCAACAACGAGGTTATGAAGGTCAAGACTAAACCTGATGGAGTGTCTATTACTGTACATCGTGGTCAAAATGCTACAACTCAATCTGCTCATGCGAGTGGTGCAGTTATAGATATTATTACAACCGCTGACACAGAACTCCTTGAGAGTGATGATGACTTCGGATTCAACGAGATGACATCTTTCTATGGATAACAATTTCGGTGGTTTAGAAAAGGCGTTTGACACCTCTGAACCTAAACCCAAAAAAGCAACCCCTGTCAAGAATACTGATGATCAAGTCAATGATGATCATGAGTATGCTAGAGCAAATCTATACTCCTTGATAGAGAAAGGTCAGGAAGCAGTCGATGGTGCTTTAGATGTAGCACAAGGCAGTGACCACCCCAGAGCATATGAAGTAGCAGGACAGTTAATCAAACACGTCGGTGACGTTGCTGATAAACTTATGGCACTTCAGAAAACAACCAAAGAAGTAAAGGAAGAGAAAAAGAAAGGACCTTCCACAGTTAACAACGCTTTATTTGTAGGCAGTACTGCTGATTTACAGAAGATGTTGAAGAATGCTTCCAAGGATAAATAAGTAAGAACCAACTATTATTAAAATGTCAGTATTAAAAGTAGTGCAGGATGGACCTACGGTGACCGTCGGTAGTGCTGCCAACACACAAAGTACAGCACTATCTGTCAAGACAGGTATCTATCGCTTCGCTGCTGAAGTCGCAAAGGGCGGTGCTGCCATACAGTTAGGTGGAGCTGCCAATGCCACTAACTCAAGTTTGTATGTAGAGAAAGGCGAATCAGTTATAGTCAAAGGTGATAGCCCAGTACGTATGGGTATCACAGGTGCTACTGCTGCTAACCCAGTAGTATTCACAATAGAAAGATCAGGTGGAAATCATAATCAGATCAAGGTAGGAGACTACGTTACAGTTACAGGTTCATCTACAGCAGCATATAACTTATCTCATGTTGAGGTAACTGCTGCTACACCTACTACCTTTACAATAGGTGGTACAGATGGATCAGGTTTCGCAGCGTTCGCAGGAACAGCAGAAGTGCGTAACTCAATGAAGTATGCTATAATGCCTAAGACTGCTAGTGGAGCAACAGTCCACTGTACAGAGGTTCAAGTAGTCGTATCATAATGATTACAGAAGCTGCGAGACTGAATGAGTATGGCAAATACTATTACGTCGAGTTGGTTTGGCGTGGTAGACCGTACCGTGTTCAGATATTTTTCCCAAAGCTTCAGAAACCTAAACGTCAGGATATCGCCAAACAAGCTGGCAAAATATATCCTGGTGCTAGAATAATATCATATGTAGAAGCAAGTCGTTCACCCGACCTACCTATGCTATTCGCTATTGATTATTTCTAATGCAGTTCAGAGAAAACGACATACTAGAATTACTAGACATGTGTCGTACAACAGATAAATGTAGTGTGAAACTTATACGTAAGTTAGAGGACTACCTAGAACAATATTCTTGTGATGAGCAAAGTTTGGCACGAACATATCCCCCCTTCCCTTTTTAACAAGCTAAAAGATGCTTGTATAGAAAGAAGGAAAGACGAGGACTGGGACTATAATAATAAATTAGTTGGTGCTTTGAATCAACAGTCATCTCTCGTTCCTACTGAGGGGTTGGAAGATTATCTCGTCCATACTTCACAGAATATCTGGCACACATTCTTTCAGACATGCCCATACGAAGGAGACTTCAATCCAAACTACTTGGATCTCCGCGAACTATGGGTAAACTATCAGAAACCTGGTCAATACAATCCTTACCACTGCCATCACGGTGTGGTAAGTTTTGTTATTTTTGTAGACATACCATACGGTGTGGAGGAACGGAAAGACTTTGCTAGTGATGGTGGATTCCAACTAGAGGATAGACTTATCAACGTGGATAGATCATGGAACGGACAGGTGCTTATGTTTCCGTCTCCTACTAATCACGCAGTGTATCCTTATCATTCCACAGATAAAGAAAGAATTACCGTATCAGGAAATTTATTCTGGAAAGTGTGCTAAATATATTAGCACCAATTATTGCCATGTCTGAAGTACCAGAGGATCGCCTCACAGCCCAGTTGGACTTTGAGGAAGATATGAAAGAGAACCCTGAGTTCTACCAAGATTATCTAACAGCACACCACAATGATTACCCAGAAGCACCTCACTGGGATTATATAATTGACAAGTGGGTGGCATATGATCATGGAGTCACGATGTTCTTCGACCACGAAGCAGAAGCACGTGATTGGTATACGCTAAATACCCATAGTACAAGTAGTTAAACAGTTATAATGTCACTGACGATTCGTAGATTACCTGAACAGGATAACAATCTGCTCAGACCCCCATCAAGTATATCACCCTCACAAAATGGTGACGTAGTATTAGAGGCAACTGCTAATAACGTCCTGACCATGAAGTTGAAGGGCACAGATGGTGTTGTCAGAAACTTTGACGTTGGTGGTGGTGGATCTACTATTGGTACAGAATATGATATACGTGCTATCGCATCTACATCTCCTGATGTTATCTTTAGATTGACATCTTCTTACTCTGTATTAGATGACATAACATTTAAAGGTAATGTACAGCAGATTATATGTTCACGTATAGACGATAATAATATACAGTTTGCTTTCCCAAATGATGTCACGATGCCTAATGACTTGACAGTCACAGGTGACTTGACAGTTAACGGGACGACCACTACGGTGAACTCTACTACCGTTCAAGTCGATGACAAAAACTTAGAGCTTGGTACTGTTGCTTCACCTACTGACGCTACAGCAGATGGTGGTGGTATAATCTTGAAAGGAGCATCAGATCACAGTATGCTCTGGTCAAATGCTAATGACGCATGGGAGTTTAATCAACATGTATTCCCTGCTGCTGATAGCACATATGACTTAGGTAGCAATTTAATACGTTGGCAGAACATATATGGTGACGCTGCTAACATCACATCTATAACAGGAGCACTTACTGGTAATGCTGACACTGCAAGTACTTTACAGACTGCTAGAAACATTTCGGGCGTTTCGTTCAATGGTGGAGCAGATATCGACTTGGTTACTGACAATGTTCAGGAGTCGGGAACCCCAACGAATGTGTACTTCACAAACACTAGAGCGAGATCTGCGGTTAGTGTCACGGATTCTGGCGGTGATGGTTCCCTCGGTTACGACTCAGGCACAGGTGTTATTACCTATACTGGTCCTAGCTCCGCAGAAGTTAGAGCACATTTTTCGGGAGGGACGGGAGTTACAATCGCGTCGGGATCAGTTGCCATAGGACAGGCAGTCGGTACAACTGACGATGTAGAATTTAATCAAGTAACAGCAGCAGTTGTGGGTAACGCAACTACAGCAACAACATTACAGACAGCAAGAAATATAAACGGTGTATCATTTAATGGTGGTGCTGACATCACATTAGATCTAGATGATATCGCAGAAGCGTCTAGTTCACCAACAAATTTATTCTTTACTAATGAAAGAGTAGACGATAGAGTATCAACATTACTTGTAGGTGGAACTGGTATCTCCAAGTCATACAATGACTTAGCAGACTCACTCACATTATCTGTAGACTTTACAGAGTTTACAACTGATGATGTTGTAGAGGGATCTACCGATCTATACTTTACTAATACTAGATCAAGAGCATCCGTTTCTGTCACAGATAGTGGTGGAGATGGTAGTTTAGCATACGATAATAGCACAGGTGTATTCACATACACAGGTCCTAGTGCTGCTGAAGTAAGAGCACATGTTTCAGTCACTGACTTAGGTGGTGACGGATCTATGTCTTATGACGCAAGCACAGGTGTTATAACTTACACAGGTCCTAGTCCTCTAGAGACTAGACAACACCTTAGTGGTAGTACAGGTGTAACTTATAATTCCGCATCAGGTGCGATTTCTATTGGACAGGCAGTTGCTACTAACTCAGACGTTACCTTTGGTGAGGTAACTATCGGTGCTAGTGGTACAAGAAACCTACTTATACAGAACACTGACAACGTAGGTACAGTAGACACAGTTGCTAACATCACATTTAAACACAGTGGTATTGACTTTACCTCTGATAGTATTGTTGCTGATGGTAATGACCTAGGACATATTGACTTTAGAAACAACGGTGGTTCTAAGGTAGCAGCTTTTGGATTTAGAAAGAGAAATACAGAAGGAAGCAAAGTAACATTTGAAGTAGACGCAAATAATAATGGTACACCTAACCTAGAGGTAGGTGACACAAACTTAAATCTTAGTTCTAGTTACATCTCATTAACTGCTGCTACAACTAAGGTAGTAGGATCATCACTTACAGTTGAGTTAAATGATGCTTCAGAGAACGCAGGTCCTGATCTTATTATTCAGAGAGACAGTGCTAGTGCTGCTACTAATGACTTACTTGGTGCTGTTAAGTTCCATGGTAGGAATACAAGTAACGGTGCTGACGTAGAGTTTGGTAAGATACAATCCAAGATACATTTTGATACTCAAGGATCTGAGAGAGGACTACTCAACTTCTCAGTTATAGACGCAGGATCAGAAGTCAAGACTATGACACTACGTGGTGGTCTAGTCGGTCTGAATATAGAGGAACCCGCAGGACAGTTACACGTCAAAGGTAATGACACAACTGACCAGATAATTATTGAGAACACAACTAACAGTTCTACTACTGCTCCTGACCTTGTACTATACAAATCAGGTACTATCGGTGTTGGACATCAGCCAGGTAGAATTGACTTCAGAGGTAGAAATGCTAATGATGATGCTAACGTTACCTACGCAGGTATCTTTGCTGAAGTTACTGGCACAGGAAACTTACAGGAGAACGGAGCACTTAAGTTCTTTACTGTACAGTCTGGTACACTATCTGAAGCAGCAAGAATCACTGAGTCAGGTCACTATAAGTTACAGCAAGACAAAGGTATTGACTTCAGTAACCAGACATCACTACCTGGTAAAACATATCAAATCCTTGACCACTATGAAGAAGGTTTCTATGATGCTACTCCAGAGTTTGCGTCAACAATCAGAGCTGGTATGACAACTACATCTACTGGTTACTACACCAAGGTAGGTAGAATGGTACATGTACATGCTAAGGTTACAGTTAACATTCAAGACGCATCATTGATTGGTGGTGTTCTTAAGTTCCCAATTCCATTCCAACCCGCACTATCACATAGTGACGCACCAGTACAGACAGTAGTAATGGATACATCATCCACACACTTCTTGAACACAGGACAAGCAATATTCTTAGACGACAGTAAAGACATGGTAGTATCACACGCAGGATCTCAGAATCAGTGGATGGTACTCCAGATACGTAACGCTGACTACAAGAGATCAAGTGTCATTACCGCAGGAAACTGTGCTATTGGTACTGCTGCGTTATACCTTGACTTTACATATAGAGCTTCTTCTTAATGCCTTCATCTGCCCAAGACTTCTATCTTGGTAACCCCAACCTCAAAAAGGTTGGAACTGAAATTGAGTTTACCCAAGAACAAATACAGGAATACCTTAAGTGTAAGGCAGATCCTGTATACTTTGCTATGAACTACATCAAGATTATATCTCTTGATGAAGGTATAGTTCCATTTAAGATGTGGGACTTCCAACAGGAATTGATTAGAAACTTTCACGAGAACAGGTTTAATATAGCAAAACTTCCTAGACAGACTGGTAAGTCCACTACGTGTGTGTCTTACCTTTTACATTATGCACTGTTCAACGACAACGTGAACATTGGTATCCTAGCAAACAAGCTATCCACTGCTAGAGATCTACTCGGAAGACTACAACTTGCCTATGAACAACTCCCACTCTGGATGCAACAGGGGATCATAGCATGGAACAAGGGTAGCATGGAGTTAGAAAATGGATCAAAGATTCTCGCTGCATCTACTTCAGCATCTGCTGTTCGTGGTATGTCGTTTAACATCATCTTCCTCGATGAGTTTGCGTTTATACCTAACCATATTGCGGAGCAATTCTTTAGTTCCGTTTATCCTACTATTACTTCTGGTAAGTCCACGAAAGTCATTATTATTTCTACCCCCAACGGAATGAATCATTTCTACAAGTTGTGGGTTGACGCACAGAAAGGTAGGAACGGATACATATGGACTGAAGTACACTGGTCAAAAGTACCAGGCAGGGATGCTGCGTGGAAAGAAACTACTATTGCCAACACGTCAGTCAGACAGTTCACTCAAGAGTTTGACTGTGAGTTCCTAGGGTCTGTTGATACACTCATAGCTGCTAGTAAGTTAAGAGTACTGACTTATGATGACCCCGTGCGGACAAATGGATCACTAGATGTATATGAAAACCCTATACCTGAGAGAGATTATATAATTACGTGCGATATATCCCGTGGTTTAGCACAGGATTATAGTGCTTTCTGCGTTATAGACATATCACAAGCTCCATGGAAACTCGTAGCAAAGTATAGAGACCATGAGATTAGACCTATGCTCCTACCAAATGTCATTGCTGACGTAGCAAAGGCATATAATATGGCATATGTATTGATAGAAGTAAATGATATAGGAGAGGCAGTAGCATCACAACTCCATTATGATGTGGAGTATGAGAATGTACTCATGTGTGCTATGCGTGGTAGAGCTGGACAGATAGTTGGTACAGGATTTAGCGGAGGTAAGACACAGATGGGTGTCAAGATGAGTAAGACTGTGAAAGCACAGGGATGCTCAAACCTCAAGACACTGATAGAAGATGATAAACTAATTGTAAACGACTATAACATTGTATCTGAACTGACTACATTCATACAAAACAAGCAATCATTTGAGGCAGACGAGGGATATAACGATGACCTTGTAATGTGTCTGGTTATCTTTGCGTGGTTAGTACAGCAAGAGTATTTTAAAGAACTTACAGATCAGGACATCCGTCGCAGGATCTACGAAGAACAGAAAAATCAGATAGAGCAAGACATGGCACCATTTGGATTTATTCTTAACGGTGTAGATGATGAAGAGGTGGTAGTAGATGAGAAAGGAGATGTCTGGTCACTTGAGATGGACGGAAGTGACAGGGAAGACAGTAAATGGAATACAGACGAGTATGGTGACAGATCATTTATGTGGGAGTATCGGTAGAAAAGCTACTTTCCCTAAATATTTTTAGACAAATTGAAATTATTCATTAGGAGTACCAAGCATGGCTAGCACACTTCTCTCACCAGGAGTGGTAATTCAAGAGAGGGATGCGTCCCTCGGAAACATTGAAACCGTAGAAGTTAACGTTGGAGCAATAGCGGGTGCCTTTAGTAAAGGACCTGTTAACAAACCAGTTAGAATCAACAGTGAATCAGAATTACTATCTACATTCGGTGAACCCTCTGACAGCAACTATGAAACATGGTTCGCAGCAAGCTCATTCCTCTCATACGGTGGAGTGCTTGATGTAGTACGTGCTAGTGGTGCGTCACTTAAGACTGCTAATAAAGGTGGAGTATCAGTTACAATTAATAGCGTAGAAGATTACGAAGGTAATTACTACGATGGAACTCAGGCATGGGACTATGCGTCTAGGTCTGTAGGTACTGTAGGTAACTCAATTAAAGTTGTAGCAATCGACGCGGGTGCTAGTCAGCAACTAACACTAAACAACTCTCTAGCGGGTGGTGCTATTCCAGGATCATTACTAGAGAATACAGTTGGTACTAAATCTGCGTACATTCACGCAATAGACGGAGTAAAGGTTGACATCATCTGGGTAACAGGTGGTGGATGGACAACAACAGACATCGTTGACGATGGTTCTAGTCCTGACATTCCTATCGTTGGTGTACAAGATTGGTACGATGCTCAGACTATCACAACAGGCTTGAACTGGAATCAAGTGGCTCCCCGACCAGGCACATCACCATACGTTGCTGATCGTGGTGGATCAACTGACGAGATGCACATCGTTGTAGTTGATGTAGACGGTGGAGTAACAGGAACACCTAACACTGTTCTTGAAAAATTCCTTTATCTATCAAAGGCATCCGACGGTAAATCTGCTGAAGGATCTAACGTATACTATCCAGAAGTATTACTTACATCAAGTCAGTATATCTACTGGGGTTCTCATGATAATGAGGACATCTGGGATGTAAGTGGCAACGCTCTTGCCAACTCTTCTAACTTTGGTGGAAACAGTACAACAGCATTCGACGTTCTTGGTGAGAAAGAATACGTATTGACTGGTGGTGCTGATGATTTCGATTTAACACAGGCAGAAATCATATCAGGATATGATTACTTTGCTGATCCAGAGACAGTTCAGATCGACTACCTCATCATGGGTGGTGGCGGTGGTAATGAAACCGAGTCTCAGGCAAAGGCAAACAAACTAATAAGTATCGCAGGAAACAGAAAAGACTGTGTAGCGTTTATCTCTCCAGATAAAACAAATGTAATCGGAGTAGCAGACTCTGCCACTCAGACATCAAACATAGTTTCATTCTTTGAAAACTTTGCGTCAACGTCTTACGCTGTCTTCGATAGTGGTTGGAAGTATCTTTATGACCGCTTCGCTGACAAGTATAGATGGGTACCATGTAACGGTGACGTAGCTGGACTATGTTCTAGCACCACTGCTAACGGTGACCCATGGTTCTCTCCCGCAGGATTGAACCGAGGTGGAATCAGAAATGCTATTAAACTAGCATACTCACCTAAAAAATCTGAAAGAGATACACTATATCAGAAGAGAGTTAACCCTATCACATCTCTTCCTGGTCAAGGTATCGTGCTCTTCGGAGACAAAACTGCTCTCGCTTCACCATCTGCTTTTGATCGCATCAACGTCCGTCGTCTCTTCCTCGTCGTAGAGAAGACAATAGGAAATGCTGCGAAGGGAGTATTGTTTGAACTAAACGACGAATTTACTAGAAACAACTTCAACAACATCATTGAACCATATCTACGTGACATCCAAGCACGTCGTGGTATCACTGATTTCTTAGTTGTATGTGATAGTTCTAACAACACACCTGAAGTAATTGATAGAAATGAGTTTGTTGCTGAAATATACATCAAACCTTCTCGTTCAATCAACTTCATTACACTAACCTTTGTTGCTACACGTACTGGCGTTAGCTTCGAGGAAGTAATCCCAAGGAGAACCTAAACAATGGCAGAAACCGCAGCGTTGGGCGTTTTACAGTTCCAACAAAAAATTAAAGGAGCAGTTAGACCTAACCTGTTCCAAGTGAACCACGACTTTCCTAGTACAGGAGGGTTGAGTGTCAACAAAGAACTAGCAACTTTCTTATGTAAGTCTGCTGCTCTTCCTGCATCTACTGTAGGTACAGTCGAACTACCTTTCCGTGGTAGAGTAATAAAGGTACCTGGCGACAGAACCTTTGAATCATGGACTGCTACATTCTACATGGATGATGCGTTTGAGTTACGTGGTGCTTATGAAAAGTGGGTAGAGTTAACTAACACAGTTGACGCTAACACAGCAGCTGGTAATATCAGTGATATCTTAAAGGATATTACAGTTACCCAGATGGATAAGTTTGGTGGTAGTGCTACAGGATTTAAGAACATCAGAGAGTACAAACTCATTAGTGCGTTCCCAGTATCTGTATCTCAGGTATCAATAGCATATGACAACAACGATTCTTATGAAGAGTTCGATGTTGAGTTTGCTTATCAGTACTTCGAGACTGGAATAGGATCCAACACTATGAAAAGAGTTACTTCCGCAACCTAACTAAATAATAGGTACAAGTACACAATATTATGGCAGAGTTATTCGGATTCTCGTTTAGGAAAAGAGAGGAGCAGTTAAAGAAAAGTGCTCCCTCTCCTGTTGCCCCCACGAATGAAGACGGTGCTACCAGTTTCATTGCGGGAGGTTATCATGGAACCTACGTAGATCTAGACGGTAACTTCAAAACTGAATATGACATGGTGGTTAAGTATCGCATGATGGCGATGCACCCTGAAGTAGACAGTGCAATTGAAGACATTATACAAGAGGCAATCGTCACAGATCAGAACGATTCGCCCGTACAGATTGATCTGGCAAACTTAGATGTCAGTGATTCTGTCAAAAATATGATTAGAGACGAGTTCGATTATATTAAAAACTTAATAGGATTTGATACTAAAGCCCATGAGATGTTCCGTAGATGGTACATTGATGGGCGTTTGTATTATCATAAGGTCATAGATTTGAAGAGACCTCAAGATGGTATACTCGAACTCCGCTATGTAGATCCACAAAAGATCAAGAAGGTCAGACAGATCAACAAGATTCCAAAGACAGCAGACCAGTTCCAGTCACTAGACTACGGAAAGGTAGATGAATATTTTATATACAACCCCAAAGGACTACGCAACACCTCCGCAAATAGTGGTATAAAGATTGCGAAAGATGCTATAACATATGTCACCTCTGGTATCCTTGATACTAATAAGAATATAGTATTGTCTTACTTACATAAGGCAATCAAAGTTCTTAATCAACTCATGATGATCGAGGACTCTCTTGTTATCTACAGGATATCAAGAGCACCAGAGCGTAGAATTTTCTACATTGATGTAGGAAACCTACCAAAGGTGAAAGCGGAGCAATACCTACGTGAGGTAATGAGTCGCTATAGAAACAAACTTGTTTACGATGCTAACACAGGAGAGATTAGAGATGACAGAAAATACATGTCGATGCTCGAAGATTTCTGGTTGCCACGTAGAGAAGGAGGACGAGGTACTGAAATCACTACGTTACCAGGTGGACAAAATCTTGGAGAACTTACGGACATCCAGTACTTCCAGACTAAACTTTACAAGGCACTGAACGTACCAGCTGGTCGTTTAGATTCAGAGTCAACATTTAACATAGGAAGATCTTCAGAGATCATGCGTGATGAACTGAAGTTCACTAAGTTTGTGGGTAAACTCCGCAAGAAATTTAGTGAGATGTTCCAAGACATTCTTAAGACTCAACTCATTCTAAAAGGTGTGATCACACCAGAAGACTGGGATGATATGAAGGAGCATATACAGTACGATTACTTATATGACAATCACTTTACAGAACTTAAGAATATTGAAATGTTAAACGAGAAGATTAACTTAATCACTGCCATGGAACCATTCATGGGACGTTACTTCTCAACTGAATACGTACGTACAAACATCTTAGGTCAATCTGAAGTCGAGAAAAAAGAACTTGACGATCAGATGTCAGATGATATTTCTTCAGGTAAAATCATAGACCCATTAGAAGTCACCGCTATGGATAATCAAGCCATGGAAGATGAGAAACAAAATGCGGATCTTGATAAGGAGATGAAGAAAGCACAGATTAAATCTACCAAAGAAAAGGGTACCACTAACCCCTCTGGTAGTACCAGAACCCCTGCTAAAAGTGGGAATGGTAATAAATAACATTACGTAACACATTTATTATGGCTTCACAAGAACGAGAACTCGTTGATTTGCTTTGGAATGACGACCAGGCTGACGCTCTGGGAAAACTCAAAGACATGCTACAAGTGAAAGCTGCTATGGCAGTAGACGCTAGTAAGCAAGGTGTTGCTGACAGGATGTTTCCTCATGTACCTGATGAAGGTAATGCGGAACCTGATCCAGAAGCACTGGAAAACCCTACTGCTGAATTAGAGGAACCTACTGATGAAACTGATAACGGAACAGAACAATGATATAGAAGTTCTTACCGAAGAAAAAGACGGTAAGAAATCAACCTATATCAAAGGTGTATTCCTACAGACTGAGATAACCAATCGCAATGGTCGGATGTACAAATTCGATACCATGAATAGAGAGGTGTCAAAGTATAATGAGGAGTTCGTTAACAGAGGTAGAGCTCTTGGTGAGTTAGGTCATCCAGAGGGTCCGACACTTAACCTAGATAGAGTGTCACATAAAATCGTTGAACTTTATCCAGAAGGTACTAACTTCATAGGTAAGGCGAAACTTATGGAAACACCAATGGGTAAGATTGCAAAGTCTTTACTCGAAGAAGGTGTACAACTGGGAGTATCATCAAGAGGTCTCGGTTCAATCAAGAAGGAAGGTAGTTGTTCTGTGGTAGCAGATGACTTTATTCTTTCCACTGCTGCGGACATCGTAGCAGATCCTTCAGCACCTGATGCATTCGTAGAAGGTATATACGAAGGACGTGAGTGGGTCACTGTAGATGGCAAGTTCAAAGAGCAACAGATCGAAGAGATCAAGGCTGCTATTGACAACGCACCTACACCACAAGAACTTCAAGAAAGGAAAATCTCCGCGTTCGCGAGTTTCCTAAGAAGTATATAAATTATAAATAAAAATAGTAAATTACCGCAGATCTTATTTCGTAGGAGAAACCATGTCCACAATAGATGAAAAATTTGAGAAACTCATCGCGGAAAAGAAAGCAACTGAAGCTGTAGCTGAGGAAGCATCTGAACCAAAAACCGAAGTTTCTGAAGACGCAGCAACAGGTAACACTGCCATAACTGGTGGTGCTGTTCCACAACAAAAGTCAGACTTAAAGAACGATGCCATTGAGGTAGGTGGTTCTTCTAAGGAAAAACCTGAAGGTCCTGACAACGTTGGTAAAAAAGCAGCTGCTCCTGTAGGAGTAGAAAAAGACAAGACCTTGAAGATGAAACCATCTGGTGCATCATCATCAATGCCTGGTGCTTTATCAGCTAAAATCTTTGACGACGTGGAAGTCGAAGGAGATGTGGTAACTGAAGACAGCAGTGAAGACATCGATGCAGTACTTAAGGGTGCTGATTTAGATGAAGACTTCACAGCAAAAGCAAAGACTGTCTTTGAAGCAGCTGTAGACGCAAGAGTCGCAGCAAAGATTGACTCCCTTAAGGAGCAAGCAGCAGCAAAATTCGTTGAAGAAATCGAATCAATGAAAGACGAGTTTGCTGGCCGCGTAGAGAATTTCCTCCAGTACGCTGCAGATGAGTGGCTCAAGGAGAACGAACTTGCAGTAGAGCAAGGTCTCCGCACTGAAGTCACTGAGACGTTCATGGAAGGATTAAGGAAATTGTTCATCGAATCAAACATCAATGTTCCAGATGATAAACTGGATCTTGCTGCTGAGATGAGCGAGAAAATAGATGACATGGAAGACCGACTTAACGAACAGGTTAAGAAGAATGTCGAACTACACGAGGTAGTGGGTACCTATCGTAAAAATGAGATTTTGACAGAACTAACCAGAGGTCTCGCTGAGACACAGAAGGACAAGTTCAAATCCCTTGCCGATGCAGTCGAATTCAAATCTGATGAGTCGTATCGTGAGAAGCTAGGTCAAATTAAGGAATCATACTTTGGTGCTCCAAAGGCAGAGACCGTGACTGAGGTTGCTTCAGAAGAATCTGCTCCAGAAGCAGAAAAAACACTTGAAACTGTTAGTGAAAGCATGGCAGCATATGTCGAGCAACTAGCTAAAAGGATCTAATTCACTCTCTTAAACTAACATTTTAAAATGTTCAATACAGAAAAACTACAGGAGAAGTGGAATCCCGTACTAAAGCATGATGGTCTTCCTGAGATAAAGGATAACTATCGTAAAGCGGTTACCGCACAACTCCTAGAGAACCAAGAAAGGTTCATGCGTGAGGAAAAGCAAATCCTTACAGAGGCACCTACTAACGCAGGTCCTATCAACACCCCTACCACAGGTGCGGGTGCTAACTTCGGTTTCGACCCAATTCTTATTAGCTTGATTCGTCGTGCTATGCCTAAGCTTATTGCTTATGACATCGCAGGTGTTCAGCCTATGAATGGTCCTACTGGATTAATCTTCGCAATGAGATCACGCTACGTTAACCAGTCAGGTAACGAAGCATTCTTCGATGAGCCAGACGCACAGTTCTCTGGTACCGACGGAGCTACTCCTCCAACAGCAACAACTGAGAAAAACCCAGGTTTGATCAACGATGCTTCTGGTGGTGGTACAACAGAAGGTAACTATGACCTTGCTTCTTCTAAGTTCGGCACATCTGAGATGGAATCTCTTGGAGAAGGAACTTCTACAGCGTTCATGGAAATGGCGTTTAGCATCGACAGAATTGCTGTTGAAGCTAAAGGTAGAGCATTAAGAGCAGACTACTCAGTTGAACTTGCTCAAGACTTGAAAGCAATCCACGGATTAGATGCCGAGTCTGAACTAGCAAACATTCTTTCTACTGAGATCCTTGCTGAAATCAACAGAGAAGTTGTACGTACTGTATACAGAGGTGCTAAGCCTGGTGCTCAGGTTAACACAGCAAATGCAGGTGTATTTGACTTAGACGTTGACTCAAATGGAAGATGGTCTGTTGAGAAATTCAAAGGTCTACTATTCCAGATCGAAAGAGATGCTAACGCAATCGCACTAGAGACTCGTAGAGGAAAGGGTAACGTAATCATCACTTCTAGTGATGTTGCTTCTGCTCTTGCTATGGCGGGTGTTCTAGACTACTCTTCAGGTATCAACCAAGCAGTTGGTGGACTTGGCGAGATTGATGACACAGGAAACACATTCGTTGGTACAATCAACGGAAGATTCAAAGTGTACATCGACCCTTACTCAGCAAACGTATCTGCTGACCAATACTACGTTGTTGGATACAAAGGTACTAACGCATACGACGCAGGATTATTCTACTGCCCATACGTTCCGCTACAAATGTACAGAGCGATTGGTCAGGATACATTCCAGCCACGTATCGGGTTTAAAACTCGTTACGGAATGGTTCTTAACCCATTCGCTAAGGGACTTACAGCACTTTCAAACTCTGATCCACAGCACAGCACAAACATTGGTGCTAACGCTTACTACAGAAGAGTTAGAGTTGCTAACCTTATGTAATCCTGTATCAGGATATACTGAAATAACTTTACAAGGGGCGTTTCGCCCCTTTTTTTATGCTAAATTATAATACTATGAACGGAAGAGTGAACAAAGTAGCGATGACTGCGAAGGTGATGAGGATGAAGGATGGTCTTCATAGGCATCAGTGGTACCCTCATTGGGATGAAAATGAGAGAGCAGCAGCTCAGATGATCCTAAATAATGTATTAGATGTATTAGATGAGTATTGGGAATGACATCCTCAAACGCGATGTTTTCACCTGACAGTAAGAACTTTCTATCTCCAGTTGGGTTTAAGTTTCTTATAGAGAGGATACCTACGGTAGAATTTTTCTGTCAGACTGTCAACTTACCAGAAATAAGCATAGGTTCTAGACAACTAGAGACCAGAGTTAAAGCATATAACACACCAGGTGATAAGATGACCTTTGGTGATCTTAATCTAACGTTCTTGATCAACGAGAACATGGATAATTATTATGAGATATACAAATGGATGAAAGGTTTATCCAATCCTAAAGAAGAGGAAGAGTTTTTTAATTACCTTGCGGGTGTTAAGAAAGAAGTTGGTAGACAAGAACCCTTCCGAAAAGCAACTACAGATGCTAGACTATTAGTATTAGACAGTAACTTTAATACTATTACCACTACAGTATTCATGGATGTATTCCCTGTGTCACTCAGTGGTGTGAGGTTCTCAGCAGATCCTACTGACATTGACTACGTAACAGCAGATGTCACCTTCCAGTATACCCTATTAGAATTTGAGGATAACGACGGTAATAAAGTTTAATATATAATACAACAGGACATTTAGTATGAACCTTGAGATGATTGAGTCCATGTGGAAAGAGGACTCTAAACTTGATGATGAAAAATTAGATCATGACTCCCTCTCTATACCGAGAAAACATGCTAAATATCTTCAATTACTTAATCAAGTAACTATGCTCAGAGATGAGCATGAACTAAAACTTAAGTCACTTTACCGTGAACTCTGGGAATTTTATACTGGAAAGTCAACCAAGCCATTTCCTACTAAACTTCTAAAAACAGACATCTCTATCTACATAGATTCGGATGAAAAATACCAGAAGGCTGTGTTCAAGCTGAAGTATTATAACCAGATGATTGATACTCTTAAGAGTATACTAACGGCTGTGAACAATCAATCGTTTATGATTAAGAATGCGATTGAGTTTGCCAAAATGCTGAAGGGTTACGATGTCTGATGTCCTTATCAAGAAGAAGAACGAAGTATATCTCACATTAGATTGCCCACCCCACGTACAATATGAATTGGCAGACGAGTTCACCTTCGAGGTGCCTCAAGCAAAATTTATGTCTGCCTATAAAAAGAGGTATTGGGATGGAAAAATCAAATTATTCAGTCCAGCTACAGGTGAAATATATGCTGGCTTGCTACCTTACGTTACAACTTTTCTACAGGAGCACGGATACCCATACAAATTCGTCGACAACGATGTCTATGGACTTCCAGAAGAAGTGGATGACCTTGTTACACCCGCTGCTGTCGGGGCATTCGTTAAGGGACTACAGTTACCTCACAAAGTAAGGGACTATCAGTACCAAGCAATCTATGAAGCAATGAGGTTCAAGAGGAAACTCCTCCTGTCACCTACTGCGAGTGGTAAAAGTCTTATGATATATGCCCTCTGTAGATACTTTGGTAAGAAAGACCTTAAAACTCTTATTGTAGTGCCTACTACGTCCCTTGTAGAGCAAATGTATAAGGACTTTCGAGAGTATGGTTGGAACGCAAAGCACCATTGCCACAAGGTATATGGCGGGGCGACCCCATTTTCTGAGAAAGATGTTATAATAACTACATGGCAATCCATCTATAAGTTACCTAAGAAGTACTTTAATGAGTTCGGTGCTGTCATAGGAGACGAAGCACACCAGTTCAAAGCTAAATCTCTTACAGGTATCATGGGTAAATTACATGACTGTAAGTATAGAATAGGGTTTACTGGTACATTAGATGGGTTACAGACCAATAGACTGGTCTTAGAGGGTGTGTTTGGTACGTGTGCCAAGGTCACCAAGACTGAGAACCTTATCGAACAAGGACACCTGTCTGAATTTGAAATCAAAGTCCTCATGTTAAAGCATGAGTATCAAGAGTTTGATACCTACCAAGATGAGATGGAGTACCTATGCTCCCACGCGGGTCGCAATAGGTTCATACGTAACCTCGTATGTGATCTAGAAGGCAACACTCTAGTATTATTCAACTACGTAGAGAAACATGGCATGCCACTGTTTGAACTGATAAATAATAAAGTAGAGGATTCAAGACAAACCTTCCTGATCTATGGAGGAGTAGACACAGAGGACAGGGAGAAGGCACGACGCATCGCTGAGACTACTAAAGATTCTATTATTGTGGCATCCTATGGCACTTTTAGTACTGGTATTAATATTAGGAACTTACACAACGTTGTCTTTGCGTCGCCAAGCAAGTCGAGGATAAGGAATTTACAGTCTATAGGACGTGTACTCCGTAAAGGAGATAACAAAACCAAAGCTGTACTATATGATATAGCAGATGACATCTCAAAAGGAGGTCGTCGCAACTATACTCTCAATCATCTGATTGAACGTGTTAAAATATACAATGAAGAGTCATTCGATTATGAATTTATTGATGTCAACCTTAAAACAAAATAGATATGCCTGAAGAAGAATTCCTAGGAGCACTCAAAATAGTGACAGGTGAAGAAGTGCTGTCTAAAGTGACGTATGTCAACGACGAGAACGGAAACTATCTTGTTCTTGAGAACCCTATAGTAGTTGAAGAGGTTACTATGGACTCCAGAGTAGGTGCAAAAGTATCCCCTTGGATGAAATTCTCTAAGGAAAGATCATTCATCGTTCCGATGGATAGAATCGTCACTTGTGTAGAGTGTGACATAGAGGTATCAATGTTCTATGAGATGTCTATAGAAAAGATTGATCCTGATTATAATAAAAAGACCGCATCTAAGGAAGGTGACCTAGGTACGGTGGAAGAGTCTAGAGCAATTCTAGAGTCTATCTTTAAGAAGAAAAATAAATGGTCCTAATATGTCTCTGAACCTGCTACACAGTTAGTGTACACCTTTCAGAGCGTGTTGTCAAGCTTGACGTGGACATCGTAACATAGTATACTGTAAGTAACCAAACTCATTGGTATGAAAAAGAAGTCAGAACACTACGTTAATAACAAAGAATTCCTTCTTGCCCTTGTAGATTTCAAGGCAGAATGTAAGGTTGCTGAGGAAAATGGTGAACCCAAACCTCGGATCAACAATTACATAGGAGAATGTTTTCTTAAGATAGCAACGCACCTGTCATACAAACCTAACTTCGTCAACTATATGTTCAGAGAGGACATGATATGTGATGGTATAGAAAATTGTGTACAGTACATAGGAAACTTCGACCCAAGCAAGTCAAGTAACCCTTTCGCATATTTTACACAGATAATATACTATGCTTTTTTACGTAGGATTTCTAAAGAGAAGAGACAATTAGAGATAAAGAACAAGATTATCACTAAATCAGGGTACGATCAACTATTCCACAGTGATGGAACTGATGATCACTCAGCAATGAACAGCATAAAAGAGAACGTACAGGTAAAATCAAATTGAATATAGCAATAATAACTGATCAGCACTTCGGTGCTAGGAAGTCTAGTCGACATTTTCATGACTACTTTAAAAATTTCTACGACAACGTATTTTTTCCATACTTAGAAGAGAATAATATAAAAATACTACTAGATTTAGGTGATACATTTGACAATCGTAAGAATGTAGACATCTGGTCAGTGGATTGGGCAAGAAATAATTACTTCAATCGTCTACAAAAAATGGGGGTCGAGGTTCATTCACTCGTGGGGAACCATACTGCCTATTATAAGGACACAAACAGCGTAAATACACTAGATAATTTCCTTGGTGAGTACGAGAACGTACACATATATTCTGAACCAACACAGGTGCTGATAGGTGACCTAGAAATACTGTTCATACCATGGATAAATGCTGAAAATCAGGAGAATACCTATAGAATGATAGAAGAAACCACTGCTACAGTAGCAATGGGACATCTAGAACTCAATGGGTTTGAAGCACACAAAGGATTTACTATGACACATGGCATAGATAAGAACCTTTTTGCTAAATTTGACCAAGTATACAGTGGTCACTACCACACTAAGTCACACCATGGTAACTGTCACTACCTTGGTAATCCCTATCACATATACTGGAACGACTGGGGTGACGAAAGAGGGTTCCATGAGTACAATACGACCACAAAAGAGAAGAAATTCATAGAAAATCCTTATAAAATCTTTGACAAGATTTTTTATGATGAGAGGAAACTACCTGATGCTAGGCAGTATAAGGATAGGATGGTCAAAGTCATAGTAGAGAACAAAAAAGACACTGCTAAGTTTGAATATTTCATCTCTCAACTGTATGTTAATGGTGTATATGACATCAAGGTAGTGGAGGACTCATCATACGACTCAGAATTTTCAGATGATATAGATATAGAGAAGGAAGATACACTCACACTACTAGACAACTATGTAAATGGTATGGAATACCATGATAAGGAGGGTATCAAGACTATTTTAAAATCACTTTACGTCGAAGCACTGGAGCTAGTCTAATGTACATCATAGCACTCAAAGGAAAAGAAAAAGAGGGTGCTTATTCAGTGGAAAGAGAGGGTCTTAAAACACTTTACCTTTTCCTTGACAAAGATGACGCAATACGCTATGCTAGGTTATTGGAAGCGAACGATTACCCACAGATGTGTGCGGTAGAAGTTGATGCAGACGAGGCGATAGGTACTTGTAAGAAGTATAATCACCCATATTATGTGATCAGACCTGATCAAATAGTGATACCTCCTGATTTTTAATTTGTCTAATTATTATGATCGTATTTGAGAAAATTCGTTGGAAGAATTTCCTAGCAACAGGTAATGCTTTTAGCGAAGTTGACTTGAAAGGTAGTCCATCAACACTAATTGTCGGTTCCAACGGGGCAGGAAAAAGCACGATGCTTGATGCTATCTGCTTTGTCCTGTTCAAGAAACCTTTCCGTAAGATATCACAGGCACAACTGATAAATGCTGTCAATGAGAAGGAGATGATGGTCTCTATTGAGTTCAAAATAGGGTCAACTCATTGGCAAGTGAACAGAGGAGTGAAGCCAAATATATTTGAAATCTTTAGAGACGGTACAGCACTCAATCAGGAGTCAAATCAGCGTGATCAACAGACCTGGTTGGAGCAATCTGTACTAAAATTAAACTATAAGTCATTCACACAGGTAGTGATACTAGGTAGCAGTACCTTCGTACCTTTCATGCAACTCACAGCACCCAATAGAAGGGAGGTTATAGAGGATTTGCTTGATATTAAGGTGTTTTCTACCATGAATGACATCCTCAAAGGAAGAGCAAAAGGACTACGTGACAGCATAACACAGGCAACGTATGACCTTGACCTAATTAAGGAGAAAGTAGAGATACAACAGCGATTTATAGAGGATATTAAGGCAAATCAGAAGAAACAGAGGGACGCAAAGAGTACGGATATCCACACGTTACAGACTGAGGTAGATGTGCTAGAGGATAACATCATAAAAGCAGCAGAAACTGTGGATTTGCTCCAAAATGAGGCAGATTCCATAGGTGATGTGACCTCTAAGTTAAATGAACTGAAGGTGTATCAGTCTAAGTTCAATGACAAGAAGAAAACACTTAATAAGGAGATGAAATTCTATGAAGAAAACGATAGATGCCCAACTTGTAGCCAAACTATTACGGAACGAAGCAAGAAGAGCAACCAGAGAGGAATTACAGACCAACTCAATCAAATTGAAAGTGCCACAGTGGATCTTAAACAAAAGCTTGAAGAGATCAAGGAGCAAGTATCACTAAAAGAGGGTAAAATCAAGGAAATTAGGGAGGTTCAGAGCAATATTTCCTCCGACACCAAGGAGATTAGGTGGAAGAAAAAATCTATGAAGAAGATACAAGAAGAGATTGACACACCACAGACAGATAACCTAAAAAGAGAGCAAAATAACCTAAAAACACTGGTAAAAGAGGGTCTAGAGGGAGAGATAGCACTCAAGGAAACTAAGAAGGTGAAAGAAAATTTTGATGTGTGTTCATCACTGCTCAAGGACACTGGAATCAAGTCTCAGATCATTAAAAAGTACCTTCCGATCATGAATCAACTGATTAATAAGTATTTGAATGAGTTAGATTTCTATGTGTCATTTGATCTCAATGAAAACTTTGAGGAGACTATAAAATCTAGGTTTAGAGACGAATTTTGCTACGCATCCTTCTCTGAAGGGGAGAAAATGAGGATAGATCTAGCACTTCTGTTCACATGGAGAACCATAGCTAAGATGAAGAACAGTGCCAACACTAATTTACTGATACTTGACGAGATATTTGATAGTTCTCTGGATATAGCAGGAACTTATGACTTTATGAAGATTCTGAGGTCATTTAACGACAGTACTAACGTGTTTATAATCTCACACAAAACTGATGTCTTACAGGATAAGTTTGATAGAATACTAAGAGTAGAAAAGAAGCAAAACTTCTCTGTAATCAATGAAGAAAGCGGTATTTAACGTCATAACACACCCCTTGACTGTCTGTAACCTACTGATAGTGGGGTTTTTCATCCTTGTTGAGATATTTCACATAGGATACCACCAGAGGGGGTTGACACAATGCGAAGACCCTGTTAATATACAAGAGTCGGACGCGACATGGGAGTGACTGAATAAACTTACTGGCAACCGCTAGTTAAGGTGATGAGACACAGGTGGTGCTGCTGCAGCGATGCAGAACCGATTCAACCAATCGGGTCTCAGGCAACAACGTTTTTACTACTGTAGTAATGCCCGTTGTTTGTTGGTACACAGGAATCCAACCTCCCTCTTTACTAAATATTGAGGCAAACACACTTAAGGAGGTCGTTATGCGAGTTCCAAACTGGCAGCATCATTCAAAGAAACCACAAAAGAGAACACTAAAGCCTCAGGCACTACGACAAGCACGTGCCAGACGCAACCAGTTGACAAAGTGTCTACTAAACCGTCCCAAGGGGCGGTTTTTTGTTATCATATAGGTATACAGACACAGGAATCAAATGTTAGAAGTCAAAGGCACACTCGCTAAACTACTTGCTCAAGAAGATCTAATCGTTGAGCACAGACAGGTAGAAACAGCACAATTTGATGTAGAAAAGCGTATCTTAACACTTCCAATGTGGGAGAAAGCAGAAGCTTCTGTCATCGACATGCTCATTGCTCATGAGGTAGGTCACGCACTATACACACCTAATGAGTGGGACTTCGTAGGTCAGATTCCTCTCTCATACGTCAACGTTATAGAAGATGTACGTGTTGAGAAGTTAATGAAGCGTAGATACGCAGGACTTCCTAAGACATTCTATAATGGTTACAAAGATATCAACAAGAAAGACTTCTTTCAACTACAGTTCCGTGACCTAGAAGCGTTTGCTCTTATTGACCGCATCAACCTATTCTATAAGGTCGGTTCATTCTGGGACATCCCATTCACAGGTGCTCAGGAGATAGCATTCAGAGACGAAGCAGCAACTGTTGAGACATTTGAAGAGGTCAAGGATTTAGCAGCACGTATCGCTAAATATCAGCAGGAACAGGTCTCGGATTCAACCTCCCAGACCGAAGCAACAGAAGGTACTCCTATAGAGTTACCTCAACAAGGTAGTGGTGACAAGATCCAATCCTCACAGCAGGAACCAACAGAATCAAAAGAATCTAACGAGCAGGGAACAGAAGCACCTACCAAGGCAGAACAAGAAGACGGTCAAAAGTCTGAGGAGTCTCAGGAGAGTGCTCCCTCACCCGCAGCACCCGCAGGAAAAGGTGCTACAAGTGGTAAGACTTATGGCGATGACTTGGAAGCAGTTACAGATTCAATCCTAGAAGAATCAATCCAAAACCTTGTTGACACCGAGTCTGCTCCTATCACATATGTTACTCTTCCAGAGATCAATCTAGAGAAGACTATCGTTACACCTGACACATGGGTTAAGTGTCTTGAGGACTACTGGACAGAGCATGAGCACTTCGAGTTCGCAGAGATAGACGCAGAGTGGAGAAAGTATAAGACACAATCAACAAAGGAAGTCAACTATCTCGTTAAAGAGTTCGAGATGAAGAAGAGTGCTTCAGCATACGCACGTACAACAGTGTCTAAGACAGGTGTTCTTAACACATCAAAGCTTTTCCAGTACAAGTACAACGATGACATCTTCAAGAAGATCGCAGTAACACCTGATGGTAAGAACCACGGTCTAATCTTCAACCTAGATTGGTCTGGTTCTATGTCTAACGTACTCTTCAATACTATGAAGCAGTTACTAAACCTAGTTCAGTTCTGTAAGAAGACAGGTATCCCATTCGAGGTATATGCCTTCACTAATGAGTGGGATCGTAAGGAAGCACAAAGAGTTGACAACCCTATCGAGAATGAAGTTATCATCGAAGGATTCAACATGATCAACTTTGCTTCTAGTCAACTCAAGACTAAGCAACTAGACAAGGTTATGAAGTATATGTTCAGACTTGCCTACAGCATGACATACAGACATTCACGTTACAACGTACCTTACTCTCTATACCTATCAGGTACACCACTTAACGAAGCGATCATCTCAATGAGACAGATTCTTCCTCAGTTCATTAAGAAGAACAATGTAGAGAAGTCACACATCATTAACTTGACAGATGGTGAGGGTTCATATATCATGAGAAACAAGAAGTGGGGTCACTATGACTACGACAAACTTGTATCAGGTAACATCGCTGATTGTCAGTTACGTGACAGAAAGGTAGGTAGAATCTATCCTATGTTTGGTTACGACTACTATGGTTCTAGTCACACAGATATCTTTGTTCAAAACCTAAAGGATCACTTCCCTAGCACTAACGTTATCTCTATCAGACTATGCTCTGGACATGAGTTCAACAGAGTTACATGGGACATGGACTTCGATACTAAGGAGAAGGTAAAGGCAGAGTGGAGAAAGCACAAGTCTTACATCAACTTCAACTCAGCATACACCAGATCCTTATACATACAGACAACAGTAATGGATGACTCTGACAATGCTTTTGAGGTCAAAGAAGACGCACGTAAGCAAGACATCTCTAGAGCATTCAAGAAGTCACAAAAAGGTAAGACATCATCTAAGAGAATATTGAATGAGTTCATCTCAGTTATAGCATGAAACCACAGGTACATAGTCTGTTCCCCACCCCTGTCTTCCAGAGTGAAATACCTCTGAAGGAGGGGTGGTTGGAATATGTAAAGACATTAAATTATGATCGCACAGCGATGGACAATGGATATATTAGTAGAGATAGAGATATATTTTCACACCCAGAGTTACGTTCACTTAAGCATGAGATATCTGATGCTGTAAAGTACTTTGCCTATGGGCATCTAAAGGTATCTGACTACGTTTATATTGATGTGTGTAGGGCATGGGGTATCAAACATATGCCTAACGACTGGGCACAAAATCATTGTCATATGAACAGTGTATTCTCAGGTATATACTACCTAGATGTGAGTGAGAATAGTGGTGACCTAGTGATAGAGAAGGGTCAACACTCAACTAATTGTTTCATGACCACACTCACACCCGATGTAAATTTCTTCAATCAATATACACAGCAGAGTTGGAGAGTCAGACCTGAGAACGGTATGATCTTAGTTTTCCCTAGTCAGGTTATACATAACGTAGAAAAGAATAAGACAGATCAAGTCAGATACGCAGTAGCTTTTGATGTTTTCATACGTGGCAAGTTTGGTCACTATGGTGGGTCAGATGTGACAATAAAATAAGTGTCCACAATAGCTTCACAAGTAGTGCTTGAGGCTATATTATTAATACATAAGCAATTCACACAGTATTATGTCTTCTAAAAACAGAGCACAAGAACTTCAAGCACGTTACGGTAACAACGTATCATCTGCTCAAGTCAATGAGTACATCGCAGAGGTAGGTATCCGTTACTCTACTATCGCAAAGCAACTCAAAAAATATAAAGTACCTAACACTAAAGGTCAGTGGAACCTAGCGTCTCTTGCTTCACAAAGACAAGCACTAGAAGACACATTTGTTGCGTCACCATCGACAACTCCTCAAACATGTGCTACACTAAAAACAGAGCAGGGAGTCACACAGAACTTAGTTCCAGTTAAGGACGCTGAGTTCGTACCATTCGGTAACTTCAACGATGTCAAGAAAGTCTTGAGATCTAAGCAGTTCTACCCTATGTTTATCACTGGTCTATCTGGTAACGGTAAGACTTACTCAGTTGAGCAAGCATGTGCTCAGTTGAATCGTGAGTTAATCCGTGTAAACATTACTATTGAAACTGATGAGGATGATCTTATTGGTGGTTTTCGTCTTGTTGATGGGGACACTGTTTGGCATAACGGTCCTGTCATAGAAGCACTTGAGAAGGGTGCTGTTCTATTACTAGACGAGGTTGACCTAGCATCTAACAAGGTACTATGTCTACAATCTATCTTAGAAGGCAAGGGTGTCTTCCTTAAGAAGATCGGTAGGTATGTAAGACCCGCAGCAGGATTCACAGTGATCGCTACTGCTAACACAAAAGGTAAAGGATCTGATGACGGAAGATTCGTAGGTACTAACGTATTGAACGAAGCATTCCTTGAGAGATTCCCTATCACATTCGAGCAGGAGTATCCTACACCTGTAACCGAAGCAAAGATACTTGCCTTCCACTGTGAAGACAAGAACTACATCAAGCACCTATGTGATTGGGCAGACATCATCCGTAGAACATTCAAGGATGGTGGTATTGACGAGGTTATCAGTACACGTAGACTCGTACACATCGCTAAAGCATACTCAATCTTTAACGATAAAGCAAAAGCTATATCTACATGTATCAACAGATTTGATGACGAGACAAAGCAAGCGTTCTCTGAGTTATATGACAAGGTTGATGCTGATGTAGAGTTCGAGGTTGACAAAGGAAAGGAAACAGAGTAACATGGAACATGAGTTAAAATCAGCAAGTGAACTTTTGGCAGACTCTATGAATAGTTTCGAGAAACAGGTGGAGAGTAAATCTCCTCCTGTTCCCTGTAAGTACAATGAGGATGAAATCCTCAGCAGTGCTGTTGACTATATCAGGAGTACATATGCTAAACACTATTCAAGTGCTGATGGCATACAAACATTAGATCTTATTGACGCAGTGGGTGACGCTCCTGCGTTCTGTCGTTCAAATGCTATTAAGTATCTGGCACGATATGATAAGAAAGGATTTCCAGAGAGTGACATCTTAAAGGCAATTCATTACTGCGTCCTACTATATCATTTTTCTAGAAAACGTGAGCACACAAACACCAATGAAATTATCTGATCGTACCATTAGAATCTTGACCAATATGTCTAAGATCAACAGGTCGATTCAATTTAAAGAAGGTAATGAACTATCTTCTTTATCAATACAAAAGAACGTTCTTGCTAAGACACCTGTTGAGGAAACATTCCCACAGGATTTTGCTATCTATGATCTAGACGAGTTCCTTAAAGTTATGAGTCTTACTGATAACCAAGGAGATCTTATCTTTGACAATGAAGCATACGTTACTGTCAAGACAGATAGAACACAGGCAAAATATTTCTTTGCTGATCCTTCTATCGTACAGCAACCTCCTGCTGAGTTTCCAGAGTTGCCTAGTATAGAATGTGAGTTTGATTTAAGTATTGGTGATCTTAATAGAATTAGAACTGCTCTATCAATCTATGGTCATCTAGAAGACATTGCTATCGTAGGTAAGAATGGAACTGTATCTGTTGAGATCAGAGACAGAGAGAACGCATCCTCTAACACATACTCTATAGGTGTAGGTAATACTGATGCTTCATTCTCTTTCAACCTTAAGTCAGAAAATATATTTAAACTAGATTATAGTAACGCTAACACAGGTTACAATGTGAGGATCAGTAAGTCTGGTGCTAGTCAGTGGGTATCATCCGATGGAGTTGTATACCTTATCGCTCTAGAACCTGACTCAACCTATGAGGAAAATTGATCTAGCGATCTACGATGATTTCGTATCGCCATCATACCTAGAAGCTATACAGAGTGCGTGTGATCCTGCTAGTACCCCATGGTACTTTCAAGGGTCGCAATCTCTTTCTGAATATGACAATGCTTTGATAGAAGACTTCGGTTTTTCTATTGGTTTAGTACCACCATGGCAACCAGATAAGTTTGAAGAGACTCCTATAGCAACACTGATACAACCTCTGATATATCGTATCAAAGATATAGCAAAGGCAGATCACATTCTGAGGTGTAGACTAGACATGACAGTTCTACACGATAGATACTTACATCCTCCTCACATTGACATAGATCAACCGCACGTAGCGTGTATAGTATATGTTAATGACAGTGATGGAGACACAGTAATCTATGACCACAAAACTAAGTGGGCAGAAACATATCTTGAGACAAACAACCTCCCTATTAAGGAGAGGGTTGCTCCCAAGGCAGGACGTATGGTACTATTTGATGGGAACTATCTCCATACAGGATACTCCCCCTCCGAGCATCAAACTCGGATCTTAATTAACACGGTTTTATCATGAGTGAATTTCTTTGGGTCGAGAAATATCGTCCACAGAAGATTGAAGATTGTATCCTACCCTCACGTATTAAGGATACCTTCCAACAGATAGTAGATCAGGGTCAGGTACCTAATCTATTGCTGTCTGGAACAGCAGGGATCGGTAAGACTACCGTAGCAAAAGCTTTATGTAAACAATTAGGAGTAGACAGTTATGTTATTAACGGATCTGACGAAGGCAGGTTCCTTGATACCGTCAGGAGTCAAGCGAAAAACTTTGCATCAACTGTTTCCCTCTTGGGTGGATCCTCACGCAAGGTCATTATTATTGATGAGGCAGACAATACCACTCACGACGTACAACTTCTCCTCCGTGGATTCATTGAGGAATTTCATAAGACTTGTTCGTTCATATTCACTTGTAACTTCAAGAATAAGATAATAGAACCTATACACTCAAGATGTAGTTGTATAGATTTTCAGATTCAGAAGAATGAAAAGCAACAGATCATGGCATCATTCTTTGGTAGGTTGAATACTATATTAGAAGAAGAAGGGATAGCATATGAGAAGAAAGTTATAGCAGAATTGATTCAGAGATACTTCCCTGATTGGAGACGTGTACTCAATGAACTACAGAGATATTCTACCTCTGGAAACATTGACACAGGTATCCTTGCTGCCATGATTGATACTAACATTGATCAGTTAGTTGACTTTCTATCAAGAAAAGATTATGGTAGTGTTAGGAAATGGGTTGTTGATAATCTTGACAACGATCCTAATATTATACTACGTAATCTATATGACTCACTGTATGAGAAATTAGAACCAAGTAGTATACCCTCTGCTGTATTGGTCATCGCAAAGTATCAGTATCAGATAGCATTTGTTGCTGATCAAGAGATCAATCTACTAGCAGCACTCACGGAGATCATGGTAGAATGTCAATTCAAGTAATAGATAATCCTCTAACACAAACCTATCGTAGGTTCAAGAGTGATGTTAATAGTAGTGCCTTCCCTTGGAATTATTTTCATGGAGATAAAGCAAGTCCCGCATACTATAGTCATACTATACTGGCAAGACCTGGCTATGAGGAGTCACTCATGCCTACTCAACAATCAGACTGGTTGAACATTGCTAACAAGGTTCTCTTAGAGATCTTTATGGCAAATAATATCAAGGTCAAGAGTGTGCTCAGGATCAATGTTAACTGTACACATGAAACGGATGGTAATACTACACCTGTACATATGGATCATGATTTTGATACACATAACATAGTAGTATATCTAAATCAATTTGAGTGTGGTGCTACAAATGTTGAAGGGGAGTCGCATAATCCACAAGAAGATGATATAATAATATTTGAAGGGTTACATAGTATCGAACAACCATGTAACGGAACAAGACGTGTCGTTTTAGTCGCAACTTACTTATGAAATCTTTGAAGACACCACTGCGTTATCCTGGCGGTAAATCCAGAGCAGTATCAAAACTATTCCAATTCTTACCAGAACATATCACAGAGTTTCGTGAACCTTTTCTGGGTGGTGGTAGCTTTGCTATTGCTATGACAAAACAATTTCCAGATCTACCTATCTGGGTCAACGATATGTATGAACCACTCTATAATTTCTGGGTACAACTACAACAGGATGGAGAAGAGTTGACATCAGATCTAAAAGATCTAAAAGAAGAATATGATACTCCTGATAAGGCAAGAGAATTATTTGATGACTACAAAGATAGTCTCAAAGATGGTACTGATCTTGAGAGAGCAGTTAAGTTTTATGTTATTAACAAGTGTAGTTTCTCAGGTCTAACTGAGTCATCATCATTCTCTCCTCAAGCATCAGATAACAACTGGACGATGCGTGGAATAGAAAAACTTCCTGCTTACTGTGAACTGATACGTGAGTGGAAGATAACATGTGTAGACTATGCTGATCTAGTAGAAGATTGTCTAGGTAGAATAGGTTCTCTTACATGTGATGACAATACATTCATCTATGCTGATCCTCCATACAGTATCAAAGATAATCTATATGGTGAGAAGGGTAAACTACATAAAGGATTCGATCATACACGATTTGCTGACACAATGGATGACACAATGGGTAATGTTATGATATCATATAATAACTCAAAGAAGATCGTTGATCGTTTTTGGGAATGGCATTCGTATGATTGGGATCATACTTATACTATGAGATCCACTGGTGATTACATGAAGAATCAACAGGGGAGACGCGAACTTTTACTTACGAACTACTCATGTCAGAAGGAAGCTTAGGAGTCAGAGTCAAGAACGGAATCTGTTCTCTATATCATACACGCAGAGGTGTCCTTACTAATTTTGCTAGGGGTGCTGTACAAGCATTAATACAGGGTGACGAGATACATGTCACTCTGGAGTCTGGATCAGTAGCGATCTATGAAATCAATCAACACCGCACAGGTGTCAACGGACCCAGAAGAATAATTACATGAAACCTATCAACATCTCAGCACCTGTTGTATACAAAGACACCTTCAAGTTTAATACATCAGAACAGATCAAAACTGCTGATGAATTGTTTGACATGGTTGACAAGTATGATATTGAATCAGCACTAGAAGAAGGTGGTAAGTCTACTGCTGACCTGTTTAATATACTAGAACCTAGCAATCACTTTCCACATAACTTGGAAGTGAACTCTAAGTATGTGGTATGGTTAAGACAGAAGATGCAGTATCTACGTACAGCATGGAGGTATGAAGGATACCCACACTACATATCTAACTCATGGTATAATGAACATTATCAATGGGACTATACTGACGAGCATCATCATGGTGTGGGTCTCACATGTACAGCATACATCCTCAAACCAGAGAACTCTGGTGACTTATGGATCTATGATCCCATGACAGCAGTAAGAGCAGCAGAACCTATCAGTGGCAATCATCCTTGGAGAAGGATCAGTGTTTCAGAAGGTGACGTTGTGTTCTTCCCCTCTTGGCTTCGCCACAAAACAGGTTATAATGATACTAACGACAGGAGATTGACTCTGACTATGAACATTACTCCTGACTATAAAGCATACGCTAAGAATCCTCCTATACTATGAATATATTTGTTACCGACCCTGACCCTATCAAGTCTGCTCAGGTATTACCTGACAAACATATTGTCAAGATGCCACTAGAAACATGTCAGATGTTATCTATCGTAGCGTCTAGCAAGTGGGGTCATGGTTTCGGTGACTTACCTAAACTCAATGGTGAACCATACAAGACAGAGAAGGGTGCGTTCCGTAACCACCCATGTACTATCTGGGCACAGACTAACTTCCGTTGGTTGATCAAGCATGGTCTTGCCTTGTGTGCTGAGTACACACATAGATACAACAAGGTACATAGTTGTCAACATACTATGCTTCATGCTAATATAATATTCCCTAACAACAATGATATCCCTACGAGCTATACCAGAGCAATGCCCGAACGGTTTAAATATGACACAAGCATTGACACTTTTACTGCTTACAAGAATTACATTGGCAGCAAACCTTGGGTTGCATCTAATTATCTTCGTGACCCATCCCGTAAACCGAATTGGTTATGAGTAGTGATCTTTCAGAAATTCTCGCGTCTATCAACAATACCAAAGAGCATTTGTATCTTGATGATCCTGACCGTGTTAAATCTTATCCTCCTTACATTGTCAACAGATGTCTCAGTGGACACATTGATGCGATCCTATTTGCTAATGAAGTAAATAAGTACCCCCTCCTAGACAAGCGTCTTCAATATGACTTCTTGCTAAATAGTTTGAGAAAACGTAAACGTTTCACACCTTGGTTGAAGAAAGAACAAGTCGATGACTTGGATCTGGTCAAAACACACTATGGATATAGTAATGAGAAAGCGAGGGTCGCATTAACTCTTCTTACCAACACCCAAATTGAATACATTCGTAAAAAACATGAGAAGGGAGGAAGACGATGAGCACTTCATTCACTGAGCAGGAAGTCAAATGGAGTCCTGATCAAATGGTAGAAGTAAACTTGAGTGAACCAGATGATTTTTTAAAGGTAAGAGAAACATTAACTAGGATAGGAGTAGCTTCTAGAAAAGAGAAGAAGTTATACCAGTCCTGTCACATACTTCATAAGCAAGGCAAGTATTATATCGTACACTTTAAAGAACTGTTCGCATTGGATGGTAAGTCAGCAAACTTATCACTCAATGATGTACAACGTCGCAATAGAATCATACAGTTACTAAGTGACTGGGGTTTAATTACTATCAAGCAACCAGATACTATTGTAGATGTAGCACCTCTTAGCCAGATCAAAGTCCTAAGTTATAAGGACAAGGGTGGTTGGAACTTAGAGAGTAAGTATAATATTGGGAAGAAAAAGACTTAGTGATATACCTAACCTAGAAGGTTATGGTGTCTTTGTAGATGGTATAGACTTCCAACACCTCACTAGAGAGGAGTGGAAGGAACTTGGCATGCTTCATATGAAGAAACCTGTTATGGTTATACGTAACACTGGACTCAAGAGGCAGCACTTTCATAAGTTAATGAAGATATGGGGGAGAGATAGACAGAACTATGCTGCTACTCTCTTTGCTAAGTATCCATGGGCAAATAAAGATAGACATAAACTTATGGATAGTCCAGAGGTGACTGACCATGAGAAAGCAATACTAAAAGAATACGATAAGATAGGTGGCAACACAAGCGGTGCCGTCCTGAGAGTTTGTGGTGATGGCACAGGGCTATTTGCTCATGGAGAGCTACTATGGCATAGCAACGAGAGTGGTGACATAGCCTTTACGCCAGGCGTAGCACTCCTTGGGGATCATGGAATGACGGAAAGTGCTACTGGATTCATGGTCACTACACCCTACTACTATAGCCTCAGTGAAAGTATGCGTAGTGAACTGGATGAGATGGTGCTCGTCCATAACTTCCAAGATGGAAAGATAAACGTAGAAGGTGAGAATAATTTATTGTACAAGAACATGTGTCCCGAACCAGACACTGAGATACCTCTAGTCATACAATCACCTGGTGGTATTAAAGGACTACACTTCCCATACAATACAACCACACGTATCAAGGACTATCCTATAGAAGAATCAGTAAGACTACTGAACGAAATAAGATGGGGTCTCGATAAGTATACCTATGATTATTGGTGGGAGAATGATGATGACCTATTAATATTTGACAACAGTATAGTACAACATAGAAGACTAGGTGATACTAGCAATCGTTTATGTCATAGGTATCAGTTTGATTACACGTACCTATGTTATACTTTGACTCGGAAACCTTATCAACCTTACCTTCAAGAACCATACATTAGTAGGTACATAGATAGAATGAAGACAGTGAAATTGACATTCTGATATGTATTATTATCTCTATATGATTAAATTTGAGGACGGTAGATTTTATATTGGATCTCGTAAATCAAAAGTGCCCGCAAAGGATGATGTAGATTACTGGGGATCTCCTGGTAAAATGAATAAACCTTTATGGGAGATGAAAAAAGAAAAACATATTCTTTTCGAGAGCTCTGATATTTCTTACGCAGACTTAACCGCTAAAGAAACAATTTTTATCAGGGAAGGGTGGAAAAAATTTGGAAAGGACAAGTGTATTAATAAAAACGTAGCAGGTCACATAGATCCTGAAGCAATTTCTAAAAGTGCTAAAGAAAAATTTGCTAATGGTACACATCACTTCCACAAAATGTCCCGTGAAAAAAGACTTGCCAACCAAAGAAAGGCAGCAGTAACAAAGTCAATAGACTTTAAGGTAAGAGATCCAAATGGAAAAATTTATACTGCCAAAGGCATCTATCCTTTTGCTAAAAAACATAGTTTAAATGGAGCTAATCTTTGGGAAGTGATTAGAGGTACTCGATGTCCAAATGGATATAAGGGGTGGACAAAAGTAGAAGACTAAGGTATACTATATAATGTACATTGATCGTTGTTTTTACAGGGATCGTATTTAATCAATTTAAAAATGGCTAGAAAAGTAAGGTTTGAAAACCTAACGGTAGAGGATGTCAAGTCGAAATTAGATAAGTTCGATGATCCACTTATAGATTTTCCACTACTAAAATTCATAAGATTTTCATTAGAGAAAACAAAATATCTAGTTGTCAGAGACAACGGAGCGAGAGGAACAGCAAAAGAAAAAGGAAATGTTCATGCTCTTAATGCTTCCTTTAACGCAGGAGGATGGGACTTAACAAAGTGGCCATTTCCTTTCATTGCTTTAACTCAACTGAAATTAAAAACATTAATTGACCGTAGACATTCTCATGCTGCTGTTAGTCAGTTAGCAATCCCAGACGTACCTGGTGCTGAGTATGTTGAAGCAGAAGGACATAAGTATAGTTTCTTAACACCCGAATCAAAAATAATTATGGCGGGTCTTTATATAAATGCCAATGACGGTACAACTAACGCTGTCCAAGATCATTTTGTTTTTGTTGTGGTAAGAGTGTGTCAGGATAACAACCTTGATCACACTAACATCAAAATAGTAAGAGAACTTCTTGAACTATGTGGGGTTAATAATAGATACAATTACATTGGTGCTATTACTACTATAGAAAATGCCATTACTAAATGGGGTGATGAACCCACAAGAATGACAGAAAATTCTACAGAAGAAGAACTTAAGGACTTCATAAGTAGGGAAGATAATCCATTCGGTAGTAATACAACTGATAAAAATGGTGTAAAACTATTAACAATGGTTGCGGATAGCAATTTTAACAAGAGATATGCTTGGGATATGCTTCGTCATTTTTGGGAAGCAGAAGCAGGAGGGTACATTTGTAAAATAATTGTTCAATCTAAAAAAGGAACTGCTCTGGGTGTAAAAAATGATCGAGATGATTTATTTTTTAAAGTAGTTGAATACTGTAACCTAGCATACGAGAGTTACAAAACACATGCTGAGGAAGTTATCAATGGTAAGTTAAAAGCTACTGGATGGACAGTTGATTTTCCATTCAAAGGTGTTCATAGTTTGGCAAGTGAGGTTTATGTTCTTCACCAACTTGAGGGTGAGTTAGAACCAATACAAGTAGATTTTACTAACTACATGGAGTTCAATCCATTTGAGGAGGAGGGTTAACCACACCCCCTTTTTTTATGGAAGTATTATAATTAGTAGTGTACGCTTCGGGTACACAAACTAACGACGCTTAAGGAGGTCACCATGAACATTCAAAGATATAGTGCTGCCGATTTACCAACACTATTTGATAAAATTTCTAAGAATAGTATAGGAATGGATGAGTACTTTGATTCTTTCTGGAATCAGACTACATCAAATTATCCACCATACAATCTAATTGCTGTCTCAAATGTACTATCCAGATTAGAGATAGCACTAGCAGGCTTCAAGAGAGATGAGGTCAAAGTCTACACAGAGTATGGTAAACTCACAGTAGAGGCACAGAAGGAAGATAAAAAAGAACCTGAGAATTATACACACAGGGGATTAGCACAACGTTCTTTCTCAAAACAGTGGTCACTATCTGACGACACCGAGATAGGTGAGGTCACATTAGAGGACGGACTACTCACAGTAACACTGAAGAAAGTAGTACCAGAACACCACGCAAGGAAGGATTACATCTAACATACATAAGGGGGATTGACAAATGTCGGTTCCCCTTTTATAATATATGCATACATTAATTTGCCATGATAGCAGAAGAAAGAATTAAATTAGTATTCACACGTGATGGAGACAATATCATCTGTGATCTACAGGAGGCAGTTGATAAAGAGACTGGCAAAAGACAGGCATACATCATGACCATACCATACAAGGTAAAGATCACTGAAGATCCTGAGACACCTGTAAATATGGAAACGTTTGAAGATCAAGAAGTTAAGATCAGATACACACCATGGAATCCATTTACTATTGATCAGAAGATCGCTATCACACCTGACTATGTGATATCAGTAATGGAACCATCACCTAGTATCCTACAAACATATCTCTCTAACGTGAGATCAAAGACAGGAGATCAGGGTGAACCACCTGTCACACCTACTGAGGTTGTATGATTAAACTGTTGATGTTGAGAACTGGTGAAGAAGTTATATCTACAGTACAAGAGATAGTTGAACCAGAAACAGATAAACCATTAGGGTATCGTTTAAACAAACCATTTCGTCTAGAGATTGTTGACTCACAAACAGGTCAAGGATATCAGATTGAATGGTTTCCTTGGGCACCTCTGTCTAAGGATAGAGATTACTTTTTACCAGGTAGTCACGTAGTCACAGTGTACAATCCACTTGACGCACTTGCTACACAATATCTGTCTGCTGTTGATGAAGACAGATACAATGAAAACTTCAAGAAGCATGAAGAAAGATTCAACCTCAGTTATGAGGAGCAGGATCTAGAATCTATGTTTAGTGAAGCAGAAAAAATTATGAATGAAGAAGATGGAAACGCAACTCCTCCTACTGAAGTCGGGGATCTACCTGATAACTAAAATTGAAACTTTGGATGAGGAACCCGCTGCCCATCTAGAACAACCATATCTTATTAAGGATGATGGCACTCTGGAACCTTGGCCATTGCATACAGATGATGAAGATGTCTTGATTTATTCTGACACTATTGCTACAATCTTAGAACCCAAGCAAGAAATTCTTGACAAGTATAAGATGGTAACTAAATGAGTTTCTATACCAATGTAAATCTGATTGGTAACAATCTTCTCTACATAGGATATGAGAATGGACAACGTATTCAACGTAAGTTTAAATTTTCTCCTACTCTCTACGTAGTCAGCAATCAGATAACAGAATACAAAACTCTGGATGGTCGCTATGCTAAACCTATACGATTTGATACTGTAGGTCAGGCACGTGACTTTAAAGACAAGTACAAAGACGTAGAGAATTTTGAGGTACATGGTTATGATAGGTTCTTATATCAATATATTTCTGAGGAGTTCTCCAACGAAGTTGACTACGATATCAAGACTCTCAAGATTACATCACTTGATATTGAAGTCGCATGTGAAAATGGCTTTCCTAACGTACGTGAATGTGCGGAACAACTACTGGCGATCACAGTACAGGATTATCAGACACGTAAACTTAAAGTATTCGCGACGAGGGATTATCACAATACCCGTAAGGATGTTGATTTTATCTACTGTGACGATGAGAAACATCTGTTACAGTGCTTCCTTGCTTATTGGCAAACTGACTTCCCAGATGTTCTTACAGGGTGGAATGTCGAGTTGTATGACGTACCTTATATCTGTGGTCGTCTTGAACGTCTATTCGGAGAGAAAGAATTAAAGATGATGTCCCCATGGGGCATGGTAAAGAGTGAAGAGATAGAGATAAAAGGTAGAACAAATATTCTATACAATCTTATGGGGATCAATGTACTAGACTACATGGATCTGTATAAGAAATTTACATATACAAATCAGGAATCATATAGACTAGATCACATAGCATTTGTTGAACTAGGTCAGAAGAAATTAGATCACAGTGAGTATGAAAACTTCAAGGACTTCTACACGAAGGACTGGCAGAAGTTTATCGACTACAACATCAAGGACGTGGAACTTGTTCTACAGTTAGAGGATAAGATGAAGCTCCTTGAACTTGCTGTTGCCCTAGCATATGACGCTAAGGTGAACTTGAAAGATGTGTACTATCAGGTTAGAATGTGGGACACATTGATATACAATTTTTTAAAGGAGAGAAACGTTGTCGTACCCCCCGCAAAGAGATCAAACAAAGATGAGAAATACGCAGGAGCATACGTCAAGGAACCGATACCTGGAAAGTATGAGTGGGTGGTGTCTTTTGATCTTAACTCTCTGTACCCTCATCTCATTATGCAATATAATATTTCCCCAGAGACGCTCTGGGAATCCCGCCATCCCTCTGCTAATGTTGAGAGACTCCTCAATCAAACAGACAAGATAGATCCACAGTTTGCTACGTGTGCTAATGGTGCTCAGTATCGTAAGGACATCCATGGTTTCTTACCAGAGATGATGCAGAAGATATACGATGAACGTGTACAAAGTAAGAAGCTTATGCTCATGGCAAAGCAGGAGTATGAGAAGGCACCTACTAAAGATCTAGAGAAGAGTATCAGTAAGTATAATAATATACAGATGGCACGTAAGATTCAACTTAACTCTGCCTATGGTGCTATTGGTAATCAGTACTTCAGATATTATAATCTGAGAAACGCTGAAGCAATTACATTGTCAGGTCAGGTATCAATTCGTTGGATCGAAAACAAAGTAAATGGTTACTTAAACAAACTGTTAAATAGTAATGAAAAAGATTATGTTATCGCTAGTGATACAGATAGTATCTACATCTGTTTGGATGATTTAGTTACTAAAGTTTATGGTGATAAGGAAGTAAGTCAAGAGAAGGTAGTTGATTTTCTTGACAAGGCATGTAAGGAAAAAATAGAACCCTTCATTGATAGATCGTACACTGAGTTGGCAGAGTACACTAACGCTTATGAACAGAAGATGTTTATGAAGCGAGAGAACATTGCTGCTAGAGGTATCTGGACTGCTAAGAAAAGATACATCCTCAACGTGTGGGACAGTGAAGGTGTCAGATACAATCAACCAAAGCTGAAGATGATGGGTATCGAGGCAGTCAAGTCCTCTACTCCGATGCCTTGTCGTAAAGCTATTAAGGACGCACTAAACATAATGATGACTGGTGAGCAGGATGAACTCATAAAGTTTATAGATGACTTTAAGAAAGAGTTCTACTCTCTACCACCAGAAGACATTGCATTTCCGAGGTCGGTCAATGGACTACGCAAATTCAAATCAGACACAGACGTGTATTCAAAGGGATGCCCGCTACATGTTCGTGGATCTCTCCTGTATAATTTTTATGTCGCTCAAAAGAAACTGGAGAACAAGTACCCTCTCATTCAAGAAGGAGAAAAGATAAAATATATCTACATGAAGGTAGGTCGCACAAATTATACTGGAGAAAACGTACTATCATTCCTCAACACATTTCCGAGGGAACTTGGACTAGAGGAATGTATTGATCACAAGATCAGTTTTAAAAAATCTTTTCTTGATCCTTTACAAATCATCACTAATGTGATAGGATGGGATACAGAGAAGAAATCATCGCTTGAGTTTTTATTTACATGAGTTTTTTGAAAGATGTCGTTAAAGAAATAGGTAACGACTACGCAGGAATACTTGCGGATGGATCAGTAGGAGATATAGGAGGGTATGTAGATACTGGTTCTTATATTTTTAACGCACTGGTCAGTGGTAGTATCAATGGTGGTATCCCTTCTAATAAGATCACTGCTATCGCAGGAGAATCATCTACAGGTAAGACATTCTTTTGTCTTGGTGTTGTAGAGAACTTTCTAAGAGAGAACAAAGACGCAGGAGTTATATACTTTGAGTCTGAAGCTGCTATCAGTAAACAGATGATGGAGGATCGTAACGTGGACACCACACGTATGATGCTCGTACCTGTCACTACAGTACAGGAGTTTCGTACACAGGCAATCAGAATATTAGACAAATATTTAGAACAACCAGAAAAAGATCGCAAACCCTTAATGTTTGTGTTAGATTCTCTTGGCATGTTGTCAACAAGTAAAGAGTTAGAAGACTCAGCACAAGGTAAAGACACTCGTGACATGACAAGAGCACAAGTTGTTAAGGCAATCTTTAGAATACTTACATTAAAATTAGGCAAAGCAAACGTACCTATGCTTGTGACCAATCATACATATGATGTGGTTGGTGCTTACGTACCTACCAAAGAAATGGGTGGAGGTAGTGGACTTAAGTATGCTGCGTCTACAATCATATATCTTACCAAGTCTAAAGAGAAAGATGGTAAGGAAGTGATAGGTAATATCATTAAAGCAAAGACTGCTAAGAGCAGATTATCAAAGGAGAATGCAAGTGTTAGTATCAGACTGTACTATGATGAACGTGGACTTGACAAATATTACGGGCTACTGGAACTGGGTGAGAAGTATGGAGTTTTTGAACGTAAAGGTAACCGTGTTGTTGTTGGGGAGTCTAGCGTGTACCCTTCTGCTATTCTCAAGGATCCTGACAAATACTTCACAGGAGAAGTGATGGAGAAATTAGATTGGGCAGCAGGACAGGAGTTTAAATACGGATCATGAAAGTAGAAGCATTCCCCACACTCCTCTACAGGTATCACATAGATGATAACGATGCTATCAAAGCAAGAGTAGAAGAATATTATAAAGATAATAAATTTAAAACTGATGTACCTGACCAGTGGAACTGTGACCTGTTTACATCCTATGGGTCAGGCAAGTTTCCTATTGGAGAATGTTTAGACGCATTCACACCCACACTAGATGAGTTCCAGACAGAAGCACAATGTTATGGTAATATGATTTTGACAGACTTATGGATGAATGTCTATGAGACTAAGCACTGGCAAGAGAAACATATCCACTCACCAGGTCAATGGTCTGGTGTATACTATGTTCACTTCGATCCGAATGAGCATAAGGCAACAAACTTTCATCATCCATTAGAGACATTACTTGCGACAAGTGGTATGATTAATAGCAAGGCGAATGTCATTACCCCTTGGGTACAAGAGGGTGATATGATTATCTTCCCATCATGGTTAGAGCATGCTGCTCCCATGAACAAGTCCTCCAAGATGAGGTCTACTATATCATTTAATTTTTTTATTGAAGAGGAAGTCTATGAAGGTGGAGACACTGATACTGAAGAACTTACTGTTAACTGAGGATTATCCTCGGAGAGTACTTCCGTTTGTCAAACAAGAATATTTTGAGGACAGAACAGATCAACATCTATTCGATGTAATTCATAAATACTTCGTAAAGTATTCTGCTGTTCCAACAGTTGAAGCCCTTACCATTGAAGTAGGTAAGATATCTACACTTAGTGATGATCAGTTCAAGCAGATACACCAGACTTTAGAGTCGTTTGATAAAGAGAAAACAGAACTAGATTGGTTGTTGGATACTACTGAGAAGTGGTGCCAAGACCGTGCGATTTATCTTGCGTTGATGGAATCAATCAAGATAGCAGATGGTTCTGATGATAAGAAGAGTGCCGATGCTATACCAAGTATACTATCGGACGCTCTTGGTGTGTCGTTTGATAATCATATAGGACACGATTACATAGATGACTACGAAGAAAGATACGAAAGTTATCACAGAGTTGAAACCAAAGTACCCTTTGACCTTGACTTCTTTAACAAAATTACAAAAGGTGGTCTACCTAATAAGACTCTTAACATCGCGTTGGCTGGTACAGGTGTCGGGAAATCTCTATTCATGTGCCACGTCGCTAGCTCCGTGTTGCTCCAAGGGAGGAACGTACTCTATATTACAATGGAGATGGCAGAAGAGAAAATTGCTGAACGAATTGACGCAAACCTCCTCAACGTAGACATACAAACACTGGCACAGTTACCTAAGATAATGTTTGAGAATAAGATCACAGACTTATCTAAGAAGACACAAGGTAAACTCATAGTAAAAGAGTACCCCACTGCGTCAGCACATGCGGGTCACTTCCGAGCACTCTTAAATGATCTGGCATTAAAGAAAGCATTCAGACCAGAGATAATATTCATAGACTATCTAAATATCTGTACATCGCAGAGGTTTAGAAATGCGTCGGTCAATTCATATACCATGGTTAAGTCGATTGCGGAAGAGCTCCGTGGTCTTGCAGTTGAGTTTAATGTACCACTCGTCTCCGCTACTCAGACGACTCGTTCTGGCTATGGGAGTAGTGATGTTGATCTTACTGATACAAGCGAAAGTTTTGGGCTTCCCGCAACTGCTGATCTTATGTTTGCTCTTATATCTACGGAGGAATTGGAGGAACAGAATCAGATAATGGTCAAACAGTTGAAGAATAGATACTATGATCCCACACTTAACAAACGTTTTGTTGTAGGTATTGACAGAGCGAAGATGAGACTGTATAATGTTGAACAAGAGGCACAGAATAACATCATGGACTCAGGTCAAGTTGTTCTGAACCAAGATACAGTCAAGGCACTTACTCAATCTAAGGGTAAGTTCAATGACTTTAAGTTTTAATTATGAAAGACCAAGCATCTGTAGGAGAAGAGACTCCTGCTATCAAATATGATAGAGCACTTGCTCTGTTTACTGAATCACTCCTAGCACCTGACCACCACCTCAGAGGTTGTGCTCACAATCAGGGTTGCTACGATGAACTGATGGAGATCAGAGAACATGTCTTAGAATATGTCAAGACATTAAAAGAAGTCACACACCATACTAATCCAGATGAGAGTGATGACATTGAAACCGCTAAAGTTATTGATGCTAAATCATGAAAAAACAAATAGATTTTAAACGTTACGAGGAGTTCGTGGATGCTGTCACATCCGATTGTTCTAAAGATTTTGTCGATCTTGCTGATCGTCTGGTTGAACTTGACAGACAGGGTGCCAATATTGAACGTCTTACCACTTCTGGTGTTGGCCTTGCTGCTGAAAGCGGAGAGTTCTTGGAGATCGTTAAGAAGATGGTCTTCCAAGGTAAGCCTTGGAGTGACAGTAATAGAGAACATCTTCTTATTGAGTTGGGTGACGTTATGTGGTACGTAGCACAAGCATGTATGGCATTAGGTGTAGACTTTGAAGATGTCTTAGAGATGAACGTCAAGAAATTAGAGAAGAGATATCCTAGTGGAACATTTGACATCTATAAATCAGAGAACAGAGCAGCAGATGACAGGTGATCTATATGATGACATGGCAAAACTCAATTCTCTTTACCAAGAAATGATGTGGCCTAATACTGATGAGTTAGAGTTCGTTCCAGACTATAAAAACGATAGAATAATTATATACAACAAGTCTAGACAAGGAGATAATCCTTTCATACAAATACATGAAGGACCATAAAGTACATACCTCTGAGTTGATACTTAACAACCACCAAGAATTTGTAGATCTTGTAAGTGAGTGTTGGGATTTTCATCAGAATATATTTGGTGAAGATTCTACGTGGTCATACTACAAGTATAATTTCTTTTCTTTAGCAGCACCTAACGCTCTAGCGTATGAGTTGTTTGTTGAACTGAAGAATCTTATACCTGATGATGGTAAGTGGATGCAGTCATGGATCAATTATCATTACCCAGATCAAGTATTGAAATGGCATAACCACGACTGGGACTACCATGGTTATATAAGTATAGTTCCACATGATACTACAACTCGTTTTGCTGACTACTCAATAGTAAATGAGGTAGGTAATATCTACATAGGACCTGGTCACAGACAGCATGAAGTTATTGTTAACGAGAAGTTTGAGACTCCAAGAATCACAATAGGATTTGATGTCACAACACACACGGCTCCTCCTAATAATATGCTATCATTGATACCAATATAATGGAAAAGATTAATCTATTTCCTACAACTGTAGGTAAATTTAATTTAATAGACTATACTGATTGGGTTGCCAAGAGGTATGAACATCACATGTTCAATGAAGGTCTAACAGGAGAGTTAAATGGTAAGGTGTTAGTACATCTTGACCCACAACTTAATAGTTTTATGCTAGAGATCAATGACTGTATAGATCAGTACCTAGCATCTATGAACGTAGAATATAATATTCATTTCATGAAGACATGGTATGCTATCAGTGGTGAGGACTGTTCAGTTCCTAATCATTGTCATGACCCTGCTCATATATCATGGGTGTATTACTTGGACACACAAGACCCACTATGCTTTACTAAGGATAGTCAGAACGAGTGGTTCCCACAGGCATTTGCTGACGCAGAGAAGAATTTTCTTAACACATCTGTCTGGGAGGAGAACACACAGGAGGGTGACCTACTAATATTCCCTGCCAACTTGAGACACATGACATATAATACTGGACACCGTTGGAGTCTAGCAGGAGACGTGTTACTCACTAACACAGATCTAAATAAAGAAGGAGGACTCACACATCCGAAGTACTGGAAACAATTCTAATGGGAGCACTATCACCAAAAGATCTACGAAGCAATGACCCAACAGGTGTAGGAACGTCACGTGCTGCTGTATTGTTAGATGCCATACAAAAAGGAACTCCTCTAGAGTTCATGAAAGGTGGCAAGTATGCTGTACAGGTTAAAGACCCAAAGATAATTGGTCTACTCAAAGACGCTGCTGATACTATGGATGAAAAGATACATGATAAATTAAACGCTGCTATAAAAGGTAATGGTAAGTTAAAATATATCACGAAGAGTGGGACTGTTGATATGAAACTCTCTGATCTAGAAAAGACAACAAGGTTTGGATCTAACAAGGGATCAGGTGGTGGTGCAGCAGGAACAGCACTACAAGAGTCAGCTGCTGCATGGTTTTCTGCTGTTAGATTTAGTAGGAGTAAAGACTTAAAGTATGCTCCAAATGATGATGAATATAAAAGTGTTGAGAGTATAGTTGATACAGATAAAAAATTAGATGACATCAAAGCATTTCTAGAAGAAGAACCTGCATGGGTTGATTCATGTATGGCTACTGCTAACGCATTGTATAATGAGTTTGGTAAAGGAACAAAGAACAAATACAAATGGTACAGGGGTGGTAAGTTTGTTGACATGCTTAATAAACAGTTTAAGAAAGTCAACGACAGTTATGATTCAGCTCCATTTTCTAACTTAAACAAGTGGACACCCGCAGATATCTGGGCATGTGAGTGTAGTGTAACTCAGGATCAGTTGACAAAAGCAACTAACTTTGCTTCTTACAATGCTCTACTCAAAGAGTTTATTGATAAGAAAATATTGTTTGGTATATCTCTAAAGAAAACAACCAGTGATAAGATTACTCTTAAACATGTAAACTATAGTGCTTCAAGACCAGAGGATACTTTTAAAGACATATATGCTAAGTCATTTGACTCATTAGATGTTTGGATGTATACACAGGGTCAAATGAAAATAGAGGTTCAGTTCCGTGATACATCTGGAGGTAAAGGATTACAGTGGCAGGGTGAAGCGATAGGTTCTTTAGCTAAGCATGGTAAGATAGGTGGTGGTGTTTACAGTCGTATCCTAGGAGAGGTGACTGGTAAAGAACTGTATAGAAATATTGATGTGTATAAATCAGCAGCTAAAAGCGGTAGTTTAAACAATCGTCTATTGAGATTAGCAAAGAAGCATGAGGATATTATTAATGGAAGTAAGAATCCTAAGAAGTCTTCTAAGTTTGTAGCACCAAAGATGACAAAGGAAACTATAGACTATCATTACAATAGAACAACGACTAAAGGGCAGTGGGTTTTCTCAAAGTATCTTGGTCTATTATTTGTAGATAGAATGATGGACTTATCAACAGGTGACCAAGATAAAGTGGCAAATTTAATTGCGTTGTATGCTACATCACAATCAAAAGATTCCGCACCATATTTAAAAGCAATGTAATGGCAAACATAACTCAACTAAAACACTTAGAACATATAGAAGATGAGATGCTCAACTACGGAGTAGATGGGTGTGATGCTGCTGTGTCTGCTATGAAAGAGATGCTTCGTATGTTAGGTAAGAAACCTAGCAGTGGTTACATGCAGACTAAATGGGATGGTGCTCCCGCTGTAGTATGTGGTAAGCATCCTGTTAATGGTATGTTCTTTGCGGGAACCAAGTCAGTATTTAATAAAGAACCAAAGATATGTTATGACGAAGCAGATGTAGATATTATGTACGGTGATGCTAGTAATGATCTACAAGAGAAATTAAAATTCTGTGTCAAGTATTTTCCTGATCTTAATATACCTACTGTTGTACAGGGAGATCTGTTGTTCACTTCAGATGTAAAAGAGGAAGAGGTAGATGGTGAGAAATTATATACGTTTACACCTAACACTATCACCTATGGTATACCAGTAGATCATCCTATAGGCACACAGATTAAGAACGCAAAGATAGGAATAGTATTTCATACACACTACACTGGTAAAGAACTGACTACGATGTCAGCAAAGGGTGGTGCTCCTACTTCACAGTTCAGTAAGTCTGACAACGTGGTGGTAGTAGAGAATGATACAGAGATGTCAGATGTATCTGTTGACGCATCTAAACTTAAAAAGTTTGAAGCTAATGTCACAATCATAGCTCAGATGTGTAAGAAGTCTGGTAAGTTTTTAGATCATCTAGTAGAGAACATGGGTACGAAAGGTGATAAGAAGTTTCATGTAGCATCATATCTTAAACAGTTCTTCAATGCGGAGATCAAAGCGTCTCGTAGTATCACTGATCCTAAGAAAGCACTCAAGTCATTGGGTGAGTTCTATCACGAGAAGATGGGCAAGGAAGTTAATAAGATGAAGAGTGTACAGAAACAGGCAGAGAGAAGGAAGATGTTATACGATGGTCTAGCATATCTGGAAGACAATGAACAAGCGTTCCATGCTATGTTCAATCTCTATAGAAAGATACAAGAGAATAAAACTATAGTCATAGAAGCATTAGATAACCTTGAAACTTTTAGAACTTTTGTACGGACTGACAAGGGGTACAAGGTCACCGCACCAGAGGGCTATGTGTTACATCACAACGGAGACATGATCAAACTTGTAAATAGAATTGAGTTCTCTTACATCAACTTCACACTGGCAAAACAATGGAGATAATAGATTATAAATGCGTGTACTTCACCTTTGGTAGGTTCCAACCTCCAACGATAGGTCATGGTGAAAACTTCAAGGCAGTAGCAAGCAAGGCAGGGAAGTGTGACTACTATATCTACTTGTCGCAGACTGTAGATAAGAAAGGATCTAATCCTCTACCTCCTGACAGGAAATTATACTATGCTAAGAAGATGTTCCCACAGTTGTCAAAGAAAATTAGATCAGGTCCTAAAGATCCCGTTGCTATACTATCAGAACTACAGTCACAGGGATATGATGATGCTGTCATGGTAGTAGGTAGTGACAGAGTGCAGGCTATGCAGTGGATCAAGAACTATAATGGTAAGGACTACACCTTCAGAAAGATAGAAGTGATATCTAGTGGAGAACGTGATGCTGATGGTGATACCTTCGCTATATCTGGTACAAAGATGCGGAGAGCAGCTGAAGCAGGAGACTTTGAAGGGTTCAAGAAAGGTATACCAAAGGCTTTGGGACCTAAAGAGACGCGGAATTTATTCGATGAAATAGCAGAACTGTTATAAATAAAACTGTAATAAGATTAGAGTTTGATGAAATCATTCAGCGATTTCAAAACGATACGCAAAGAGGTCAAGGATCAGAACGTCCGTGACCAATATTATCGTGAAGAAATTTATAAGGTAGGTGAGTGGGTACTCACTGAGAAAGATCACGTTGGCAAGATCATACGTAGAGGTCCTAACTATCTTATATGTTTGACAGCTGAAGATACAAAGTTCCGTACATGGGTCAAGGACGTTAAGGAAGTCTTTGAAATTGGTACGGATGCCTATAGGCAATACGTTATGTCCTTGACACCTGGTCAGAAGGTACAGAAACCAGAAGGATCAGTCAAAGTCAAGCAAGTAATACCAACAGACCCCAAAAAAGATAAGATGGACAACCATGAATCCCTAGTTCAAGCTGTAGTAGATCAGCTTAACGAGTACTCACCAGTACCACCAGTCAAGAAGACACCAGTCGGAAAGGAAGGTACAGCTAACAAGAATCCTAAAGGCACTAGCGGTGCTAAAGGTGTTGGTGGCGGTGACGCACCTGGCATGAAGATGGCAGAACCAAAAGGTACAAAGGGTAAACCATCCATCAAGAAACCTAAGCATGCTTGTGCTACTAAGGTTGAGCATCCAGAGTGGGGAGCAGGAAACTGTCTGAAGGAACAGCACACACTAGACGAAGACGGAACAGTAACACACTACGATGTTATGTTTGAGCATGGTCTAGAGCAGAACGTATCAATCAACGAACTCAACGTCACACTGTCTGAGTATCATGAACACGCAATCAATGATGACAAGAACAAAGAAGTTCTTGATGAGAAGAGTCTTGATCCAGTCAACAAGGTGGCAGTAAAGAAAAAGTTTAAGAACAGAAAGGATAAAGATATAGACAATGATGGTGATACAGATAGCAGCGACAAGTATCTTCATAAGAAGAGAAAGGCAATCTCTAAAGCGATGGCAAAGGAGCATCATGAGAAGGATCCTTCTACTGGAAAAGTTATTCCACATTCAGATGAGGAGAAAGATAAGGATCTAGGTGGTGATGGTACTCCTAGCTCAGTAGAGGAAGCATCACTAGCAACAGCACGTAAGAACATAGGTAGAGATCCTAAGAAACCTAGTTGTTGGAAGGGATATAAAGCAAAAGGAACTAAGATGAAGGGTGGTAAGTCAGTACCAAACTGCGTTAAAGAGTTCGCTGAGTGGCGTAAAGAGGTAACTGAAAAAAAGTAGTAGGTCCCGTTGAGATCATGCCTGAGATCGACGATGCCGATGGATCTCAACCGCACCTCAAAGGGGACAAGAAAATGCCCAAGGTACCTAAGCAAAAGGTAAAGGAGGCATGTAACCATACACAGAAAGGCGATGAGTGTCCTGTTCACGGTACAAAAGATTGTGCAACTGTAAAGGAAGAGGCACCAAAAGGAAAAAAGTATGCTAGGATGGTCAAGCATATAAAAAAGAACTATCCTAAAGACAAAGAAGGCATTGCTTATGCTACTGCTTGGAAGCATAAGAACGAAACAAGTATGGAAGAAGGTAAGAAGACCTGTAAAGAAGGTCACTACTTCTGTAATGATGACCAGAAATGTAAACCTATTCCTAAAGGAGCAAAGGTGAACAAGGATGGTATCCTAGAAGGTGCTGCTTGGACTAAGAAGTCTGGCAAGAACAAGGAGGGTGGACTCAATGAGAAGGGACGCAAGTCTTATGAACGTGAGAATCCTGGCTCTGACTTGAAAGCACCATCAAAGAAGAAAGGAAACAAGCGAAGAGCAAGTTTCTGTGCTAGAATGAAAGGTATGAAGAAGAAGTTAACGTCTAAGAAGACTGCTAACGATCCTGATTCAAGAATAAATAAGTCACTTAGAGCTTGGAATTGTTAATGACATACAAAGCATCAGACAAATACACACCTTACGATTGGTGGTTCGATCAAGAAGTACCAAGAGCAAACTATGGAAGTTTACAGTGTTGGTTGTATGATGAGAATAAGCAAGACAAATATATAAATGCGTACGACATGCTGATAGGCAGTTGCCTTTACAATATACAATGGGGATGTGGCAGTGAGGAAAATTTGGTACGAGGACAGATTAGAAAACCTTAGTTCCTACCGTAATTTAAGAGACAAACATAAGGAAATAATTCCAGAGATACTAGCATTCGTCAAGGACAATGAGTACTTGATGGATCAATGGATCATGGATAAGTGGGTGGATGATAAGAACCTAGGACGAGTACAACTATGGGATGGTGACTGGAGAGTCATACCCTTTCCTATCAATGAGGTAGGGTGTACAGCAATAGATGGTGACTACCAACTCAGTGAGATGGTATCGTTTGCTAAGCTCTTTAATATTACATTGGAAGAGATGAATGAGTTAGGTCCTAAGATCTATGACAGTTTCGTACGTTGCTGCCCCAAGACAGCAGCATACTTAGAAGAGGATATCCTTAAGAAATTGTTAAAGTCCGCAACAATCTCTCGTCTTTCACCAGGTACTAAGATAAATCCTCATAACGGTGACATTGATTCTCTACGGGTACACTTCCCAGTAGTAACAGATCCAGATGCTTGGTTATCAGTAAGAGGACGCAAACGTACTTGGGAGGTAGGGAATGTTTTCGGATTTTATGATAATGATAAGCATTGGGCTCAGCATAATGGCACTAGGGATCGTATCGTGGTCATATTTGATTACTCCATTGACCAGTTAGAAGAACTCACAGACTTCGTGTTAGAAGACCCCTATATAGATTAGTAATTACTGTATTATTATGACTAAATTCTTACTACCTATTGCTATCAACATTATCGACAAAGCAGTAGACAAAATCCCCGAAGATCTAGAGGGTAAAATCAAGGAGTTCGTTATCGGATTGCTGAAGAAAGCAGCAGCTAAATCAGGTAACAAAGTAGATGACCAACTGGTTGCAGCACTAGAGAAAGCACTACTTGAATAAATAAATCATAGGTATTAAACAAACAAGGAGATAGTGTCTCATGTCACTTTATGGAAATGATGACAGCAATGCTAATAAAACCAAAGCTGGTATAGGTATTGGTGCCTCATCACAAGCAAAAACTGTTGTCTTTATTGACGATACAGAAGCACAACTCAAGTCCAATAAGGACAGAGGACTCAACGCACCTGGCTGGTGGTCGTATTTTACATACACCGACAGTCATGGTAAGACACGCCATAAGGCAGAGCAACTCGTTTACATTGCTAAACCAGAAGCTAACGCATCTGAGACACAAGCCGACGATACAATCGGAGCAGACGTACTAGAGACCATTACTATTACTGGTCAACCTGCTAACTCCACTTCTTCTAGTGAAGCAGGAACATTTGCTGTTACAGTATCTGTTGACCAATCTGGTACTCCCGCATACGTATGGCAGAGACAGACAGCCACTGGAAACAGATGGACTAACATCACTGCTAACCTTGACACAGGTATCACATACGCTAACTTCACTACAGCAACCCTTGGTTACAGTAGCTACGGTGATGATTCACTCGACGGTTACAAGTACAGATGTAAGATAACTACATCTAAGGGTGCTACAGAAGTAATCACAAACGGAGCTGCTACACTCACATACGGCAACTAATGAATGAATTTTACTGAATTGACTGAGGACAACTACGTCCTATTCGCTATTAAATATTATGATAATCCTTCAGCGGTTACCAAAGAAGATTTTTTAGATGACCTGAGACGCTTTAAATATATCAAGCGTCTCATTAACAAGTATCTAAAGAACGGAGAGGTCAAGTTACACTTACTTCTCAATCATATTATAATAGTATATAATGTGTTCAATGAGGCTGCTACTCCCCTCTTGTTCTACAAGATGGACAAGGAGTATTGGTCTATCATAAAATCAATTATGATATTCCTTGAACGCTATCCCCAAGTTGAGACTGATACTCTCAAACGAATACCTATTAACGAACAGATCATTAAGGAACTCAAATCATTATGAACCACGGACTCGCTGAGATGGGAACATTTGGTGGCAACGTGGGTCCTATTAACACCCCCGTCACAGGACAAGGTGCTATAGCAGGGTTTGATCCGATCATGAAGTTCTCCAAACGTGCCACTAAGAAACGTAAGAAGCAAGAGTCTGCGGGTAAACAGTGGGATCACAGGAGAAAAGATCCTACCTACATAGATGGTAGGAGCAAGCAAGCTCGTAAACTTATTAAACGATTAGCTAAACGCAAAAAGAAAATGAACGAAGAACAACTAGCAGAATCTGGAGCTGCTACTAAACAAGCATACAAGTTCTTATCTCAGCGTCGTAAGGTGCAGAAGAAACAAGAACGTGATAAGAGAGCCGCTAACCGCAAGAACGAGATCCAGACAATCGCTCGTGCTAAGTCTGCTGACTATCAACGTAAGGCAAAAGATAGACAGAAGAAGATCGCACAGAATCTTAACAAGGATAAAGGTAAGACAGAAGCATATGATGGTGCTAACATTCTTAACTTTATGCTAGAGCAGATCGAAGATACTAACACCAACCCTACAACATACTTCTTCTATGATGATAGTGAACTAGAAATCACTGTTAAGGAAGCAGCATATGTAGTAACTAAGTTTATGGAATTAAGTGATGACCACAAAGAAGCATGGATCGACAACGTTGGAAACTCTAAACAGTTCCTATCAGATTTCATCAACATGTAAGTTTGGCAGGATGAAGAACATCCTGACAGAAGAAGAGAGACAGAGAGCAGTAGATATAATACACAGTCTAGATAAATGTTGGTTGAACCGTAGTGGTGGTCAACCACACACCCCTCGTGTTCCGTTCTGGACGCTAGGAGCAGTCACTTATCTCGATGGTACAGAGAACATAGGCATGTACCATAGACATAGGAAGGCAATCAATCCAATATTAAAGAAGAAGTTCTCTTGGTTGTACGACATTCTGTGTCGTAGATTCGAGGAGGAACTAGGGGATCCTTGTACCATTGATGATAAACTAGGTCATCCTGGTTTCCATGTGTTCGGTCAGAAGAAAGGGATCTCTATGACTGATAAAGAATGCTATTGGTTATCACAACCACTTGCTAGTATCCACACAGACATACAGTACAAGGAGCACAACTACTACTGGAAGACGTTCAAGGAGTATGACCTAGAGAATACACTGAACTTTACTCTGGCACTAGAGATGCCTAAGTATGGTGGTGGACTGTACATCTGGGACTGGGTGGACATGGATCAGGACTTCATAGATAACTTTAACTTCCAACACAACGATGACAAGAACAGTCAGCTGAAGAACAAGTTCCTCTATGACAATGGAAGCTATAAGTATAGTAAGTCTGGACTCAAGGGTGAGATATGTTTCAACTCTGGTACAGCAGAACTTAAGAGGATGGATCACGAACCACTGTTCGAGGAGTATATAGAGAAGAACCTAGTATATTTCACAGGTCATATCGTACATCAGATAGCTCCCGCTAGATATAAGTGTATGCCAGACGACAATCGCATCACCTTACAGGGTCATGGGATCAAGTGCGATGGCATTTGGAGGTTCTATTTTTAAATAGTAATAAATAACTATTATGGAAAACATTAACACTGCCATAATAGAAAGACTCGAAAGAGTTGTTGACTCACTGTCTGAGAACTCTCAGAAGATGGGTCAGCTTCTTGCTGTACATAACGAGAAGTTAGAGAAGCAGGATCGTATTGATGGTGTGTTGTTTGAGAAGTTAGAGACTCTTAATAAGGATTTCAATAGAGAAACAATAGCAATAAAGAAAGGATGCGAGAGAGATATACGTAAGGTAGATGACAGACTCAGGATGATGGAGAAGAAGATGTGGAGTATCGCAGGGGGTCTCACTATCATATCATTCCTCGTAAGTCCAGTGGGGCAGAGGTTTATCAGACCGTTGACAGATCAATCAAACACTGCTAACATGGTACACAGTGTATCCTTAGTAGATGTCGATAGACAATCAGTTCGTATTTAATATATCTGGTTCGCTAGACCAATTTAAAAAGAAGAATAAAGGAACCTATAACTTCCGCTGTCCTTACTGTGGTGACTCACAGAAGTATAAGAACAAAGCGAGAGGTTATTTTTTTACTGTCAAAAATGATCTAGTATATAAATGTCACAACTGTGGTGTTGGTAGGAGCTTCGGTAACTTCTTGAAGGAACAGTTCCCTACTCAGTACGACATGTATGTGATGGAAAAGTACAAGGCAGGGTTGACAGGTAAGCACAGAAGTGTGTCAAAACCTAAGTTTAATTTTGATAAACCAACATTCAAAAGACGCATACATCTTGAACCACTTTCTTCTCTAAATAATTCTCACTTGGCTTTAGCATACGTCATGGGAAGAGGTCTTCCTCTTGACAAATTAGATGAGTTATATTATTGTCCTAACTTCAAGGTGTGGACAAATACACACAAGCAAACATTCAAATCTACTAAGCATGACGAGGAACGTATTATCATTCCCTTGAATGATAAGGACGGAAACCTCATGGGATTTCAAGGCAGGGCATTCCATAACCCTACACAGATGAGATACATTACAGTCATGTTGGAGAAAGATGCTCCCAAAATATACGGACTAGACAAAATCAATGAAAGCAAACCTATCTTTATTGTCGAAGGACCCTTCGACTCGCTCTTCTTGGACAACTCGGTTGCGATGGCTGGGTCTGACCTTGATCCTAGGTCGTTTGGTTGGAGCGATTATATTTGGGTTTATGATAACGAACCTCGTAACAGAGAAATCGTCAACCGAATCGAGTCCACCATTGACAGAGGAGATAAGGTAGTCATCTGGCCGTCAGGTATTGATGACAAAGATATAAATGACATGTTCAACAGTGGCATTGATCCACAAAGTGTGATAGAATCAAACATCTATCAAGGACTACAAGCAAAATTAAAATTAAACAACTGGAAAAAAATATGAGCAGCATAAACGTACTCAAGAGAGATGGAACCCAAGAGGAACTCAATCTTGAAAAGGTACATAAGATGGTAGAGTTCGCAGTAGAAGGACTCGCAGGAGTATCAGCATCACAGGTAGAAATACAATCAGGACTACAGTTCTGTGATGGTATTACATCTAATGATATTCAAGAGATCTTAATTAGATCAGCAAGTGATCTTATCAGTGAAGAACATCCTAACTATCAATACGTTGCTGCTAGGTTATTGCTATTCGGACTTCGGAAAGCAGTACATGGACACCCAGAGATACTTCCCCCGCTTTTGGAGCACGTCAAGGGGTGTATTGACAAAGGAGTATACGATGGAACTATCGTGAACCGCTATAGTGAAGAGGAGTGGGACAGGATTAACAGTTTCGTCGAGCATGAAAGAGATTACTTATTTACCTACGCAGGACTGCGACAGGTTGTTGATAAGTATTTAGTCCAAGACAGAAGCACTGGTGAACACTATGAATCACCGCAGCAGATGTATATTATGATCGCTGCTACACTCTTCGCAAACTATCCAATAGAAACAAGACTCGATTATGTCAGACGCTACTACAACGCAATCAGCACACACAAAATCAACATCCCCACCCCCATCATGGGAGGGGTCAGGACACCCATTCGTCAATTTGCATCTTGTGTTCTGGTTGATATTGATGACACCCTCGATAGTATCTTTAGCAGTGATATGGCTATTGGCAAATATGTCTCACAGAGGGCTGGTATTGGGATTAACGCGGGCAGAATCCGTGGCATCAACAGTAAAATCAGGGGTGGAGAAGTACAACACACAGGTGTTATCCCCTTCCTTAAAAAGTTCGAGGCAACTGTTAGATGCTGTACGCAAAACGGTATCAGAGGAGGGTCAGCCACTGTACACTTTCCGATCTGGCATCAAGAAATTGAAGACATCATTGTTCTCAAGAACAACAAAGGGACGCAAGACAACAGAGTAAGGAAGCTTGACTACAGTATTCAACTCAGTGAACTATTCTATCAGAGATTCATTGAGGCAGGAGAGATCTCACTGTTCTCTCCTCATGATGTACCAGGTTTATACGATGCCTTCGGTACAGAATACTTTGATGAACTCTATGTAAGGTATGAGAATGACACAAGCATACCTAGGAAGACTATTGACGCACAAGAACTGATCCTTGATCTACTCAAGGAGAGATCAGAGACAGGTCGTATCTATCTGATGAACATAGACCACTGTAATAGTCACAGTTCATTCAAAGACAAGGTAAGTATGTCTAACCTATGTCAGGAGATCACTCTACCTACTGACCCTATTGATCACATTGATGACGCAGGAGGAGAGATAGCATTGTGTATACTGTCTGCTATCAACGTAGGTAAGATCACACAACTAGATCAACTAGAAGATCTATGTGACCTATCTGTCAGAGGACTAGAAGAACTGATAGACTATCAACAGTACCCTGTAGCTGCTGCCAGACGCAGCACACTGGCACGTAGATCACTGGGGGTAGGGTACATAGGGTTAGCACATTATATTGCTAAGAATAAAGTTAAGTATGATGACCCAGAAGCATGGAAATTAGTACATGATTTGTCTGAAGCATTCCAATACTACCTACTCAAAGCATCCAATCAGATAGCACAAGAGAAGGGGGCATGTGAATACTTTGATCATACTAAATATTCAGACGGGCTACTTCCTATTGACACGTACAAGCAGGACGTAGACGACATCGTACCAAACGTATTGAACTATGATTGGGATACTTTACGCAATGACATCAAGACCCACGGTCTTAGGCACTCAACATTGTCCGCACAGATGCCATCAGAAAGTAGTTCCATTGTGTCTAACGCAACCAACGGAGTCGAACCACCAAGAGATTACGTGTCCATTAAGAAGTCAAAGAAAGGACCTCTTAAGCAAGTTGTTCCAGGTTTTCCATATCTAAAAAGTAACTACACATTGTTGTGGGATATGCCAAGTAATGAAGGGTACATCAAAGTTATTGCTGTCATGCAAAAGTTCTTTGACCAAGGTATATCAGGCAACTGGAGTTATAATCCTGAGAACTATCCAGATAATGAAGTGCCAACCTCTGTCATGGCACAAGACTGGTTGACCACCTACAAGTATGGGTGGAAGACATCATACTATCAGAACACGTATGATGCTAAGAAAGATGCAGAGGAACCTATTGCGGAAGTAGCACACACTGATCTCAATAGTTTACTAACAGATATTATGGAGTCGAATGAAGAAGAGTGCGAATCATGTTCAATCTAATAACGAAATGGCAATCCCCGATGGAATGACTGTCTTCAATACTGAGGACGTTGATACCAATAAACAACACATGTTCTTTGGTAAACCATTAGGAGTACAACGATACGACAAGTACAAGTACCCTGTATTTGATAAACTAACACAGCAACAGTTAGGATATTTCTGGAGACCAGAGGAGGTCTCCTTACAAAAGGATAGGTCTGACTATCAGACACTATCTGATCAGCAAAAGCATATATTTACTTCCAACCTTAAGTACCAGATACTACTGGACTCAGTTCAAGGTAGAGGACCAGGCATGGCATTCATTCCTTATGTTTCCCTACCAGAACTAGAGTCTGCCATGTTGGTGTGGGAGTTTATGGAGATGATACACAGTAGATCTTATACATATATTATTAAGAACGTGTACTCAGATCCTAGTGATGTCTTTGACAAAATCTTAGACGATGATAAGATAATAGCACGTGCTGAATCGGTAACGAAAGCATATAATAATCTGATCAATGCTGCTCAGAACTGGGGTACCAGTAACCTATACAAAGATGGTCACAAAGAAACCTACACCTCCTCCTATGAACTCAAAGAACTCAAGAGACTACTCTACCGTGCCATCGTCAACGTTAACATTCTTGAGGGCATTAGGTTCTATGTATCCTTCGCTTGCTCGTTTGCGTTTGGTGAACTCAAACTTATGGAAGGATCAGCTAAAATTATCTCTCTCATCTCCAGAGATGAAAGCCAGCATCTTACACTTACTCAACAAATCCTCAAGAAATGGCAAGAAGGAGACGACCCCACAATGGTTGATATCGCAAATGAGGAAAGGGAAAATGTCCTAGACATGTTCCGTAACTGTGTAGATGAAGAGAAGGATTGGGCAGACTATCTGTTTTCTAATGGTAGTATGATCGGACTCAATGCTAAACTACTACACAAATACGTGGAGTTCATTGCTAACAGGAGACTCAGAGCATTAGGATTAGATCCACTCTATGATATTCCTATCCGCAACAACCCACTGCCATGGACAGAGCACTGGCTTAACTCCAAAGGGCAGCAGAACGCTCCACAAGAGACAGAAATAGAGTCTTATGTAGTAGGAGGTATCAAACAAGATGTTAAGAAGAATAGTTTCGCAGGATTTAAACTCTGATGCCTAAGATAAAGTTTGAAAAAACATTACTAATAGGATCAGGTACTATTCCTTGGTACATGAAGGCAAAGAGATGGGCTAAGAAACAAAAGTTTCCCATCTCTTTTTTATTGCTCGGTGCTATCGAGTGGTTGAAAAATTTTTGGATTGATGTTAAAATATATAATAACATGCGTGACATAGACCGTCAGGCAGAGGCACTCAAGAAACATTGGGAAGAACATGACGAACCAACAACCCCACACGTTGTGGAGACAGGAGTATTTGGAGATGAAGGCTGGTCTATCGAAATTTCAAATCCAGTTGTTGAAAGAGGGACCCCAACAATTAGCACAGGCATGGTTACTCCAAGCGATGCACAACGATTACAAGAGGATGAAGGGGATCAAGGAACCACCTAGTAGAGAGTCAGGTCATCAGACCACATTGAAAGAGTTCTTCAAACGATATGAATGATCAATATATTAGAGAGTACTGGGGTGACCCAGAACAATGTGATAAATTAATAGAGTTTTATAAAGAAGCAGATCGTCAAGGTTTTACTAAGGAAGGTAGGGTAGGTAGTATAGATTGCCCACAGGGTAAACCACAACCTGATAAGAAGAAGAGTACAGAGATGCCATTCGAGGACATCTGGAACGGAGAGATGGGTGATGATGTCTGGGGTCTACGTGACTACATGGACTTCGTAACTGACTGCTACTCAGATTACTGGGAGCACTTCAAGCTACCACCACCTATAGGGATCAAAGTCTTACCACAGATACAATACTATCAACCTGGTGAGGGATATTACTTCCCACATATAGATGCTGAGTCAGCAGTGATGAGTCGGGTGTTAGTTTACATAACTTATCTCAACGACGTGCCTGATGGTGGTACTATTATGGTGAACAATGATGGGTTCACTATCCACGCAGAGAAGGGTAAGACTGTAGTATTCCCTGCGACTTTCACGCACAAGCATGTAGGAGAGATATCAAAAAAACATGAGAAGTATATATGTACTGGATGGGTGGAGTGGTTATCCGTACAAGGTTAAGGTAACATAAAGTTGCTAAATATGTGTAGGTATGCTAACATACCTTTACGTTCATCCAATGATTGAAGTAGCACTACTCGCAACACTTCTATCTGAACACAACTCATTCCACTGGGATATGTCGTGTGCAGACTGGAACCGCAACAGAATAGAGATCCTTAGTGATAAGAGTCTCAACTCTGACGCACACGAGTACCTTATTGATTACCTTCGTACGAAAGTTGAAGGTGAATGTGATGCTTACATCATAGGACGCAAGTAAGCCGACTCGGAACGGATCGTTCATCCCTCTGGCAGGGGGACGCAAAAGCCGACTGAAGGAACGGGATTAAAAACCCCTACTATTTCAGGAGAAAATCTCATGGCACAAGTCACTTATCGTGGTGTTAAGTACGACACCAACAACAAGAAAGCTCAGCAGCAAAAAGAGGTCGAACTTACCTATCGTGGCATTGCTCACGCTAAGTAATGGAAGTACTATGGATCTCTGCTGCTTCAGTAGTTTTCCTATCACTAATCTATGCTGAGACTATGCTTCTCTACAAAGAGAAGAATGCTTAAAAGTATTCCCCGCTACATATAGTAGTCGGGGATTTTTTTATGCAGCGAAACAGACTCAAGCAACTGCTTGAACAACTTGAAGAAGTACTAGCAGAACTAAAGGTAGAGGTATATTCTGATGTCGATAAGTATCGAGATGAAGATGGTTATTATGTAGGTGAAGATGATGACGATGGATACCCCGATTGATTATGAAAATCCCTGGTACTACAAAGGTTCAGCTTTCACTTCTGACGATATTAATGATCTCTTCGGTTTCGTCTACCGCATTACAAATCTCAGCACGGGCAAACAATATATCGGAAGAAAATATTTCTGGCAAAAAAGAAAACCCAAAGGAGGAAAGCGTAGAGTCACTTCTGAATCAGACTGGAAGCGATACTTTGGAAGCTCTGAGGAGCTTAAACGAGACATTAAAGATCTGGGCAGAGAGAATTTCAGAAGAGAAATCCTCTCAGTCCACAAGACCCTCGGAAGAGTCAACTATGAAGAGACCCGACAGCTCTTCCTCAACAACGTGCTCACCGAGTCAGTAGATGGCTTGCCAAAATACTATAATAATAATATACTAGGTAGGTATATGCGTAAGGATTATTTTGATGCTGACAACTAAAGAGTTAGACATCATATACGAGTGGGGTATGACAACTGAACTACCCTATAAAAATGCTCCTACTGCTGAGGGATACTCGAACCAACCCATAGGTATGTGTTGGTTGAAGGGTACAGGTAAAGCATTCTCTGGTGTACGTACATCATTAATAGATGATAAGAAGGTCATTGACATTCTATCTAAGGATGAAGTACTATTTGCTACAGGTGCTATGTTCTACGCAGGAACTAAACTACCTAAGCATCGTGATCCTCCTGTCTACCCTGATAGATATAGAAGGATACACATACCTCTCGTCGTACCCTGTGACAAATGCTGTTACATGGTGTGGGATGGAGAGAAGAAACCATGGAGGTCAGGTGAGTATGGAGTGTGGGATGTCCAAGACGTAACACATGAGGCATACAATGTATCCGATGGTGACCTAGAACTAATCTTTATAGATATTAAAAAATGAGAAACCAAATGGTGAGTGCTCTTCTTGCTCATGCTCAAGGAGATATACAGAAGCACAAAATGAATGTAGAAGTTTACTTAGCTAACCCTGTTGGTATTGGTGAACACTCCAACGTCATGGAAGCAATCGAAGAAGAGTTAAACATGATCGCTAAGTATGAGGATCAGATCACAGTGATTAAGAAACATTTTTTACTCAAGGATCAAGGATGAAACAGTACGATGTAGAAACTGTCTGTACCTACAGGACGTGGGTCAGAGTAGATGCTGACGATGAGAAGGCAGCGGAGAGAAAGGTAAAGGACATGGCATGGGACATGACACGCATACAATATCAAACTATGGTTGAGTCTGAACCAACAGGAACAGTGAGGGATGTTAATTAGATCATATCTAGATGTACATACACCTAATGTGAACTGTACCTTACAGCACAACTGTAACTCGATAGGTCGTAAGAACTATTGGTTAGGTAAGGACGATGCTCCAAGGAATTTTATTGAAGAGTATCTACACCAGTGGTACTATGCTTTCCTTACTGGTGACTATAAAGGTATGGAGTATTGGGTATACAAATCAGAGAACGGTAATAGTTTTGATCCCTTTCACTTTGATAAGGATGAAAGAGATCCACAGATCACACACCCTAAGTGGTCAGCATGTATCAACATGACTCTTGATAAGGGTGCTACATGTATCAGTAACATGACCTATGGTGACATCAAACCTACGGAGTGTGTCTATTCATATGGAGCAGAGGGTAAGACTGTAATATGGGATGGTAATGTAGCATGGTCAGACATGGCAAGCCATGATGACTGTAAATTATATGTGAACGTGTGGACAGACAGGAGACCCAAAGGGTTGACTCGATCAAAAGAGATGGCATACTATCCTTACACCATGATCAAAGGCATGTATGATAAGTGTCCTATTATACCATTCGAGGGAGAGAACTACCTTACACACACTCATATGTGTGGTGATTTGTTTGATCATTTTGTTCTTAAGGAACCCGCAGAGAGAAATTTTGGAGAGACATATCGTGTGACAGATGTTGTTGTGGCATGAGGACCTTGACATGATCCCAAAGATATTGTATACTAAATAACATTACATAACACAGGGATCGAAAGATCGTGCCCCTACGTGATGTAAGATACTTTTGTCGAAGGTATTTCCATCCGCAGGGGTTTTCCCTTGCGAGAGACTATAACAAAATTCATGTCTATTAAATCAACAATCGCTGCAGTGGCAGCATCTCCATTCCTTCTAGCTGGTGCAGCATTTGCTGGTCCTTATGTGAATGTAGAAACAGTACAGTCTTACTCAGGTGATGACTACACAGGTCTATCAACAGAACTACAGATCGGTTACGAAGGTGAGAACTGGTATGTATCTGGTGGTCCTATCGTAGATTCTCCAGACAACGGTGAGTCTTCAACAGACTTCATTGGTTACGTTGGTGGATCACTTGCTCTTACAGACGCAATCGGTGCTTACGGTGAGTTATCTGTTCAAACAGATGAGACTGCTGACAACGCATACGGTGTTAAAGTTGGTGCTAAGTACACATTCTAAATAAGGTGAGACCTTTCGTGCGGTCTCTACAATTCGGAACTTACAGAGGGTGCTTGACACCCTCTTTTTTTATGGTACAATGTGAACATCTCCTAACAAATAAATAAAATTGTTACAGGAGATTAAGAAAATGTTTAAGATCAGGTGGGAGGGACATACCTTACCTGAGTATGACCCAGAAAAGCACAACCCAGAGAAAGTATTTGCTCTGCTCTGTTACCGTGGGGTAACATATGCTAAGTGGGTTCAACTGAACATAGTCTTTTATAAGTACAACTGGAAAGTAACTCTACAAAAATGATTGAAATTACAGAGAAGCAACTCAAGATGAATGAGAAATCATATCTTGATAGAGTAGAGCAGGGTGAACCTATACTCCTAGCGAAGGAAGATGGATCTAAAGTGCTGATGGTACCTCAAAACCCAGAGGATCTAAGGCATCTGTGGGATCATGACGACGGAGCATAAATAAAAATAAACTCTCAACACAATGTGGAACGTACATATAATAATTGACACTAACAGTGCCAGTGAACTTGCTACTGGTGTCACATCATTAAAAACATTTGCTACTGGATTTCCTGGCATCAAACCTACAGTACATGATACTGCTAGGCATGGTGAGCAGATGAGGTACGTGAAGCAGTGGTGTTTAGACAACGATGCTGTCTACTCTAGGTCTCTTGGTGCGTTTAAGAACTCAGATGTTATATACTCAGAGATTATGCGTAGGTCTACACAACCTACTGTGATCATGTTTGGAGACTGTGTGTTCTATCAGGACATGCGAGGTACAGTGGTGAACAAATGGTTCAAGGGTTTCCGAATACCATCTACTGATAAGGGTACAGCAAGCACTGTCTTCCCAGACTACAAGGTAATTAAGGAGAGTTATTTTGGTGAGCATCTACTGTTCATCAAGGAACCAGTAAAGGGTTGGGCAAAGGTACAATCTATGATTGATGAGTTCGATTCCTTCTACAGATTATGGTCTCCAAGCTATGTTATTAGAGACGGATACATATACGAAGAACCAAAGGGACTAACATATCCTGTGTGGAAAACCGAATCAGAATCGTTTTCTGCTGATGACTTAACTAAATATGATACAATAAAGGGTGGTGGAAAGTACACCATGATACAAAAAGAACTGATCGACTCAGGTCAGACTGCCCTTGCTACTACCCATATGACCTACGTCAATGCTGCCATCGCAGAAGACTGGCCAAGTATTGTCGGAGCAAGGACAGCAATGTACTTGACATAACATTCATGGTAGGGTAGACTAGACTACATCCTATACTAGAATGGTTAACAAACTCATACAGAACATACCTTTATCCGACGCATACAAATCTCAAAGAGATACCTATACTAAGGAAGAGGTCAATGCTCTCATTGCTGCTGCTGTGTCAGAAGCAAGAGCTATTGATGAGGCATCAATGGCAAAGCACAACAGAGACGCTACAGTTATCTCTATGATACTGGGGTTCACTGTGCTCGCACTATTCATTGACGGACTACTTAGAATCCTAGGTATTATCCCACCGTTCATGGACATAGATGTCAACATTATAGATGACATCACACAACAAGTGTTAGAAAAACTACCTAAACTATGAAAAAGAGTGACGGAATCAGGCATCAACTGAAGTCTAGGTTCTATTATATGTTCTGGGGAGCAGCAACTGTTGCTGTTGTAGCGGGACAACTTTACGTTGGCACATCTTATCGTGCTATGGCTAAGTCAATGAACAGATGGTTCGAGGAAACCATTGACATTATCACAATGCCTAGTAGAATAGAAAGGTCGCCCAATAAATATTACGAACAGGACATGGTAGTAAGATGAAAGACTGGACACCTTCAAAGCAACACCTCCGTCAGAATGTATTGAGAAAACTGATGGCATCCTTTATAAACAGATCACCAAGAGAGGTGTATGATTGTGCGGACATGTGGTGTGATACACATGATAATGTTGATGGTGTCGTAGAATATTGTAAGACAAAGTATAATCTAAATTGACTTTTTAGTTACCAAAAAAGTGGAAAAAAATTTTCGGGTATTTTTTTACCCCTATGATTTTTCTAGACTATATAATAGACTGACTTAATTATTATGCAAAAAATTATTAACGGAATCGCTATCTTCTCTGGTGTAGTAGCACTAGGAGTCGTTGGCGTTGGTGGATACGTATTCATCAGAAAAGATGCTATCGTAGATAACATCAAATCAAAAGTAATGGAATCAGTTATGCCTGACATAGGTGGTGGCATCCAGAATGCTATTCCTGATCTAACTGGTCCTGCGTTACCATTCTAAGAACATGGCAGAAGTAAAGAAGGAGGAGAAGAAAGGTCTCCTCGGTAAACTAAAAGAGCATGCTGAGGATAAGGAAGAGCAACTAGCATTCCTATCTACCATCGTCAGACTTGCGGTACTCACCTGGTCGGCAGGGATATTAACATTGAACTACGTCGAGATACCTGGCTATGTACAAGAGCAGAAAATTGATCCGACCTTTATAGCTTCGGTCTTCACAGGAACTTTAGCTACCTTTGGTGTTCAGACTTCAAGCAAGAAGAAAGACAAGACCGAAGGATCTACTGGCGGTGGAACTGTTCAGACAATTAAGATTGAACAGATGCCATTGAAGATTGTTCCTGCTACACCACCTACTAAATGACATTCTCTAAAGATATAAAAGAAGGAACCAAGAAGTCACACTCTGCTGCTGAGAACACTTCATTCGTGAAGAGTTTCCTCGGTGGGTGTGTCAAGGAGGAGAGTTACAGGAAACTTGTAGCAGACTTCTACTATGTCTATCGTGCCTTGGAAGAACGCATGGACACCCATGCTATGTCACCTGTGCTAGGTCCTCTACAAGAGTTGAAAGAACTCAGTAGAACTAGAGCATTAGAGAAAGACCTTAAGTATTTCTATGGTGATGACTGGTTCATGAAGATTAAACCAAGTGATTCATGTCAATCATATGTCAATCGCATCATGGAGTGTGAAGAAGAGTTGCTAGTGGGTCACCACTACACTCGTTACCTTGGTGATCTATCTGGTGGTCAGATACTGAAGACCATAGCAGAGAAGGCAATGAATCTAGAGCAGGGTCTTGACTTCTATAAGTTTGACATCGAGGATAAGAAAGCATACAAAGCAAAGTATCGTGAGATACTAGACAACCTACCACTCACTGTGTCACAGCAGAATGCTATCATAGTTGAGGCTAACTTTGCTTTCCGTCTTAACATGTATATGTTTGACGAACTCGATGGCAGTGCTGCTATAGGTGCTTGGCAAGTGTTCTTCAACACCATGTTTAACAAAGGATAAAGTACCTATATGTTAGGGAACCTAGATAATGGTAGAATTAAGGAGCAACAAGATGAAGTAAAGGTCTCTTCATTATGTTTCAACTTTAACGGAGGACAACATGCGAATGTCAAGCAATCAAATGGCAGAATGGATTCATCACGACGACGACAGTCTCACACAAGACGAACTAATCGACGAATACTTTTCCTGTATGATAGATTGTACGGATAACATATGTCGCAAGGTTTGTACGGAAATTTTAAAGTAAATGTAAGGGACTCACCATAGAGTCCCTATTTTTTTGTTCTTGTGCTACTATATACTATGAGTATATTTACTTACTAATGAAAGAGTTTTTAAATTGGAGCAAGAGATGTGTGGTAGTCTGTGTACTACTTGTCTTCTGTTTCTTCTGGGGCAGCACAGCATACGCTGTCGAAATATTGATGGGCAATGAAGGGATGCTCGTCTTTGAACCATGTGAATTAACAATAGCTGTAGGAGATACAGTTACGTTTAGGAATAACGAACTACCTCCACATAATATGATGGTAGCAGACCATCCAGAGTATTCACACTCTGACTTAGCATTTGCTCCTGGCGAATCGTTTGATGTAACCTTCGATAAGGCAGGAGATTATAGGTTCCAGTGTGATCCACACGCAGGAGCAGGAATGATAGGAGTCATACACGTTGAGTAAAGGATACGATTTATTCGGAGACCATGGCAGAAACTTACCCACTCCTCATGGGAGTGGAGCAAGACCAATGTATGCCGACATGGGTAAATCATGTAGACCAGATCCAAATCGCAAGGTAACGTACCCACAGGTCGTTGCCTTGTTTTGTTTGGACTCACATAACACCAGTTACTTCTATGAAAGAGAGGATGGTACATACTATTGGCACCATTGTCGTAAGAACAAGGACGATATGTTTGTAGACGCAGAAGATATTCAACTAGAAATGTTTGGAAACCCTGTCCTGTCAAAGGATTTCATTATGAAGGCAATCTTAAGTGTATAAGTAGATGTAATACAATATATTAATACATGTTATCTACAGCATACCGCCTTCGTCTTGAAGGTATCTGCAAATCCATAGCAGCAGGAACAGAAGTCAGCATTGACGATATGATTTGGGCACAAAAATTATCTAAACGTAACACATCAGCAAGAGGTATGCTGAATCAAGCAAGAAGATTAGCAACGGATCCTGACTCAACTTTTCTTAAGTACTTGGATATAGGAGACCCAGATCCAAGGAAACACAAAAAGGGTTTCAGTGGAGCAGACGATATAGCAGAGTGGTTCCGCAACGATAACAGGTCAGATGACTGGAGGCAACGAGACTAATGTTTGAATTTTTGAAATGGGCATGGGAAGAACTAGGCTGGTGGGACGGTGTGTTCTTTACAGTGTGGATTATTTTGTTATACTATGCTAAGATAGCAATAGATAATAAGTTCAAGAAAAAGTGAGCGACATACAATTCAGAAGACATCGTGTGTTCAGAGAGACAGACGATGTTATCTTTTATGATATAAGTGTAGAAGAATCAAATGCTAGTGACCTCGTGGTACACACAGGTGCTGCTACATCACCTCCACCTGATTGTGTAGGAGGTAAACAGTTCTACATCCATAGTTTCCAAGACGATGTTAACAGAGTGATACAGGGTGAGAGAACCTTTGAGTTAGTCAACAGAGATTGGAAGTGCCCCTATCATATAGTACACCTTAATGTACACAGTGGTGCTTTGTTTATACCACGTGGTACATTCCATAGGTCAGTGTCAGGAGAGAGTGGATCTATAGTTATCAATCAAGCAACCAGATACGATGGGTTCGATCCCAACGCTGAGTTCTATCCAGTATCCACAGCAGAGAACATGGAGCTATATAATATACTTAAGAACGAGAAACCTGTCATCCATACACTAGGAGAATGACCGTTGTACATAGCGTAAACATCATGGTCTTCACGCTTTGCGTGGCAGTAATCTTTGTGATCTATGCTATACTAACTTACGATGACTAAATTTATACTACTACCTATCATACTGGTCGGGTGTACAGCACCTGTCACTGATCCTCCTGCTCATGCTGACATCATGCAGGACTATCAAACACTCATGACGTGGGCAAGACAGAACGTTCAGTACGAACGTAACAAAGTCAAGACAGAGGGCATAGAAGATGACATATATAAAGCATTAATGGAGTTTAATCATGGGAGCAATGACACCACCGAGCAGGAAGAGTTGTTACAACTTTCGAGTGATCAGCATTGACAAAGTAGTAGATGGTGATACAATAGATGTTACTATAGACCTTGGGTTCGATCTCTACAAGAAAGAAAGAGTGAGAGTGGCAGGGGTCGACACACCTGAGAAGAGGACAAGAAATCTTGAAGAAAAAGCACTCGGTCTGGACGCGACTGAATGGATTAAAGACCACCTCGAAGGTGCTATTGACGGTGACGATGACCTTATTATTAGGACTGAACTTGATGGTGGGGTCGGTAAATATGGTCGTCTTCTTGGGTGGCTTTATATCGGGGATGCAACTGTGTCCCTTAACGAAAAAATGATAGACGAAGGGTATGCTTGGGCATACGATGGTGGTAAAAAGAATAAGAACTTCGAGGAACTAAAAGAGATACGTAGGAACCAAGGAACGTATGTCGATACCACAGATTAATAATGTAGGTGTGGGTGATGTCAATGTCTTTAGGATAGAAGTACCACAGATATATTCACTACCACCCGCAACACAGACAGTACCATTCATATTAAACATAGGTTCTCCTGTTGTTGACTTGCCTGGTTGTGTCAAGTTTCATCCAGACGCAGCAGACAATAGAGAAACCCCCAACCTAAAGGAGGATGACTCCAATGGGACGAGGGTTCTTTGTGATGGAGACTATCCAACGTATGATGCGATGGACTATACTCCAGAAGATTTAAACATATATGTAGAGACACCACCTCCTCCAGTACAACCACCACCTGACCCACCAGGTGCTCCAGAGACACCTGATACAGGTGGACTCACTGAAGAGACACCATGTCCAGGTCCTGCTCAACTAAGAGTGGGTGATGTAACACAGTCAGGTGATGAGAAGGTTGTAGGTCATGAACTACAGGGTACTACCTGTGTGACATTGTACGAACCTACCTCACCAGTGGAGAAGTATATACCACCTATAAATCAGGTGTCAACGGTGACCGCACTAGCTGTGGTTGCTACAGCGGGTGCTGCTGCGACACCATTACTAATCAGAGTCATACGACCTGTGATTAAAAAGATATGGACTACGATACAAAAAAAGGTAGGCAAGACACCTACCAAGTTAACAAGAATGGATATAAAAACTAATCAATATCGCCAATCGAAAGGTCTACCTCCTTTGAAGAAATAGAATGATTGTGTTCACCTACTACACCAGGTGGATTGATTAACATAACGTCAGCACATACACTATAGTATGGTGAGTTTGGATGGAATACTATGCCCTCCTTTTTCATCTGTCCACAATTTTTTAACCTAGCTATCTCAAAGTCAAGGCGTTTATTTGCTATGACCTGAGTACGATACTCATTATGTAAGGCAACAGACTCTTTACACTGCTGCATTGCTTTCTTATCTAATGGTATAGAGATGGTCATTGATAGACCTATGTTTATATTCTGCGTAGACTTCTGCCCAGTACGTGTAGGAACGTAGTAGAGTATCTCACCAGGGCTATCTGGTATGTTATCATCGTTGTTATCTGCCATGTTGTAGACTGGATCGTTGAACCAAGCCTCGTAAGGATCTTGCCACGTTCCTGTTCTGGTGACATATGGAGTAAGGTTCATGGTAGCCCCTTGACACTGAATACCATCACCATATGTGTTGGTGATGTACGGACCTTGTAAAACTTGTATTGCCTGGTTGGTAACTGAGCCTGAACTATTCGCGACTGGATTTGCTGTCGCTGATACACCACCCACATCAGTCGCCCTAGCAATAGGTACTGTAGGTAGGAGTGATAATCCTAAGATCAGTTTGAGAATATACTTGTGCTTTCTGTGACGCTTTGGACGGTGGTTTCTCTCTGTATTATCGTGTGAGTCTGAAGACCTGGTCCACTGTAATGCTCTGTGAATTGGAACGCTGCACCTGCTTCGGATTGCTTCCAATTTGGTTTGTTTGATGTTGATAAATCTAGTCCAGTCCATGTTGAAGTCACACCATTATTGGTATTAGTTTGTGTAGTTGTCACGTCAGGTGATATTGTTGTACCCTGTTCTACCTCTACTCCTGAGCCACTGACCGAATAAGTCCAGCCTGTTGCATAATCCATACTATTTATGGTCTCATTTGTAGTGACAGTCTGGGTTGTCACCGAAGTCATACTGCCCTGTGTAAAATTTGGCACCACGGGGACAGCGAGGGTAGGACTAACCCACCCAACGGCTAGCGTACATAACAAAAGTCTGATACGCATCGCCCATCTAGTCTATTGTTAATTCAGTTACAAACTGACCTGTAGTTAGAGTACCACTTCCTCCACCAACTGCTGTTACAGCATGTGCTGAGGTCACTGTACCTGTACCAGTTCCACTACCTACACCAGTAGATGTCTGATCTGAGTAAGCACTAACCGCACCTAAACTTGGAGCAGTAGTTTGTATAGCGTCACCTTCAATGAATGATTGAGAGAATGAGAACGCTGTACCTGCAGTGTGAGTAGCAGTAGCAATAGAACCTTGTCCTACACCATCAGTTAGAGTTCCTAGACCACCAACGTTTAGATCAGCAGATCCACCGCCACCTACGTCTGTAGACACGCCAGAACCTGACACACTATATGTTGATCCGATTCTTGAGACTTGTGTTGCTGCTGCGTTAGTCTGCAACTGTACACTGGACTGCATTCTATGTGTTACGTCCGCAAAAGCAGGAGAACCGAGTCCTGCTACCATACCGAGTATTAAAAACTTCTTCATGATGGTATAATTTACCTTGCACTATATATAAACCTTTACACTGATAAGCAAAACCTATAGCAATCATAAAGAAATCGTAAGACTGTCACACAACTGGCACACGGTACTTGACAAAACTTAATACTTGTATATATAATATTGTTACAGTTCTTTACAAACTAATTTCAATGACAACTACAACTGAATCAGGTGGCAGACAAAACATGTTCCCATCCGAGACACGTCCTTACATTGATGAGTCTGTGTCTTACGAAGGTTACCCTCAGAATGCTGAGAAAGTTAATGGTCGTTGGGCAATGGTTGGTTTTGTGGCACTCATCGGTGCTTACATCACTACAGGACAAATCATACCAGGTATTTTCTAATGGAAAATAATTACTGGAAGTACGCAGAGAGACTTAATGGTCGTCTCGCAATGCTCGGTCTAGTGATCGGCACTATCAACTACGGTCTATTCGGATGGATAGCACCAGGTTTATTCTAAAACAATTCTAACAGGTAAAAAACAATGACTCCAGAAGCAGAAAGATTTAATGGTTGGGCAGCAATGCTTGGCTTCGTAGCAGCAGTAGGTGCTTACGTAACAACAGGTCAAATCATTCCAGGTATATTCTAATGAAAGATATCGAAAAGGAAAAGATCGTTGCCGAGAAACTTAACGGTAGATTAGCAATGCTAGGCATCATCGCAGGGATCGGTGCTTATTTAACAACAGGACAACTCATACCAGGTTTCGTCTAATGACCGAGTTAGTAGCAGACAATGCTATCACTCCCTTCCAAGCAATACTATGGTGTCTCTATCCAGTAGGTGCCATAGTATTTCTTGAGTTATTCCTTCGTGCCATCAGTGGTGACGATGACGATGACGATGAAGGTGGTGGAGTAATGACACCAGTATACCAAGGAGCATAATGTATCACATTCTATTCACAACAATCGTTACCCTTTACATCGTGACAGGTGTAGGTAGCATCGCATATGTATGAAAAACTTAATGTTTAATCCGTACTACTCATTAATTGAGTTCGGATTTTTTGTTGTCGTAGGGACAGCAGCAGGATCACTAGGAATAATATGAGCGATCTAATGTCACAATCTTACCACGATGTCATGGAAGTATATAAAAGACCAATGAGCGTCAGGTACATACCCACATTCTTTTGGGCAATAGTATCTGTCGTATCGTTGTCTCTAGCTTTTCCACAGATCACACACGCTATGGATAAGGAACCTGTCATCTGGGTTCAAGTACCACAATGGTCAGATGATTGGGAGAAGTGTGCTGTAGATGTACCAGACGCAGCATGTCACTGGTACGTAGCAGAGGCAGATAATACATTCGGTGATGGTTTTGACTGGGAGACCGCACCATGGTTTGATGCTAACGGATTAAATGACGTAGCACCAATACAAAAACAAACAGTCGCACAAAAATTACAGGAGGTCGGATGATTCCACTACTACTATCAGCATCAAGTTTACTTAACTTTGTCTTCTACATCTATGCTATTGGATTTGTTATCGCACTAGGACTAGAGCAGTGGTTGAAGTTCAGACCACTCACACCTTCAACTGAACTGAACGAGAGACACATGTATATCGTACAGACAAATAGGAAGTACCTATGGAGAGAGACATGGATTGTTAATATTAACTGGTTCGTATGTAACCTAGGATTATACTTCCTATCAAGAAATTTACAACCAGTGGGCGATACATTCTGGCAGGGTATGTAAGATGAACGCAGCACACATCATCCCTATGTTCTTAGAGATCACAGCAGGAACTGTTGTGATCACTTCTGTCGCAGTTGTGATGATGAAGATGGCGATGGGTGAAGAATTTGAAGAATAGGTATATATACTGATTGACTTTTGTGTAAAGATATCGTAATATAAATAACTGAAGTGAGGATTTCCTCACCATTAGGAAGGACTCGAAACAATCGTAACCCTGACTACCAACTGCTCTCAAACCAAGACCTATAGGCAGTATAATACTTCGTCTTTCATATCCAGTAGTGAGGGATTACTGGAAATAAGTTTCGCATCTACCCTTGATGCCCTACTTAAAACGTCTTACTAATGACAACTCTTTCAAACAGAACCGCACGTAGAAGCGGTGGTCTCCTAGCAGGGTGGCCTGAATTCTGCGAGTGGGTTACATCCACAGACAACAGACTTTATGTTGGTTGGTTTGGTGTAATCATGATTCCATGCTTACTCGCAGCAGCAGCATGTTTCATCGTTGCTTTCATAGCAGCACCTCCAGTCGATATCGACGGAATCAGAGAACCAGTAGCGGGTTCTTTCTTATATGGTAACAACATCATCTCTGGTGCTGTAGTTCCATCTTCAAACGCTATCGGTCTACACTTCTACCCTATCTGGGAAGCAGCAACTGTAGACGAATGGTTATATAATGGTGGTCCTTACCAGTTGGTAATCTTCCACTTCCTAATTGGTATCTCAGCATACATGGGAAGACAATGGGAATTATCATACAGATTAGGTATGAGACCTTGGATATGTGTAGCATATTCAGCACCTGTATCAGCAGCTTTTGCTGTATTCCTAGTGTACCCATTTGGTCAGGGATCTTTCTCAGATGGTATGCCTTTAGGTATCTCAGGTACGTTCAACTTCATGTTCGTGTTCCAAGCAGAGCATAACATTCTTATGCACCCCTTCCATATGGCAGGTGTCGCAGGTATGTTCGGAGGATCTTTATTCTCAGCAATGCACGGTTCTTTAGTTACTTCATCTCTAATCAAAGAGACAACTGAAGAAGAGTCACAGAACTATGGTTACAAGTTTGGACAAGAAGAAGAAACATACAACATAGTAGCAGCACACGGTTACTTTGGTCGTCTTATCTTCCAGTATGCTTCTTTCAACAACTCAAGAAGTCTTCACTTCTTCCTAGCAGTGTTCCCAGTTGTATGTGTATGGTTAACCTCTATGGGTATCTGTACAATGGCATTCAACTTGAACGGATTTAACTTCAACCAATCAGTTGTTGATGTTAATGGTAAAGTTATCCCTACATGGGGAGACGTTCTAAACAGAGCAAACCTAGGTATGGAAGTAATGCACGAGCGTAATGCTCACAACTTCCCACTTGACTTAGCATCTGCTGAGACAACAGAAGTAGCATTAACTGCTCCATCAATCGGATAAATATATTTGTTCGAGATCAAAGACCTCCTATTTACAGGGGGTCTTTTTTTATGCTATACTGAGGGAAATCCGACTTTCTGTGCCCAGAAAAGTGGAAAAAATATTTCGGGTATTTTTTGCCCACAGGGTTTTTTCAATAAATAGTAGTGTACACGAGGTTACAAAGATGAAAACTATCGAAGAACACATTCAGTATGACTTAGACCACGTAAACGATCCAACAGTTTCTAGTGCTGCTAGAAGACACTTTAAAACTGAGTTGGTAGAGTTACAAGAGTACGCTGAACACCACAAAGATGAGATCGAAGCAGGAGATCATCACGACCCAAATGCTCTAGAGCTATTTTGTGATTTACACCCAGATGAACCTGAGTGTCTAGTATATGATGACTAAATGAACTTTATCGGCATATATGATGACATTTTGACCGCTGATGATTGTAATGTCATAATTCAATATTTTAACAAACATCCCGACAAAGAAGCGGGACAGATAGGGTATGGTTTTGTCGATCCTGAGTTAAAGGACTCTACAGACGTATATACGCGATTTTCAGAGTCCAGTTTGACTCATAGGATTATCTACAGTGCCCTAGTAAAGGCATTTGAGAAATACGAGAAAGAACATAAAAATTTACAACATACTGACCGATTTTCGTTACACGACAGTTTCAACCTACAGCACTATAAACCAAAAGGCGGTTTTAAGTTGTGGCATCATGAAACGACCAATTTCACTAATTATCCGAATCCGCAAACAACACGTGCCTTGGCATGGAGCGTATTTCTAAATAATTGCTCAGATGGAGGAACAATGTTCCTTGAGCAAGGGTTTACCATGGAAGCGATTGTTGGTAGAATAGCAATCTGGCCTGCTGCGTGGACACATGTTCACAAAGGACAGATATCTGAGATCGAAGAGAAATATATAGCTACTGGTTGGTTTAATTACGAAGTACCTCAATGAACTTTACTGTCTACTCAAAAGGTGGGTGCCCATTCTGCACTCGCATCAAACAAGTCTTAGAGCTTGCCAAATTACAATATGTGGTATATGATCTGGATACGGACTTCAACCGACAAGAGTTTTACGAGGAATTTGGCACTGGGGCAACATTTCCCCAAGTCACATGTAATGGTAAAAAACTCGGTGGTTGTACCGACACAGTAAAATACTTAAGAGAGCACAACTTTGTCTAAACAGATTGATGATGTCTACGAACTTGCTGAAAGAGCACTTGACGTAGCAATACTGGAGAAGAGGTTCCTGTTCAAACTATACCCACTCCTAACCCACTCTAAAGCGACTAGGAAGTCGACATTAGAGTTTTTGGAGTCAACTACCGCTAAGGCGATAGAAGACACCGCACACGACCTTGAGGAGTACATCAAGGGCGGTAAAGATTCAGAACATACGCAACTTCGTGAAGCGTACCACTTCCTTAGCAAACCAGAAGCGAGGAAAATTGTAAAATACTTGAGAGGAATTATTGATGATGCCAAAAGATACGAGTGGGAGCACCGACCAGGCAGGAGGAAAAAATCCATCGCTAAATAAAGGCATAGAGCTAATGCTCCCAAGAGCAAGGAGGGTAAAGAAGAGTAATTTCGACTTTGATTTGACCCTCCCTTTCTTTAAGTGGAGGTGTCGATTAAGAATAAAATTTGACATCACGGAGAGACATGGAAACTAACTTAATGATCTGGGTTGCTAGTGTTAGCACCATATTCGCCTTTGGATTGGGCGGTATAATAGGATGGATATATAGAGGTACCGTTGACCAAAACACATATAAGCGTCAACTAGATAACCTACATCCTGAGTTTTTGGATGGTAATGGATCATATGTAAATGAAGAACTGCTAGCAGTTAAATTCATGGATGATGACCTACTACTTGACGAAGATGAGGATTAGTAGTATACTGACTTGATAGGTAACATTATTATGGCAAAAAAATTACCAAATGATGCGTTGTTGACTGAAATTATACAACAGGTCTCTTCCGCTAAAACAAAGAAAGAGAAGATAGCATTATTACAACAATACAACAACAATGGACTCAGATCAGTCCTAATCATCAATTTTGATGAATCTTTGAAATTCTCTCTTCCAGAGGGTGATGTACCATTTAAAAGAAATGAAGCACCCGCAGGAACTGAGCATACTCGACTAGATCATGAATATAAGGGGTTTTATCGCTTTTTTAAAGGTGGTGATGAGACTCTAACATCAATGCATAGAGAGAAGTTGTTTATACAACTCCTAGAAGGTCTACAGGAAGATGAAGCAGATTTATTCGTTCTTGCCTGTAACAAGAATCTTCAATCTAAGTATAGAGTGACCAAAGCAGTTGTTGCTGAAGCTTTCCCTCAAATTGAGTGGGGCAATAGAGGATGACCGTTTGGGCAAAGAATGACGATGTACCAGAAAAACAAGATAAGTATGGTATAGTCGTTCTAGAGATTGATTGCGATAAGAAACTCGCTGACAATCCTAAACTTCCTCGTAATTCATATATCGTCACTTACATGACGGATGGAGTCGAGCATCATGATATTATTATTGGTCTTAAGGTCAATATCTTTGATTGTTACTATGACTCCCTCGGTAAGGGCAGTTTAAAAAGTATAGAGTACACAGGTGGACAAATCACAGCAAAACTCTTCGATGCCAACAAATACATTGACGCATCAAATAAAGGAGCTACAAAAAAGAAAAAATGACTTGTTTGACTTCAAGTCAGAAACAGAGGATATCGACGATTTAGCAGACGAGATCTTCGAGGCACTTTATCAACATACATCAAACCAACGTAATGAAACTGAGACCGACACCAGTCAAATTGATATCAATAACTCCTGATGCTGAAAAGACTATGGGGTTCATCGCAAGAGTATCCAACCCCAATAATCAGGAAAACCCTAAAGTGGCAGGATTACTTAAATACTGTATTCAGCATGAACACTGGTCAGTATTTGAGCAAGCAACTATGACACTAGAGATTACAACCACTAGAGGTCTAGCAGCACAGATATTGAGACACAGGTCATTTACGTTTCAAGAGTTTAGTCAGCGATATGCTAACACTAACCTATTGGGTGAGATACCCATACCAGACTTGAGAAGACAGGACGATAAGAACAGACAGAACAGTATAGATGATATAGAACCAGAGGAGAGAGATAGACTACAAAAGGTCATAGCAAAGTATTTTGCTGAGGGAATAGACTTATATAATGAACTTATTCGGTCAGGTGTCGCTAAAGAGTGTGCTAGATTTGTACTCCCGTTAGCAACTCCTACTAAACTCTATATGACGGGATCATGTAGATCGTGGGTTCACTATATAAATTTAAGAAGTGCTCATGGGACACAAAAAGAACACATGGACATTGCTGAAGCATGTCGTAAGGTGTTCATAAAACAATTCCCTACAGTATCAGAAGCACTTGATTGGACAACATAATGGCAATTTACCCAGTTAAAAACTTAAAAACAGGAGAGATGAGAGAACTCCAAATGACTCTTGCTCAATACGAAGAGTGGAGAGACAGCAATCCCGACTGGGATAAAGATTGGAACGCAGGAGTCTGCGATGCAGTCTCTGGAGTTGGAGATTATCAGGACAAGCTACCTGATGGTTTCAAAGACCGACTTCGTAATGTCAAAAAACATCATCCTTACGCTAAATTCGAGGCTCCTTAGTCTATGCCAGTTAAAGAAAAGAAACAACCTTCTATGGTTGGATTGACCAGAAGACAAATGAAACGCAAACCCATCAACTCAGGATATCTAACTCAGATAAAACCTCTGACTCCAAGTCAGGAGAAAGTTTTTGATGCGTTCTCTAAGCAAAAGAATCTCTATCTATATGGAGCAGCGGGTACAGGAAAAACCTTTATAGGTATGTACCTAGCACTACAAGAGATCCTTAACGAGCAATCATCTTATGATAAACTTTATATTGTCAGATCATTAGTGCCTACCAGAGAGATTGGATTCTTACCTGGTGACCATGATGACAAGGCAGAACTATATCAGATACCATATCAGAACATGGTACGTTATATGTTTAAGATGCCTGATGATGCTAGCTTTGATATGCTATATGCTAATCTAAAAGCACAAGAGACTATCTCATTCTGGTCTACATCTTTCTTACGTGGTACAACACTGGACAACTCTATCGTATTGGTAGATGAATCACAGAACTTGAATTTCCACGAGTTAGATAGTATTATAACTAGATTAGGTGTCAACACAAAGATTATCTTTGCGGGTGACGCAGCACAAACTGATCTTGTCAAAACAAACGAGAGGAACGGTATTCTAGACTTCATGAAGATCATTCAAGGTATGGATGAATTTGAAATGGTAGAGTTTGGGATACAGGATATCATCCGATCTGGTTTGGTGAAATCTTATCTCATTAATAAATTGAATCTTGGACTTTAAGCATCTTAATATACATAATTTTCCAAACTTAAAAGCAAAGACAACAGAGAAGGGTAGACGTTACTTCGTTGAGGGTAATGCCTACCCTTCCGTCACAACTGTCATTGGTGAGAAGAAGAAAAAATCCATCATGGAATGGAGACGTAAGGTAGGAGAGGAAGAAGCTAATGCTATATCTAAACGTGCGACTACACGTGGCAACAAATGTCATAAGTTAGCAGAAGATTATTTAAGTAACAAACCCCTAGACAGATACAGGGATGACGTGCTATCATTAGGATTGTTCCACCAAATACGACCTTATATTGACAAGATAAATAATATACACGCACTAGAAGAATCTCTATATTCTCACACACTGAAACTCGCAGGACGAGTCGACTGTATTGCTGAATATGATAACGAACTAGCGATTATAGATTTTAAAACGTCAACTAAGTTCAAGCGTGAGGAGTGGATACAAGATTACTTCTCACAAGAAACCGCTTATGCTATAATGTTTCAAGAACTTACAGGTTTAAAGGTAAAACAACTTGTAACCATCATCGCTGTGGAAACTGGAACTCCACAAGTCTTTGTCAAGAAAGACATTCTAACGTACGTACCCAAACTAAAAGAGTACATAGACTACTACAAGGATCAACATGGCGACTGGTAAAAAACTAAATGATGCCCTAGAGGAAAATTTTATGACTGCGAGCAAGTTTTCGCTTGAGATTGAGAACATCGTCAAAGATGGATCACTTAATTATATTGAAGCAATAGTAATGTATTGCGAAGAGAAATCTATTGAGATAGAAGGGGTAAATAAATTAATCAACAAACCACTTAAGGAGAAGCTTAAGTACGAAGCACAAAAGTTAAATTTCATCAAGAAGGGGAGCAGAGGATTTTTAGCACTGTGAAGGGTTATGATGCTTATCGCATGTATCTTGCCATGCGTAATCATTTTAAGACTAAAACCTACGATTTCGGAAGGAATCAATTCGCTAAGGCAAAGCAAGAAACATATGACAAGAGGAAGGACAAATATTTCTTTATAAAACTATCACGTAAATATAATGAGGAGGAGTTAGCAAGATTCTATCTGGCAAATTTTGTACAAGAGAATAGTGAGTGGATTGGTGCGATGACCGCCAATGGAGAAAAGAACTATCTCGACTATATAAGAAAACTACAGTCCTTATCATATATTTTCCAGAGCGACGCACGTATAATGAAAGAGTCATGTAATGACTTTAATGACCTATTCATTGGCAAACCACACCCGACCTTGATTAAATTGTGGATGGGTGGTAAAATACAATTAGAGTCGGTGGTTATAATGGAAAAGATGTTTGAGTTCTGTAAAAGTGTGACTGCTACAGATCCAGTTTGGCAAGATGCTAAATCTAAGATCACGAAGTATGAACCTTTACTAAAGACATCTACCGATAAGCACCGTAAAATACTCAAGGAGCTCTACCTATGAAATTCTTCGAGTCTGACGTAGTTCAGGACGAATTAAAAAGAATGCAAGACCTATACGTTGACATCAATCGTATGGGGATTATACTGACAGTAGACCAGAAGATTCAACAACTGATCAAACTGTTAGAACTCATAGACTTACAACAGACAATGTTTATGCGTGTCACTCTATCTGACAGACCAGAAGCAAAACGTATTCTGGCACAGGTTCGTGAAGCAGCAACATTGTTAGGTATGAAACCTGAGCATGTAAATACCACCTTCTACAACCAGTTGAAGGAACAGGTAGAAAAAATGATCGAAGAATTGGAGGCAGCAAAGTGATCGCTACTATTATTGTTGTTGTTCTCATTGTAGCAACAGCAGCACTCATTCGTTATTATGACCCACATTGAACTAACTGAAGAAGAATGGGAATGTGTTAGGGTATGTGTAGCAAACGCACCCATACCTTACGACATAACCAAAAAGAAAATACCTGGTGATATCCTAGCAAAGATAGGACAACCCAAACGTGAAAAACATGAAGGCATTGCCAAGGTAAAATATGATTTGACACCTTACGGAATTTATGACTAAATCTGAATTGATACATTATAGATTACAAGCTATGCTACGAGAGAATAGTTTTAGTGATCTATCATACCTAGGAATACGAAATGATGTTCACTGGTATAATATAGGTGGTAATGAAGTACCAGTTGATGCTATTGAAGAATTGGAGAGTGTTGAAGAATGAATTTGTGGAAGAACTGGAAGGAAGCAGTATGGGAGACATTCCCTGATCTAGAGTATCAAAATACATGGGCAGAGTGGGAAGGCAAAGGCACTAATCTAACTGCTAAGATATACAAGAACAAACACTTTATTAAGTCTAGAGAAGTAGATATATGGAGTGACAAGACGCACGTATATAATACAATAATATATCCTAACACTGGAGCAAATCTACCTTGCTTTGGTATGGATCTCATGGGGTTCACACAGAAGAGAGTCATCATAGTATTTGACTTCCAACACCCTACAGAGAAGTATCTCTTTGGTGTAGATGATCTACCAAAATGTACTGAGAACTATCGTTTCTTTGAACGTGGTAATCATTTCTCAGAGAACATATATGTCAGATATTGCCCGATGGATGAGGTAGATCAGCACCTCGACACATTCAAGAAGTACTTGACAAAATACAAAGAGATGATAGAATTAAATCAACCGAAAGGGACAGACACGAATGTGTATAAGGACTTTGATACTTATATGACTCGATTGGATCCAGTGGGTCCTTACTTAGCACAAAAGTTTGGCAAGGAAAAGTCTGAAAGCCTTGTCAACGACTTTCTTTTCTGCTATAAATAGAACGTACGACTACACAGTACAATACAAACAATACGGAGAATACAATGTCTTTTGCTTCACTTAAAAAGTCAAGTTATACTGATCTGCTTTCTAAGGCAGAGTCACTAAACAAGACCGAGGTCAGAGGTGCCGACGAGCGTCTTTGGAAACCAGAAGTAGACAAAGCGGGCAATGGTTACGCAGTAATCAGATTCCTACCCGCACCCGATGGAGAAGACCTTCCATGGGCACAAGTTTGGAGTCATGCCTTCCAAGGTCCTGGTGGATGGTATATTGAGAACTCTCTCACAACTTTAGGCAAGAAGGATCCAGTATCGGATCTTAATAGGACATTATGGAATAGCGGTAGTGACGCTGACAAAGAAATTGCTCGTAAGCAAAAACGTAAGTTATCTTACTACAGTAATATCTACGTCTTACAAGACCCTGCTAATCCACAGAACGAAGGAAGAGTATTCCTTTATAAGTATGGTAAGAAAATTTTTGACAAACTTACCGAAGCAATGCAACCTGCATTTGCTGATGAGACCCCTATCAACCCATTCGATTTCTGGAAGGGTGCTGACTTCAAGGTGAAGATCAGAAAGGTAGAAGGTTATTGGAACTACGACAAGTCTGAGTTTGCTGAACCAAGCACACTTAAGGGATTTAGTGATTCAGAGTTAGAAACTCTTTGGAAGCAACAGTATAGTCTTACTGACTTTACTGCTCCTGATAAGTTTAAAACTTTTGAAGAGTTAGATACTCGTCTACAGACAGTTCTTAGTACTCAACCAACTCGCAGAATACCAGACGCTGAGTTGGAAGATGAGTCAGAAGGAAAATATAGAGAGGTAAAAGGTGCTACTGAGATAGCAGCATCCGCAGCTCCATCCTTCAAGTCGGCATCTGCTCCAGTAGAAGAAGAAGATGACGCATTATCCTACTTTGCTAAACTTGCTAACGAATAACTATGAAGATCTTCATTGATTCCGCTGACGTATGGGCGATTAAAGACGCATACGAAACAGGTCTTATTGATGGTGTAACAACCAACCCTACCCTTATTATGAAGAGTGGCAGACACCCAGAAAAGGTGTACCAAAAACTCAAGGACATGGGAATCGGTGATATCTCTATGGAAGTCGTAGGCAATGCTGAAACTATGATCAACGAAGGTCGTAGATTGAAAGCAAAGTTTGGTGACTGTGCGACAATCAAGGTTCCGTGTACACCAGACGGACTCCTTGCTTGTCACACTCTTTCAAAAGAATTAATTAGAGTAAACGTAACACTTATATTCAGCACAGCACAAGCAATCCTAGCAGCAAAGGCAGGGGCAGCATATGTCTCACCTTTCGTTGGTAGACTAGAAGATAACTCTCACTCAGGTGTAGAAGTTGTTCGTTCTATAGTTGATATCTACAAGAAGCATGGTATCTATACTGAGGTATTAGCAGCATCTATTCGTGACGTTGCTAAGGTTACACTCGCATTCTGGAATGGTGCTCATATTTGTACCATACCTCCAAAGGTATTCACTAAGATGTACGATCATGTGTTAACAGACGCAGGATTAAAAATCTTCGATGAAGACCACAAAACCACCTTCTCTAGTGAAAGAGTCGGTGGCGATATGGATAGATTAGATGGTCTATCTTATGACTTTCCTACAGGAATAGATGATGGATTTACTTATACCATCGACACACCTGAGACACAGGGAACTGTCGACTTTGGTGACTTTGATCCTGGTGTAGGATTTAATCCTTAGTCTATTTTAATATCAGCTTTACTCTGACCAATAACGGTTGAACCCGCCCGATGTAGAGACGAGACGTAAACTCTTACGAACTCCTCTATGTAGGCGGGTTTTATTACGTTTATTTTTTCTTTCTCACTATTCAATCTCTCTTCATATTGATAGTATGTCACTGGTGATACTGGATTGACAGTTACACCCGCAGACGCTGTGCCATCATAGTATGTGACCTGATAGTTAGATGGAACTCTGAGTCCTGCTTTAACAATCTTACGACCTAAAGCATCTGTAACTTCAGTAGTTTCATACATCATCACAGCAGCAGGATTTTCATACTTAGCATAAACATAGTCACTCAATGCTGTAGATGTTCTTGGCCACTGGTCATGATAGCTAGTAATATCATTTGCTACCATTATACACCACCCAAAATCTACTCTCCCATAGAAGTCAAATGATACTGACTCAGGAGTGTCACCAGATCTTATTAGATATTCATCCATAAGGACAAGAGAAGAAAGATAATCATCTTTGATGTCATTCCTTCTCCATAGATTTGCTGCGGTATAAACCTTGGGATCTAGGTGTTTATCTGTATAGTTGTATAGGACATTAGGTCCTCTTTGAAATAACATTAGAAATCTCCTGCCTTTATATCTGATTGAGTCATTGCTGTTATCTCTTCAAACATCATTGTAACTGACTGTAATGGGATCTTACCATCTTTGGTTGTTACAAAGTTATTTGATGGTGTAGTATTTATCTGTAGGTCAGTCAAAGCACACATCTTAGACTTAGGCATCATTGGATGTCTAATCTTAGTCTGATCTGCTTCAACAAACATTGGTTTAAGAACGAATAAGTCTGGGAAACCAAGAACTCCACCAGTTCCTTTTTGACTTGCTGATGGATGCATTCCTCCTTTGAATGCGTATATGATCTCATCTATATTAGTTCCTTCCTCTGGACTACGAGCAAAGAAGTCAAATGATACAGTGAACTTTCTGTTCTGCATCTTCTTAAAGAAGTTAATAGCATTCTCATTAGGTGCTAGTCCAGCCAGTCCTAACATTCTATTAATATCTAATGCGTCAGTACTACCTAGTGGGTTAGTTGCTCCTTTAAATGCTGCTCCAATCACATTTTCAAATCTTCCTCCATCAAAGCCAGCACCTTCAGCAAAACCTCCTACAGCAAGTTTTCCTGTTATATTTGCTAGTTCAGTTCCTACCGAGAATGCTCCTGTTGTAACCATCTGACCTAGACCTCCTGCGAAGTCATCCATGAGTCTAGCCATGGTTCCCATCTTGAACTCATTAGACCAGTCAGCACTGTAGTTGTAACTAAACTCTTGAGGCATGGGTAAGTTAAAGATAGCAGACTCTTGACCTATTGCTGACTTTGCTTCCCTTTTAATTGCTTGTAATTGTTCTGCGTTTTTAATTACATCACCATTTTGTAATGTAATTTCATTGCCATCTTTAAATATATGACTATAGTCTCCGTTTGCTATGTTTTTTCTTATCTGTTTTCTCTCTTCTTTATTGAAAGCATCGCTTTCCTTTATATCCTTTATTATATCAGCATTTAATTTGGATAGGTCATAGTCAGTCTCATCAAGACCTCCAAATAATCCTTTACCTGATTCATTAACAACTTTTCTAGCAGCCTGAACAATAGAGTTCTGACCAAATGAAGCAGCAACGTCTCTCTGACCATTGTCATAGGCTGCTTTCAATCCTGAGTTATACTTATATTTTGTTATCTCTAAGTAGGATGCATATCTAATATTAGACACTCCTACTGGATAGGATGCTCCACTTCCATAGATTTTTTTATATTTATTCATCTCTGTCTATGAAATTTTTCTAGTGGTAATTGACTCATTGCTGCGACATCTTCTTCACCGACCTCGAAGAAAAGGTTGTCGGCATTCTTAGGTATATAGTAGTGAAGCGTAGACATAGGGGCTTCCTGACTATTTAGTGACCCTAACCTAGCTCTTGGTTTAAGGTAATGTATATTCGCACCAAGTAGTCTATCGCTTTTAATTTCCATGAGTTTTATTAATGGGTACTCATCCCATACCTTTAATATATCTTTCCATTTCGGGTCATATTCAAAGAAATACCACTTACCTACCTCTGGTTGTTCTGTGGCATTGTCGTAGAGTGCTTCAAATATTTTTTCTCTCAGTTGACCTCTACTTACCTTGCTTCCTTTTAGGTTTAGGAGCAGTGTAGTTAATTCTGAGTTCTCGTTCTGTGATGAGTCTGAACTTCCATCCTCTGTCGTCGCAGAATTCCTGAGCTGCCCTCCACTTTGCATCGTTTTTAGCATAGGTCATAACCTCCGTTAGATACCTTTGGGTTTGACGTTTCTGAGGTTTGGGTACTTGTGTCTGTTTTAGAGGTTTGACCTCTACAAGATACTGTTTAACTCCTGTTGACTCCTGTATCTTAACCCAGAAGTCTGGGAAATACCTGTGTACTCTGTTATCGGTAGGACATTTGTATGGAATTATTATCTCTTCCGATGACCAACTAAGCACTGATCTGTCACTATCACACCAGTTCATGAACTTAAGTTCCCAACCAGACCTGTAAAATACGTTAGTTGGATCCCCTTTATATTTCTTATAGTTCTTGGGTTTGAACTTTCCTTGTTTTAGAGACATAAATAAAAATACCACCCCATGTAGTGTATTTATGGCACTGAAGAGCGTTACAAAATTTTTAACTGATCTAAAGTTCAGTGGAGGTCCGTCCTCTACTAACCAATATGATCTGCAGTTCGGTATTGATCCTGCGGGAGTCAATGGCGAATTAGCTAAGTGGTTAGAATCATATGGAGTCAAAAACAACTCCTTTAATAAGTTGATGGTTGATATGGCAAACGAGATCCAGATACCAGGTGTATCAATGGTGTCTCAGGATGTCAAGGGAATACATAAAGGTATCAACATGAAACCAGCTATGGCAAAGGTGTTCAATGAGATGGATATGTCGTTTATACTTGATATTCAGTCAGAAGCATATAAATTTTTCAGAGGATGGCAAGATTTTATAACAGGTAATCCTGCTAACATAGACTTTGTTGCTCAAGGTAGAGTATATGACAGAGCATATGTACAGCACTACTATAAGTCATACGTATGTGATACTATAATCAAGAAGTTTGAAAAGTATGATCCACAAGCAGGAGGGGCAGTAACAACAAATAATTCAAACGAGCAGTACCATGTGTGGACAGTAAAACTAATTAACTCTTATCCATATATGGTTTCATCTATACCATATAGTTCTGGTGGATCAGGAGTTGTTAAACTAAGCGTAGGTATGTACTATGAGTACTCTGAATTACTAGATGCTGGCTCAAAAAGTATCTCTGTAGAAGCTTGATATATAATATATACTGACTAACTTATTATGCCATTACCTGAACTTGTTACGCCAACGTATGAGTTGGTAGTACCATCAACCAAAAAGAAACTAAAATATCGCCCCTTTTTAGTTAAAGAACAGAAGGTTCTGATCCTAGCATTAGAGGAAAACAATACCTCACAGATACTAGAAGCAATAAAGACTATATTTAAGAGTTGTATCAATACTAGATTTAAGATGGATGACTTGTCTATCTTTGACGTTGAGTATATCTTTTTACAACTACGTGGTAGGTCTATTCAAGAAACCATTGAAATAGAAGTACCATGTGAAGATGATCCAAAGACGAAAGTCCCCGTGACTATTCCCGTTGATCAGATTAAGGTTAACTTCCCAGAAGGACATAACAATACAATCAAAGTTAACGAGAGTGTGACAGTGGTGATGAAGTATCCTAACCTAGAATACTTTACAAAGATTAATTTCACTGAGGAAGAGGTAGATCCATATGAATTGGTATCTACATGCATCGACAGAGTTTACCAAGGAGAAGAAGATTGTGGATCGTTCACACCTAAAGAGGCTCAAGACTGGCTTGAGCAACTTACTACTGATCAGTTTGAAAGTATCCAAAAGTTCTTTGATACTATGCCTACTCTTCGCCATGAGCTTACAGTTACTAATCCTAACACAGGTGTCAAAACTTCTAGTGTCATCGAAGGATTAGTCAATTTTTTCGGATAGCCCTATTCCAAGAAGGGTTAGCAAGGTTCTATCAGACGAATTTTGCCTTGGTTCAACACCATAAATATACCTTGAGTGACATAGAGAATATGATCCCTTGGGAGCGTGACATTTACGTCAATATGCTTTCTAAGTGGTTAAACGATGAAAGGGAACGTATAGAAAAGGAACGTCAATCACGTAAGAGAAGATGAATCGTCGTGCTATCTCTAAGATGTTAGGAGTTAAACTCTTACCTGTATCAGGTAAGATGACTCGTACAGCCAAGAATATGCTCGACACTGAGATGGAGTACATCGACTATCTCAGGAATAGAAAGAAGTTCTTCATAATGACGAACTTGCTACAGCAAAGAGTTGTAGTTGGTGGAAGAAAGAGGGATAGAGACGCAGACGGTGGTGATGGTGGTGGTTTTGGTATACCCAGAAATAGAAGATTCCTTAAGAAAAAGAAGAGACTTAGGTTTAAAAGTTTCGGTAAGGGCAGTAAGATAGGTAGATTTGCTCGTGGTATAAGAGCGAGAGCATTAAGACTTGGTGGTGCACCTGCTTTAGGAAAGAAAGCAGTATATAGAGGTCCGCTTAAGTTTCTTAATCCTAGAAATATAGCAAGAATTGGAAATAAGATAAAAGATAAAGGTATAGCAGCTGGAAATAAAGTAAAACAAGGTGGAAAGTGGATAGCAAAAAAAGGGATGCAGGGCATCAACTATGCGGGTAAGAAATTAACCAGTGCAGGAAGTTTCTTGAAGAAGAAAATAGTTGGAGGTGCTACTAGAGTCAAAAATGTCAGCGGTGCCATGATGGACGGTGGCATCAAGAGGATAAAAGACTTGTGGAAGAAAGCACCAATGATGGTTGATAATGCGAAGTCAGTAGTTAAAACTCTAAAGAACTCTAAGATGTTCAAGAACCTTTCCAAAGTTATGGCGAAAGGTTCTGGACGAGCAATTCCAGTAGCAAGTATGGCACTGTCAGCTAATGATATGGTTCGTTATCAGAAAATAGGTGGTTGGAAAGGATGGCTCGGCACTGCTCTTGCTGCTCTAGACATGGGTGCTGACGCAACAACTCTAGGAACTGCTCCTGCATCTGTCACTGGTGTAGGTGCTGCTGTTCCAGCTATCGCTCAAGTTGTCTCACAGATTGCGGGATGGGGATTGACAATATTTGAACTTGTTCAAGTTCTTAGTGGACAAGATCCATACGCAGCATTTGATGAAAATACTGGCACTTATAGTGGCAAGAGTCAGAAGGGAGTACTCCCTTTCTCAGAAGGTGGACAAGTCACACGTCCTACTAAAGCGTTAATCGGTGAAGGTGGTGAAGGAGAACTGGTTATACCTCACTCTAAGATGGGTAAGGTAATGTCTAGTCTATTCAAGGAAGTAGGTGCTATGATGCTTGGCATCACTAAAGGATTCCTTACTACACTACCAACTCCTAGTTCAGACACACAAAAAGTATTATCAGAAGCAAATAAGTTAGGTGGACTATTTCCTGGCGGTGTGATTCCAAAGATTTTCAATGGTAAAAAAGATTACAAATAAACTGATTGGCACAGCAAGGAGAGCATTTACAGCTGCTAATCCTATAGCTGGATTGATTATGAATATATTGAAGAGACCAGTGATGGCTCAACCAGACATGGTTACACAAATTGCTAGCTCTGCTGTTAACACTGCTGATACTGCTACCACAACCATACAGGGTGATAAAACAATGGTATCTAATTTTAACATCACTGATTACTATGGTTCAACAGAGAATAGAACAAGACCTCATGGTGGTGTGGACGTTGCTACTCCCACAGGTACACCCGTAGGTTTTTCTGAAGGTGGTGAGATATTGGCAGCAGGAAGATATGGTGGTTATGGTAACATGATGGACGTATGGCTACCTAATACTGGAATACAAATGCGTATTGCTCATTTAAGTTCCTTCGTAAAAAAATCTGGGGAATTTTTAGCGGGAGAGGTTCTCGCAAAGACTGGTGGTGCTAAGGGAGATCCTGGTGCAGGTAATTCTACAGGTCCTCATTTGCACTTTGAATACGATGATAAGAAAGACTCAACTAGATATGGTGGAGCAGGAGATCCACTTCCATTCGCACCTCTAATAAAGTTAGGTAACTTTGAACCTCCATCAGAGGAGGGTACAGGAGGTCCCAGTTACGGTTATCCATTAACTAATACAGTTAAGTGGCCAAGTAGTAACGGAGCAATGGGAGGTGCTTCTTTCTCTCCTGCTAAGGCATCAGGACTGATACCTAATGAAAACTCAACTGTTGCTGTCACAAAACCACAATTAATGTTCGTTCCACTCCCATATTATAATCCCGTCCCCTTCCCTGTTAATAGAGTCATAGAGAAGAAGGTAGAGAGAAAGGTGGTATTGGGTGTTAGTCCATTCTCAGGTAAATATGGTGCGTTATAATGGATAGTAAAGAGTTTCCCACTTTAGAAGATGTACATGTAATACTGAGTGATCTGACCAATCTCTTTGAAGATCGCAATGCGATGCTTCACACTATGATGAAGGAGGACAAGTATAAGGACTTCCTATTGGCAGAAAATATTCAGTCAATGATAGAGGCAGATAATAGAGATGATTCTAGAAAAGGTGGAATAAAACAAGATTTAGCTAATGGTTATGAGATACTCAAAGCTCAGACCACGATGAGGAAGTTTGCTAACTTCATCAATCCTGCATCATTGCCAATAATGGATCTCGATGCACCGATTGATCTTGATGATGGCATGGATGAAGAGGATGAAGAAGAAATTGTAGAGGGTAGAGATGGAGAAGATGGTACAGATGGAGTCGATGGTCAACCTGGTCCGCCAGGTAAGGATGGTGAAACTAAAATACAACCTCCTAGCAATACTGGTAAGGATCTAACTACCACTCCTAGTCAGACACCTGATACTAAACTAGCAAAAGGTGGATATGTTCCAGGTGCTACTGCTAGTCCTATGTTCAATTCTCTGCAACCTCAAAAGCAGAAAAAATCAGGTGGTATCACGCCACTTGAGGATTTAGGACTTGATGGTGATTCTAACGTCGCTTCTGAATTTGCGGGAGATCTTGGACTTGATAAGTATAAGACTGCTCTAGCAGCTGCTATGGGATTACCATTGAAAGCAGTGGCAGCTGGTCTAGGTGGATTATTAAGTGCTTTGAATATGCCTGACTCACCAGAGTTTATGGCAGCAAAGTCACAGATAAGCAATATTACTGACGCATTCGACTTACCGAAACCTGACATGGGTAGTGAGTCAAGTGAGTCTACCAAGAACGTTGAGAGTAAGAAAGAACAACTCATAGCTGGTGGTGGATTCTTCTCTACTATCACAAACTTAATGGGACTTGCTAAGGACAAGGATCATAAAGTATCTGGAGACACTCCTATGGGTGCTGCTGTTACGGGAATACAAAACCGTAGAATGCAGAATGATAGATTGATTGAGATGTTAAATGGAACTGGAGGACCTTCTCTAGATGGTTCACCTCCAGATAAGATATATGCTTCAGCAAATACTCATTATGATCAGACTAAAACTGCTATCACAAATATAGCTGAGTCTGCTAAGAGCATATTCAAGAGTACAACAGCTGGTAAAATAATCAATAAGGGTGCTAGTATACTAAACCAGATTTTAGGTGGAGTATTTAAGGCTGATATTGGTGCTCAGACAAATGATCAAGACATCAACAGTTTGACCAATCAAGTTATTGAGTTAAATGAAGTATCAATGGCAGAGCTGAATACTCTCGTAGTCCCTGATACTATGGATCAGAACCAAGAAGATGAGTTTACATCTAAGGTAAAGGCACTGACATCAAAAATGGCTATGGGTAATGGTATAACTATGGACATGAAGGCAGCAGTCGCACCCACTGAACTAGAAGTCAGTAAGTATCTTCTTGCCAACATAACAGCAGTAGACGGTGGTCAAACCCCACATGATGTAGTATGAAGCAAACTAATTTCCGATTAATTCAACTTGATATAGGTATCTCTACCAAGAGTGAGGAGTCTGGTGATCAGGGATTCCTTGTTGTTTCTCTATCATCTAATCACTTGATAGAGTTACATTATATTGAGGACATCACCAAGTCAAACCTCCTTATCATGTTAAAGATTAATGATAGTGGAAGTGGAGTGTTGGATTCTCTGGTAGGTATGGATCCAGTCGAACTGATATGGACAGATGACTCTCTTAGTGAGGGTATGGAAGGTAATGTGATAAAACAATCATTAGTTGTATATGATATTAAAGATCGTATGATAAAAGATGGTAAACAGTCACAAGCAACCTTATACTGTATCAGTATAGATGCGGTAAGAAATAGTGCTACAAAGATATCAAGGAGATTTGGTAAAGGTGGAGGACAGTTTACAAATGAGATGGTAGATGAACTGTTAAAGAAAGATCTAGCATCTAGCAGACCACTTGTAGTGGATAAATCCACAACTAAATTGTCATTCGTGAGTCCATACTGGGATCCTTATACAATTATTAGTTGGTTAGCTTGGAGATCAATAGAGGAAGGTGGTAGTGGTAAAAAGAGTGCGGGATATCTGTTCTATGAAAATGTTGACGGTTATTTCTTCAGATCTATGGATGCTTTAACTCAGCAAGCACCATCAAGAGATATAAATGTCAACTATGCTCCAGATAATGAGGATGGGGATGATGAAGAGATGAAGGATATACACATCTTTGGATTTAGTGTCAGTGAGACCAGTGATTTGTTTCGTGGTATCAATCTAGGTAGTTATGCTAGTACAACCTTTACTTTAAACATGAAGGACTTTAAGTATGAAGAGATACCCTTCTTTATCAAGGACTTCTATCCAACAATGAAGAAGTTAAACCCAAGAGAATTGCCAAGCTTCTACGAAAGATTTGGTAGTGAGGAGACTGGTGGTAGACCTACTAGAATTATGTCTAAGGTTTTAGATACTGCTATGTACACAGAGGGTACATACACACAAGACTTGACAAAACAACTTTCACAGTCTATGATAAGGAATCAACTATTTTTTAATCAGTCTGCTACCTTTGAATATGAGGGCATGCAAGATCTAAAGATCGGACAGGTTGTTCAAGTCAATAAGTACAATGCAAGAACTGGTAAAAAGGAACCTGTCATTAGTGGTAAATACATAGTAGGCAAGATATACAGACAATTCTTATCTGAGAGAGACATGATGTCTACTAGAGTAACTCTGTACAGGGATAACTTAGGATGAACATAGAGAGTGCTGCACACGCCATCGGTAAAGATGGAATGAATTGGTGGATCGGACAAATCGAAAACGATGGGTCTGATCCAGAGTATACTGGTGCGAACGCAAAAGATTACGATTATACAGGAAAGGTTAAGGTAAGGATAGTTGGGTATCATAACCCAGATAAAACAATTCTACCTACAGCAGACTTGCCATGGGCATCTTGTGTGATGCCTGTAGTATATGCTCAAAGAAGTGGTATGGGTTCTGTTCAACAGTTACAGGTTACCAGTTGGGTAGTTGGATTCTTTATGGATGGTGCATCGGCACAGATACCTATTATTATGGGTAGTATTAGTGACCAGAACCCAGAAGGAACATACTCGAAGGAACCAACAGATAAGAATAGAGGTTATCAACAGATATTTGCCCCAGACTACAATCCAAAACTACATGGGGATGGTGGTAGTACACCTGGTGGTACTGCTGATACAACAGAGAAAGACAAGAACGGTAATAATACAAACATAGGAGGAGAAGAAGAACAGGGAGGTAGTGATGATAAGAAGACTGTATCTACTGTCAATGAACGTGGTAAGGCATCCCAACAAACAGATGCCCAGAAAGCAGCAGACAAGAGAAAGAAGTATACAGTACATGTAGGTAATGGTAAGTGTGGTACTCCTGCTGACGTAAAGATGAAGGGTGCTACTGCTGAGTTCTTAAAGTTTGCTAGAGGTATAGAACAGAATGAGATAGGTGAGTTCATTGACAAACAGACTGGTGATATAGCAGACGTAGCTGATGAAATAGAATTGATGCAGAACAGAATGCAGGGATTCATGGGTGGTGTTCTGAGTAACGTCAAAGGAACCATAATGAAGGAGGTTCAGAAAGAGATCGAGAAAGAAATTAATGACATCAAGAATCCTGATCCAGATTTATTAGATCCTACTGTTGATAAACTCAAGGATATAGGAGATCTCATTGACTGTCTATTCAAACAAATATTTGAGGAGATGCTTGATGTCATCGGTGGACTGTTGATGGATCTTCTCAGTCAAGTGCTTGATGCTGCGTTATGTTTAGTTCAAGATCTATTCCAAGAGCTATTTGGTGGTCTCATGGAAAAACTCATGGCTGGTATTGATACTGCCTTGGGTATTCTTAAGGGTGCGATAAGTGCTATTAAAGGAGCAGCAGATCTAATTCAAGGTATCGCTAACAAAGTTCTTGAATTAATCGACATGGTTTGTGATGGTGACCTATCTTGTGCTCTTGGATTATCTACATTCGAGACAGGAGCAGGAGGTAAGGAAGGTGAGGCAGATAAGCAAAAGAAACAGATTAGTCAGTACAGTGATGCAGCAAAGGGTGCATTGAAGAGTGGTAAGACTCAGGTAGTTGGCTCAGGTAAGCCGAACTCACGTGGTTGGGTTCCAGTCACTTCGTATGAGAATGGCAAACCTGTTAAGAAAGCATTTAACACTAGGAGTGGTGAGTTCGCAGAAGTTGGAGCACCTGGCACAGGTGTGACTGATAGGTCATTTGAGAAGGGTAAGAGCTTAGTAGAGAAATTTGACAGTGTATATCCTATACGTGCTTCAGATGGTACTATCAACTACGATACTGTTAATTGCTCACCAGAAAACACACGTAAGAAACCTTGCTTCCCAGAATTAATTTTTGACAATGCACAGTCCACAAGTATTATTAAGGCATTACCTATCATTGATGACATAGGTTCCATGGTTGGTGTATTGATGAGGAATAAAGGATCCAACATCAACACAACTGCTAGAGTAAGAGCAATGTTCACTTGTAACGAACCAGAGGGTACAGGTGCTAAACTTACACCTATCATCAAGAACGGAAGTATTGAGAAGATAAGAGTTGACAAACCAGGTATAGGTTATGGATTAGATCCAGACAACACATACTGCCCGAAAGAACAGAAGTTCTTCCTCATAGACAATGTAGAGTTAAATGATTACGCAGAGCCAGGTGATATCATTTTCTATCAGGAAGCAGATGGTGATCCAAACGAAGGCATTCTACAGATTATGGACTTCAACTATAATAATACTAACAAAGTTGCTCTTGCTACACTAGACAAGAACGCATATGTTCCATCTGGTCTAAAACTACAGACATCAGGTGGCACATATATGTTTGAATTAAATCCTGATCAAGTATTCTTTGACCTTGCTATACCTGAGAACGCAACAGCGTTATATGCTAATTGCGATGACATCATACCAGTCCTTGATACTATTGACATAACTAACGTGGGTAAAGGATATGAAGATCCTAAGATCAAAGTTGGTGATGAAGAGATCGGTACTGTTTCAGTTGACACACAGGGTAGGTTACTGACACCTATTATTACTACTAAAACTATAGGATTCATGAGACCAGTGATTGAAGATCCAAACGGATATGGTGCTAGAATCATACCTACATACCAGTACGTAGGTCCAAGTAAGTTCAGCGAGATCTTTGAGTCTCAATCATATATTGACTGCGTAGGACATCCAAATGGCTAGACAAGATACAAGCAACGTAAATCTATTTCAAGGTGATCAGCAGGAGAATGAAAATCCTCAACATATCACCAACTATCCAAAGAACTGGATAACAGTGACCTCAGCTGGTCATGTACTGGAGTTTGACAATACAGAAGACGGTGAAAGAATCAGATTAATCAATGGTAAGACTGGTTCTTTGATCGAAATGGACGAAGAAAAAGACACATATGTCATCAGTTCAAGAGATTTAAACCTAAATAGTGAAGCAACGACCACCCTGAAGGTCGGTAAAGATAAAAAACAGGACAAACTTATTATTCAGGTTATCGGTGACGCTCACCTTAATGTGGAAGGAGACTTACACACAGAGGTAGAGGGAAACAGATATGACAGAGTAAATGGTGAGTACCAATTAAAGGTTGGTGGAACTATGATGATAGATTCCTCATCTAATCTTGGTATCAATGTTGCTAATGAACTCAGAATGATAGCTAACTCTATCAACGAGAAATGCACCTTCAAGAAATTAAACATGGAGGATGGCGGTCAGTTGACAGAGATTATCAATGGTAACCGTGTGATCAGAATGAATAAAGAAGGAGGAACGTTCGCTATAGAATCAGCGGGTGATCTTCGTTTCAATGTCGATGGGTGCCACTATAACAAAGTTGGCAGAAACAGTTTTACAGAAGTCCAAGGTAGTATGAAAACTACTACTCATGGCGAAGGTATTGAATGTATCGAGGGTGGAGCACCCTCTGGAATGGACGTAAACAAGAGTTACGGTACAGGGTGGGAACTCGATACAAAGGGATCAGACGCAAAAATAAACACAACCGATTTTAGATTACAAGCACAGGGGACTGTGCAGATGAGTGCATCTGGTTCTGAATTTAGAATTACCTGTAATAACGGAATATACCTTAATTGACATTCTGACTTGAATGTACTATAGTAAAGGAACAAACACATGTTTGGTATGACAATTTCTTCTAGTCAGGCTAAAACTCTCGTTGACTTTATTAACGCAGAGAAAGCAAACTACATAGAGGAGAAAGTTAAGGGGATACCCAACCAGAAGAATGCTATGAAGATCTATAAAGAGATTCATGCTGATCTGGAGGACATCAAACACTATGCTGATGACATCATCAAGTATGCCAGATGTCATAGTGGCACAATGTCAACCCCAAATGCTTACCCACTGCCTTATCATAAGGATAGTGATTTTGGAGACCCATGGAAGACTTCTTAAAACAGTGTGAGGTGGATATCCCTGCACGTACATTTACTATTATCAGTGACCAATCACAAGTTGAGAAACTGGTATGTGATGATTCTGATCAATTCATGAGGGTACTAGAATTTGTCAGAGCAACGTGCGAAGTAAATGAAGTATCGTACAAGTATTAATTATGTCACATTCAGTTACGTACCTAAAGATCAAAGACATCTTACGTAATGCCCCTAAACCAGTAACAGACGAGGTGCTATTAGAAGTAGCATCACTCGCTATTGCTGAGACTCTTGGTGAAAGAAATGTTGAACCTATTAACTGGGACAGCAAAATAAATGATGACCTTGGACTAGACTCACTGGATACAGTTGAGTTGGTGATGTTCCTTGAGGAATGCTTCAGCGTAGAAATACGAGATGAACAGGCAGGAGAGATAGTCACCGTAGGTGATGCTATCACGATCATCAAAGAGAACAAAGCAGGAAAACCACGTAAGGTTAACAAGAGAAAGGTCAGTAAGTCATTCGCTGAACAAACAACAGCGAGGGCAGAGAAACAAGCACAACTCGATGCTGACATCGACAAAGCGTTAGATGAAGACTAAAAAAATATTTTACAACTATGTAATGGGTGGAAGTGAAGAGAGTTTCCTTGATGAAGGGGAACTCGATTTCTTCGCTGATGATTACTTTGAGGCACCAACTCCTGCCCTCAAAGGATACCCAGAGTATAGACATTCTAAGTGCCCTGCCTTTAAAGAATATTACAGGAACACATGGGTGATGAAGCAATGCTTCCCACTTGGTCTCCTATATAAATCTGCCGAACAATACTTAGAGACTAATCTTGGACAAGATGTGTTCGATGAGTATGTCATGCTTGGTGATGGTTGGACAGAGGGAGAACACCCAGAGATACAATTCAAACAAGGTTATTGTTTTTGGACAGAGGACAGTGACGTATGGATTGAACAGTTCCAACATCCCGACATGACAAGGAGAGGACTAGACGTAGTGTCTGGCACTTTCCCACTATCAGTTTGGACAAGACCTATTAATTTAGGATTTACAATCAAGAACTATGACTCAAACATCTGGCTCGAAAAAGGATCCCCGCTTTGCTATGTTAGATTCTCTAGCCAAAGAACAAGAGATGTCAAATTCACACTTGAAAAGCGATCCATCCCTAAAAAAGTGCTTAAGCGACAACTACAAAGCTTGTGGCTCAAAGACTGGCACAAAAACTACTCGTGGAACCTCATCAAAGAAAGATTGAGGAAAGAAGAGGAAGAAGAAAACAAATGCCCTTTTGATTTTTTATGGAAGAGATAACCCAACTATACAAAGAGTTCCGTACCATTGACGGAGTGGGGGTTTGTAAGGTATACTTTATAAATGGCATCCCATTCTCATTCGATGAAGATGACACTCCTGACAATATAAAGAGTGTTGTTACTGCTGAAGAGAAACCTCATTTCACAAATGAAGACCTATATAGAGGTAGTTCATACCTTTTAGAAGAGGGATTTGAGTTGGATATTCTCCTAGAGGATATCAACGACGACTTATATGATGACAATGAAGATGATTCACCATATCACAAAATACCAAAACGATACTAATGCTAGACTCGGAGAAAGACATCCGAAAAACCGCCAAGAAAATTATTAAAGACAAAGAGCACTGGTCTCTCGCTGAGAGACTCTATGCTAAAATGATTCGTAAGAGATTGAAGAAGACTAAAGAATGATCGTTTCGTTATTTCCGACACCACTATTACACAGTGAGTTTGATGTTAAACCCAAACTATTAAATTGGGTCAAAGAATATTATAGGACAGGAGAGCATGACGCTAACTCCTCATCATGTGGGTGGCACTCGAAATATACACTACACGAAGATCAATCATTCTTAGAGCATTTTCTATTAATATACGCACATATTGCTCACTCGTTACGAGAGATAAGTGAAGCCCCATTTACTGTTCAATCAATGTGGGCAAGTGTCAATAGACCTGGCGACTATAATTATTCCCACATTCATGCGGGTGTGGATTTTTCTGGTGTCTTGTATTTACAAGCACCTATGAATTGTGGTGATATAGTATTTGAAGATGAGAACGCAAGATTCAGATATAACTGGAAGATAGATGATGAGATCAAAGAGGATCTAACGATCCATGATTCAGTATGGTTTCATCCTACACCAGGTCGATGCTTAATCTTCCCTGCTCATCTTAGACACAAAGTGGAGAAGAATAATACTAACGAAGATCGTATCAGCATAGGATTTAATTTAAAGTTCCGATGAAACTATCTAATGGTGAGGTAGTTATCATTGATGATCTGATACCTCTACAGCAACAGATTAACCTATATGTAGAAGCATGTTCACTGCCATATAGATTGGTAGGCAGCAATAAGTATGACATACAAGATATAAAGACACAGAAACCAGTAGCATATGTGGATCAGAAATGGGTGGTAGAGAACTTCTTTACTGATGGTATCGCAGGGTTCCTCGATGACTATGTTCCTGCGAATGTGGAGACAGCATACATCAACTGTGGTATACACAGTGAGAGTCCTGATGTACACGTGGACAGTTCACGCAAAGGAGATAAGACTCTGCTATACTATATGAATAGAGAGTGGAAGCATGAGTGGGGTGGTGAAACTATACTGTTAGGTGATGACGCACAAGAAATAGAATTTTGTACACCATATAAGCCTGGTAGAATAATTATATTTGACAGCACTATACCACACGCAGCACGACAGCAATCGTTTGCTGCTCCATTGTATAGATTTACGTTAGCAATCAAGTTCAATGCTTGAAGAATTTCTTGAGTGGTTTGAGGGAGAGTATAACAACTGGGGACAAGCATCCAGTTGGCCGTCTTACTATGCTCATGTACTACTGACACATGAGAGGACAGAGGGTACAAAGTTCCTATCACATCAACGATACAAATATAATAATGAGGAGTATAGACGTAAGGAGATAGAGATAATAGAGAGAGATGGAGAGATCATAGCTCTTAATCCAGTAGCAGATATACACTTCATCAAGGATGGTGATAAGTATATCGGACGTAACTTCAAAAGTCCATGGGTTAACGGTGGATACCTCAGATCTGAAGCAATATTAGAGAAAGATAAGTACACAGTGGTGGACAGAGGATACGATAAAGATGGGAAACAGACATGGGGCAGTCGTTACGGACCTTTTATCTTTGATAAAGCGTATAAATAAATGGAGAACTTAATGTAGGGTACGTGTGGCAACTCGTAAGATATCAGACCTGACTCTACTGACTACAGTATCACCTTCAGATACCCTTCTGTTGCTTGATAATTCTGACCCAGTAGATACAAATAAAAAGAGCGAAGTAGGATCCATTTTTAAGGCAGTGCCTGGTGGATCACAGAACCAACCTGGCTTGGCATTCGATCAGAAGACAGCGACAGGGCTGTATTCAACAACTCAAGGAGAACTAGGTATATCACTTGGTGACTCTAAACTATTGCTTGAAAAGCAATCTACTTCATTAGTTCTATCTGCTAGAGACTCTGCAGACTCCAACTTAGACCTGACACTACAGGCACTAGGTACTGGATTAATTAGATTCAACTCTACCATTGCTATCAATGACTCGGTGTTCACTGTACCCAACAGTTCGGACAACAGTAAGATAATAAAATTTTCTGCCACTCAATTACCCACAGGTACTACTAGAACATTTGTCTTCCCTGATGCAGGAGTTGACATTGATACTATAGTAACTACATCATCTACTCAGACTCTAACCAGTAAGACACTGGTATCTCCTATATTCTCAGGTGATTTGACAGGTGTTAACCTCACATTATCTGGTGACTTACAGGTTGATGGTAACTCAACCATAGGATCTGACAATACTGATACACTAACAGTTGCTGCTGTTACAACGTTGAACGCAAATCTAACTGCGAACAACCCAGTAACTATCAATGCTACTACAACTGCTACTGATGACATCACACTTAATCAGATCAGTAGTACTGGTACATACAAGAAGTTAAAGTTTTTTGACACAAGTCAAGATACCAATGCAGGTAAATTAGCTGGTGACTTAGCAGTCTCAACTGATTCAGCATCAAGGTATCTTGATTTAGCATATTATGATAGAGATACAGACTACTCATCTACCAATTACTCATATGGTATGAGAATAGCGAGTATCGGTTATACAATGCCCTCTGTAGTAGTTAATATTACAAACGGTGCTGTCTCAGGATTTACTATCGTCAATCCAGGTGCTAATATATCTAAGGCAATGACAGCAGTCATCACTGGTGATGGTTCTGATGCACTTGTTACTCCAGTTGTAGTTAATGGTGCTCTCTCATCTGTTACTATTGACGCAGGAGGACAAGACTATACTACTGCTGCTATCGAGTTTACGACATCTGGTGGAGCACTACAGTATAGACAATATGATTATGGTTCATCTACAGAGACAAAGAACGAGATTATCCACACAGGTAACCTCAGTCTAATCAGTCAGATCGGTGCGGTTAGTAACCTAGTTACTACTGGATCAGTCAACTTTGATGATGGTACATTCATATTAGATGACACAAATGATCGTGTAGGTATAGATATAACTCCCACAGCATATAAGCTCGAAGTCGGAGGAGATATATACTTTACAGGTGGTCAACTTATTGGTGGTGATTCCTCAGCATTTGTACTCCAAAGGAGATTAGATGCTACTCCTATCAGGTTCAACAAATTTGATGGAACCACTGAGATGATGATTGACTCTAATGGTAATGTGGGTATCGCTAAGACTCCTGCTAAACGATTAGATGTCACAGGTGATAGTAATGTTGATGGTGACTTCTATGTTACTGAAACAGATCCAGTCAACAAAATAGGCGGTGCTATATATGCTAAACGTCTAAAGTTAACTGACTTAAACGGTGCAGTACAGACTATTACTGCTGATACTATCTCTGCTACAAGCAGAACAAAAGTTATTTTCCACGCATATTCTTAAATAAATGGCAAACGGTGTACTAGCGTCCTATCAGTCCGCTACAACAAAATATTCACATGCATACGTTGACCAGTCAGCTAACCCAAATGGTCTAGTTCGTGCTGATTTTCCTATGTACACAACTCCTAGTGCTACACTTACAAGTGGTTCACTTAGGATGATGAATACGACTGGTGCTACAGCAACTGTAGATGTTGCTATCCAAGACTACACAGAAGCAATTCAATTCGCTGCTCCTGGCTCACAGTCTCCTACTGTATCTAACTTCTCAGAGTTTAGTTTCGCTCCTAATGATAAGGTAACATCATCATATGTTATTATCTCAGGTCACAATGGTACAGCATATGTACCAGGTGAAACACTTACTATCACTGGTGGTAGTTTGACTGGAACTCAGACAGCAAAATGTATAGCATGGGACGCTTCTAACCTTAAAGTATGGTATGAGTTACCTGTTGGATCATGGCCAGTGACAGCTGCTACATTGACAATAGCAGGAGCTGGTGGTGGTAGTGGAACTATTACTGACTCATATGTTGGAACCAGTGGTAGAGTTGTATTCTATGACAGACTCACAGGTACACTGTTATTCCAAAATGACTCACTGTTTAACAACGTGAAGTCACAGTATTATACTGAGCCAACACTACAAAGGGTGTCTGGTATCGGTGGAGCAGGACAACTATCAATCTCATCAAGAGGTTATGAGTGGTTACCCTCATTATCAACTGTAACACTGTATAACTCTAGTAATACCAGTGGTACTAACGTGACTGCTGAGTGGAAGATGACGACTGCTACTCAACCAGAAGTTATTATTGCTTCCGTAGCATACAGTAATGATCAGAACAAGATCTTAAAATCATACCCAATTCCAAACAATTCTGAAGTGAGTTTGACAGGTCTGGTACTTGAACAGTGGCAGAATCTATACGTGAGTGCATCAGCTGGCGTAGCATTTAATTTTATAGGATTTGAAGAAAGCGTAACTATTAGTTAATTAAATGGCACTAACAAGACTAAAGAATGTCTTTACCTCGAAGACAGGCCGTTGTATCTACGTCAACCCTGACGATTTTGATGCTTCGGATTCTTTTGATAATAGAGGTAATAGTCCTAACAGACCATTCAAGTCAATTCAAAGAGCACTGGTTGAGTCAGCACGATTCTCATATCGTACTGGACAGTTCAACGATGCTTTCGAGTCATTTACGATAGTATTATATCCCTCTGATTATGTACTAGACAACAGACCAGGTACTAATACATCTGGACAGGCATTTGTAGACGATGATATACCCATACTAAACTCTAGCACAGACCTAGACTTACAAAATTCTGATGGTACACCTAACCCTGACAATATACTATACAAATTTAATAGTGTAGAGGGTGGTATCATCATCCCAAGAGGTACATCCCTCGTGGGTATGGATCTTAGAAAGACTAAGCTAAGACCATTATATGTTCCTGATCCAACAGCAGGAGCAATCGACAGAGCAGCAATATTTCGTGTAACTGGTGGATGTTATTTCTGGCAGTTCTCATTCTTTGATGGTCCTAAGACAGGTGTATATACTGACCCAGCTCAGCCCAGTGCATCAACACCTCCAACATATTCTCATCACAAATTGTGTTGCTTTGAATATGCTGATGGTAAAAATATTCTGAGCAGTGTCAACGACACAGCTGGTAATGCTCTTACTATCACTGACTTAGACCTATACTACCAGAAGGTAGCGAAGGCATTTGATGATATCCCTGACACTACTGGTGTTGTCGCAGCAGACGAGTTCCAGAAGAGAGTTGAGGAAAATAGAATTGTAGGTCCTAATACCTCAGGTCCTATTACTATCAGTAGTATAGTCACAGACTACATCAACAGTGGTGTGTATACTACAACAGCAGAGGTAACAACCACAACACCACATGGATTTTCTAACGGAACCCCAGTTCAGATCGAAGGTGTCTCAGGGGCTGTGGCTGGTAGATTTAACGGTTCATATTTTATTACAGAAGTACCAACCACAACAACCTTCAGATACATAATAAAGGATCCCAATCAGGCTGCTCCTGCTAACAACCCAACTGCTACTGGTTCTACAGTACGAGTTGAGATTGACAACGTTGACTCAGCGTCACCATACATATTCAACATATCTCTACGTTCAACGTGGGGTACATGTGGTATGCATGCTGATGGTAGTAAGTCAACTGGTTTCAAATCTATGGTTGTTGCTCAGTTCACTGGAGTATCACTGCAGAAAGATGACAATGCGTTCATCAAATGGGATGGTTCAACGTACATACAAGGTAATCATACAGATGGCGACAGTATATACAGACCGAGCTACCGAAACTTCCACGTTAAATGCTCTAATGACGCAGTTATTCAGGCAGTTTCTGTTTTCGCTGTTGGTTTTGCTGATCATTTCGTTGCCCTTAGCGGTGGCGACCAGTCAATTACCAACTCTAACTCTAACTTCGGATCAACAGCTCTAAGAGCGAAAGGATTTAAGACTTTACCATTTACGCAGGACAAGGCGGGTAAGGTCACACATATTATACCTCCTAAGAAGTTAGCTCGTACATACACAGCAGTAGCAGGATATACATTTACTGCTAATCTTAATAATAAGACAGTCACACCTAGTCCACTAAATTCTAGTCATGGACTGGTCGCTAACCAATTCATTCGTATTGGTGCTATTGATGCTACTGAATCATATATGATTGAGAGTGTAGCAACTAATGGTACTATCACACTGAACAGAGGTTATCGTGGATCAAATACCAGTGGTTCTGTAGTCTACAGTGGTAGTATAGATGAGATACCTGTTGGTTACATAGCCCTAGACGTACAAAAAATAAAATATAATAGCAGCAGGACAGTGGGCACACCCAAACCAACATGGGGAGGAAGCACCACAGTATCTGCAGGAACAAGTGTTATTTACAATGGCAATGCGTATTATACTGCTGTTGGTGGTACTACTGGTAGCACAGCTCCCACACACGTTTCAGGTTCGGCATCTGATGGAGGAGTCACGTGGTCATATATTGGAGCAGTAGACACCAGATTATATCTCTATGGATATAACTCAGAGGCAACTAAACCTCCATATAAACTACAAGGTTACAACCTTGGTGCTCGTATCAATGATGTATTATATGTGTCATTGATCAATGGATCAACACCTCAAATATACTATGCTAATGTCACACCAACAGGTAGCAGCAGTGTATCTGACAATGATTTCACAAATATAACTACACAAAATTTTGTACCAGGTGACCCTAATCATCCACTACAGTTTGATGATCAGCTAGGATGTTGGTATGTAAGAATCACAGCAGCAACAAGTAGTAACTCATCCTATGGTGTACACTATCATCTAGGTAATGAAGCATTTTATGCAACGTCACTATTCACTGGTGCATCATATATGATGAGGATACCTGACAACAGGTCATCTAGAGACAGGACATATAGATTCAGATATGTTGTAGACAGCTCAGTTCTATCAAGAGACCCAATCAACGGTTATATTATTCAGCCCAGAAACGTTGCTACTGGTCAGTCATACGAGAAAGTATATTATATCTACGATATTGAGAAGGTACAAACACTACAGTCAGGTGCTCAAAATGGTATCTACTATCTAACCATGTTAAATGGTAAGATCAGCCCATCCAACGGTAACCTCAGTAACTTTGCGTTCTCTCAGAATATTAACAACCTATATCCACAGTTAGATAAGGACAACCCAACAGAAGATCCATTGTTAGCAACTTCAGTGGCATCTAATACTATTGTTGGACTTGTTACTACGACTGATGGTGGTGGTACTGAGGATCTCTCTCGTTCTATTACAAGAGAGATAACCTCAGAGTTTATCATGGAGCAGAAGAATAACTATACAAACTATGCTTCAGCTGACTCAGCGACTGCTAACTACATCACACTAGAGGCTAGAGATGGTGACGCAGAAGAACTAGACCTAGCAGTCAGAATGATACCACTAAACAGTACAGGTGGTACAGACCTAGAAGTTAGACGACCTAGTATCTTAAGATCTGGTAACCACACATTTGAATACGTTGGTTTCGGACCAGGTAACTATTCAACTGGTCTACCTTCAGTACAGAACAGAGTTCTTACAAGTGATGAGATACTATTAGCACAGTCACAGAAGGAAGAGGGTGGTATCGCATTCTACTCTGGACTGAACAGTAATGGTGACCTATTCATAGGTAACACCAAGATCAGCTCAGTTACAGGTGAGGAAGAATCACTAGACACTCCAGTGTTATCAGTTGTTGGTGAGACAGCAAACTTACGTCCTACATTTGATGAGATAATCGTCAGGGATAAGATAACCATTGAGAGTAATACTCTAACAACAGAATTTAAAGGTAAGTTCCTTGTACAGGGTGAGACTACAATCAATGATAGAGTCACTTGTGCTGATATTACTATTGGTAAGACTGGTGAAAGAAGTAAAAACATTGACGTTGTTGCTAACTCACCAGGCTCAGGTTCAGCCAACGATGGTGACTGGAAACTAAAAGAACTACCTACACGTGGTGAGTACACAGGATGGTACTGGGATGGTAACTATTGGGTCAAGCATGGACTAACAGACACAGGTAATATTACTATTACAGGTGGGTCAGGTAACTCTGATGCAACTGGTGACATGCAGTTGAAGAGTGGGCTTGGACTGGACATACAGTCAACAGGTACACTTAATGTAAACTCAGGGGCTACCACACTAGGTGGCACACTGTCAGTCACAAATAATATTACAGCATCATCTGACGTAGCAGTCAATGGTGGTGACATCACAACTAACCAGAGCACATTCAACCTAATCAACAGCACAGCATCCACACTAAACATAGGTGGAGCAGCAACTAGCTTAAACCTTGGTTCTACCAGTGGTACTACAACCATAAGAAATAACTTCTCACTGACTGGTGACTTGACTATTAGTGGTGGTGACTTAACAGTCGGCTCAACTAATGTTATCTCAGACAGTGGTGGTAGTTGCTCACTTAAAGGTATTGATAGTATAGATGCTACAACAGAAGCAACTATCGAGGGTGCTATAGACACACTCAGCAACTTGACTTCAGCGTCATCATTGAGTACAATAGGTACTATTAGTACAGGTACTTGGACAGCAAGTATAATTAACAGAGCATACGGTGGTACAGGTATAAACACCTCAACCATATCTAACGGTCAGTTACTTATAGGTTCGTCAAGTGGATTCGCACTAGCAAATATATCAGCTGGTAATGGTATCAGTGTTAGCAATGGTGCTAACAGTATAAGTATTTCTAACACAGGTGTTAGATCACTGTCAGTATCAGGTGGTTCAAGTATATCATTGAACGCATCAACTGGTGTATTGACACTAACTATTGGATCAGGATCCAACGCATACGGAGCACGTACAATCTCTACTAACAACCCTAGTGGTGGTAATAATGGAGATATATGGTATAGATATTAATTATGGGATTACCTTATGACGCAGGGATAGCAAACTATCTCAGTCCAAAATATCATTCACGCATAAAATCTGGTGGTACATGGCGTTGGGTTGACCAACTGTCAGTCAAACACAGTAATTCATGGCGTACAGTCAAACAAGCATGGGTTAAATCTGGTGGCTCATGGAGAAAGTGGCACGACACAGAGAATGTATTTACATTCTATGTAACTCTCAGTGGTACACGAACCTCCACATTTAATTTAAACACATGGCTGACTACAAGTGGTTATGTCTCTCCTTCACTGGGCAGGACATATAATAATAACGATAGAATACGTGGTGTGATACATGTCACTGGTAACGCAGGAGGTAATCCTGGCATCAACATAGGTAACTTTGGTGGTCAGTCACGTGTGTACATCAAGGTTAACAGTGGTGCTAGAATAGCAGGACGTGGTGGTAACGCAGGAAATGTAGGAAGTGGTGGATCTGCAGGTGGTACAGCATTGTATACTCGTACAGGTGTATTCATTGAGAACAATGGAAACATGTGGGGAGGTGGCGGTGGTGGCCGTGGAGGTCAGAACGGACAGTGTGTAGGTACATACTATTATAATTTTAACTGTGGTAAGAACTGTTACCAACAGGGAACAGGATATAATTACAACCCCGCTAATGGCGGTGGAGGTGGTGGTGGAGCTGGTATCCCTGCTGGCTCAGGTGGTAATAATGGTGGGAACAATGGTTCCTACAACTCAGGTGGTAATGGTGGAGCAGGAAATGGATGTGGATCCAACTCAGGAGCCAAAGGTGGTAATCCTGGTCAGGATGCTTCAGGTGGTAACTCAGGTCAGAATGGTGTCTCAGGGAGATATATAGATGGAGCGTCCTACATATACTCGTGGGTAGCAACAGGTGACCGTAGAGGTCGTTCAGCAAACTAACAACAATGGCACAATCAGACGTAACACAAGAGCCTCAATTCAAAATATTAGGTGCGGACTCAGTGAAGTTCACCATAACTGAAGTTGATGATGATGCTCAACAAATACATGTATCAATCAACTGTAGTGAGTTATCAACTCAACCAGATGATCTATTAATTGATGCATGGAATCTAAATCCTACTGAACCAATCAGGTTACAGATAGCAAAACTAGCATTCGATGCTGTATTATTACAGAAGAATAGAGAGGGAGACAGCTCAAGTCAGCTGACTCAGTGTAATACTATAAAGAATCAAGAGCAGACATGTACAGCTACAGAGTTAGAGACACATCTAACAGAGATGCACAAACAGACTGCTAATCACTTCGATCCACTACTCACAGAGACTAGGATTACAACTATATTCCATGAAGACGACTTCGACTTCCAATTTGAAAACTTGACTGAATAATGTTTGACATAACTGAGAACAAATCATATGACATCGCTGCTCATGGGTTCGGTAAGAAAATCGAACAGCATGGGTTTGAAATATTATCATGTGTGAGTGCTAGACTAGGCAAAAAGATATTTGGTAATGACCCTGACATAACAGAGGTGAAACCTGATTTCGATGTGTTAGCTGACTGGATAGAGAAGAATCCTAGTGGTAAGGTGGCTGAGAACGAAGCATTGCTACGTAAGTATGGTTATGATGATGCTATCATTCACCATAGATCTATACTATTCACCTCAGACTGGAAGGCAGACGCATTAAATATGCCTAACCACAGTCTATTACATCATGCGGGTAGTCACTCTGGATATAAAATGCCAGGTGTAACTAGACTCACAAGCATGGTCAAAGATGGATCCTCAGTGTGTGTTGGACCTGTAGATGCTAAGAACTATCAGAGAAAAGTATATTATTGGGCAGAGAGTGGTAGATTTAAACCAGAGACAGAAGGAAGTATAATAGTACCAACAGAAGACTGTTACATTCAAGGATTTCTATTGAAGAAGCACTTCGCATTCAAATGCACAGTGACTGACTGGCAATCATTCAATGTAACTAAGCCTACATATCTCATTGAGTTCACTACTAATGAAGTTAACGCAGCTGAAGCAGGAAGAGCATGGTTACAACAGTTTGAGGATGGATTGATTGAGTTCGTAGACAGAGTGCCTAAAGAATATAAATGGGACGGATACGCAGAGGGATTTAGTGCATAGTGAAAAAGTAATCCAAGACTCAGGTCATGGTGTTACCATATTATATTATTACAACGTAGAAAAAGGATTCAAGTTCATCGGTGATGACCCTGAAGGTAAGGTGATACCTATTCCTAAAGATGTAAGAGATAGAGTATATAAGAATAATAATGTCTCAGGGCTGGATTCTGACATGCCAGCTGAAGCATACTTAGATAAGTTTTACCTACACAACAGGTGTCTGTTATTTCCTAGTGGTGTATGGATGAGTGAGACAGCAGGAGTACCACACGCATTAATCAATAAGCCAGGTACATATCTAAATTTTAAGATGGCTGGTATGACCAGACTGACAGCACTGACTGATAATGCCAGTGCTATTTGTATAGGTCCTGATCCTGATAAGGATATAGGATACTATAATAGGACAGTACATAAGATAGACGCAGATATAATATTTGACCGTACTGACAGACTACTTGTCGCAACGCAAGATATGTGGTATGATGGGGACATCGTAAAAGCAGGACAACCATATCTCGTACAACGGACAGGTAAACTAAAGTTGCTACACTCAGGATATGTGGTAGAATTCTGGTTAGATGATATCAATATTGAAGAGTCATTAAATGATTATGTCAATATGTGGGTCAATAAACAAATACTATTGAAAGAACGACGTGCCAAGGATTAAACGTAAGCACCTCAACCGTGCTCAGTTTGAATTTCTATTAGATCATATGATGGAGACACTCCCAGACCATGAAATCACAGAGTGGTTACAATGGGTGTGGTCTATGAATGAAGGAGACAGCAATATCAGGGCTGGATCTGAGCAGGGATATCGCATGATGCAGTATGACAAGGCAGAATTTGACTGGGAGGATGAAGAATGCTACAGGTACACATGGACGGATGACGAAGAGATATGGTAGATCTTATATTATTTGGAGACTGTAAAGAGACACTCAAACAGTTTCCACGTGGCAGTGCTCAAATGTGTGTCACCTCTCCTCCTTACTATGGACTACGTGACTATGGTGGTGAAGCAAATCAAATAGGACAGGAAGAAACACCAGAAGAGTTCGTTAACAACCTAGTAGAAGTATTTCGTGAGGTACGTGATGTACTCAAGGATGATGGTGTACTGTGGTTGAACATAGGTGATAGCTATTATAATTACAGACCAGGCACAGGTGGATTACCTAAACAAACAGTAAGTAGAACATCACAAGACCTACCTACACAGTGTAATAGGAGAGCAAATAAGTTAGATGGATTGAAAGAGAAAGACCTGATAGGTATACCATGGATGCTCGCTTTCGCATTGCGGGCAGATGGATGGTATCTTAGACAGGATATTATATGGCATAAACCAAATCCTATGCCAGAGTCAGTTAAGGACAGGTGTACCAAGTCACATGAGTATATCTTCCTGCTATCAAAGAACAAAAAGTATTATTATGACAATGAAGCAATTAAAGAACCAGTCAAGCAAGACTGGGGAACAAGGAACCGCGATGCGGGTAAGTATCACAATCCTGGCACTGGCCTTCAACCTCATAGTGGTCTTACCAAGTCTTATGAACGGAAAAATAAACGAGATGTTTGGAGCATAACCAACAAACCATACAAGGGAGCACACTTTGCTTGTTTCCCTCCTGATTTGATTGAACCATGTATATTAGCAGGAAGCAGGAAAGGCGACGTAATTCTGGATCCATTTATGGGATCAGGAACTACAGCTATGGTGGCTAAGCAACATGATCGCAGTTATATCGGGTGTGAGCTCCATGAAGATTACGGATCACTGATCCAAAAGAGGCTTAAGGCTATACCTACGAAGTTGCCATTTGATATGTGACACGAGTGGACAGTTAAAAAAGTGTCCACTATTTTCACTATTCGTACCACATGGCTCTATAATTAGGATATACAAAACAAAGGAGCACATGCCTAACTTACAAGACAGAGTTAAAGAATGGACAGCAGACTACATTACTGCTCTCAATGATAACTTCTACAACGAACAGGTTGACTCATATCAGAGAATGGTTGCTGATGACAGATACACAGACCATGCTCTTGATAAACTAAGAGAGATCAAGACTAGAGACGCAAGATATCTCTACACATGGAAAGCAATCGAAGGTAAGAAGTACTACAAGATTGTATACCAAACATTTGATGAAGACGACAACAGATTCAGAAATGGTTCAGTACACGCATTCATTGACAAGAAAACTGGTGAGGTATACAAAGCAGCATCATGGCAGAACCCTGCCAAACATGTCAGATTTGACATGAGAATCATCAAGGACAGAGAGTTCTTACACAACCCTGACAAGATTAATTGGACAGGTGGTCACTTATACATGAGGTAATTCCAAATGAACAACATTCCAACATACGATTTCCCACAGAGTCCGATTCTTATCATCGGATTCTTCGGCATCATCACAGCACTAGCAGTGTTGTATATTGCTAACCGCAAGTATTTCAATTCACCATTCAACGAGGACAACAAATCATGAAGACAGAAGTAATTCTAGAGAGATATCCCTATCGTTTTGTACAGAAGGGATTGTTAGAAGAGAACGGAGCACCTGACTTCCGTATCCAAAAGTTCAATGACATACAGAAGAGATACTACGACATGTATTATCTTGATAGTCAAGCACAACTAGATTGTTGTATTGAAGACAGAGAGTATGTCAAGTGGTTAGACCCAGACCCAGAGGTAGCAGCATATCCTCGTAAGGGCGATACAATAGTGAGTCCATACTCATGAAACTAAATGATATAGGTTTCGTATCTCCATTACTTGATGCTAATAGGATGGCAGATCTCTTGACTAAACTCAAGAATCTGCCTTGGGCAAATGGTGATGACCATGAAAAGAGAGTGGGTGAGATGCTAGATGAATATGGTATAGTCTATACCTATCAACCTAATGGTACTCAAAACTTCCCTGACTATGAAATACCTACACGATGGGGTACTATCAACTTAGAGTGTAAGAGTAGTCAGAATGCTAAACCAATGTATAACAGTGGTAGACCACACGCAGGAGGTCTGTATGTATTCACAAGTAAGAAGTACAACGAGACTACATTGTTTTGGGGTGATGACGTACTCACCTTGGACAAAAGAGAATTATATGATAGAATGTTATTAGAGATGAAAGATGTACTCGTTCGTTATCAGGCACTACCAGAGTGGCAAGACGAGAGAGGATTTGATTTCTACCTGAGAGAGATGTACACACAGAGTGGTACAGCAGAGTATACTGATTACTTTACACATAAGGACAGACCTACATGCGAACAGAATGTATTTAATTTCTTCAAGTGATGCTCTAGAAGCTTTGGACAGTTGGGATGACATGTCATTCGATTGTTGTATCACTGACCCTCCATATGGTATGGGTATGGAACACTGGGACTACAGTGTACCTACAAAAGAACTATGGCAAGAAGTATACAGGACACTGAAACCTGGTGCTTTCCTGCTATCATTTTGTAGTCCACAACTATATCATAGGATGGCAGTGAACGTAGAGGACGCAGGATTTGAGATCAAAGATCAGATCATGTGGATGGTAACTACCAAGATGCCTAAGACTAACAGACTCAAACCCGCACATGAACCTATTGTGGTAGCACAGAAACCATGTGAAGGTAGTATTGAGAAGAACTATGCCAAGTATGGTGTAGGTAAGATCAATATAGAGGACGCACGTGTACCTTGGGATGGTAAACCACCAACAGGGTGGGTAGCAGGAGGTGTCAAGCGTAGGACATTCGGTAAGGATGGTAAGACAACAGGCACACAGAAGGAGTTTGGTACTAAGGATGCTAATCCAAAAGGCAGATACCCAAGTAATATAGTTGGTGAGGTACAGGCACCACACCAGAAGTATTTCTATGCTCCACGTGCTACACGTAAGGAGAAGGGAGACAACAACAACCATCCTACTGTTAAACCAGTAGCATTGATGGAGTGGTTAGTCAAGATATACTGCCCTGAGAAGGGAACTATACTGGATCCATTCTGCGGATCAGGAACTACTGGTGTTGCTGCTCTACCTACTGAACGTTCATTCATAGGTATTGAAAAAGAACCAGAGTATGTTAGAATAGCAGAGGAGAGGTGTTCAGTTGCTGAAGTGCCCACTGAGTTCACACCACTGGACTTTAATACGTTACAATTAAACTAACAACGGATTTTTATTATGATCACACCTATGGTAATCAGGAACCCACTAGCACCTGACGAAATAGACTATCTGCTTGGTCTAATGATGGAAGCAGAGGAACCCAAGGACATTGATGGGGTTGAACTATACAAGAAGTTAGTTATATTGAAGGGGGAGTATGCTTAGATATATGAAATTAGCTTTCGTCGTTTCACTCATTTGGTTTTTACACTGGTCATGTCTCATTCTATCTTCTATTCGGGTTATCATCGCAGAGTCACTATCACAGACTCCTTCATTGATTGGTTCGTGGACAAATATATCGGTAAACGGTATAAACTGGACTTCCATATTGTAACCAAGGGATTAAAGAGAGAGTGCTTGTACGGACAGATGCTATGTCTGGACAGTGCTACACGTCCACGATTCTTTGAGATACAAATACATAATGGTCTCAGTAAATGGGACTACCTAGTCACACTCGCACATGAAATGGTACACGTGAAACAACGTGTCAAGGGAGAGTGGGGACAGAAGAGAGACGGTAGTAGCACATGGCATAAGCAAATAGTATCTCCCTTCACTAAGTATTGGGATGAACCATGGGAGATAGATGCTAGAGCATGGGAGAGATATATTGCTAACAGGGCAATCTACGAAGGGGTTGTGACAATAGAATAACTGTACACTATTACATGAATTGACTATCAAATTACATTATAATAGTGATAACAACGAAGCAACTATGTTATCACTCAGACCACATCAAGAACGCACTATCGACGCTCTATACAACAATGAGCATGGCACAGTGTATATTCCTACAGGTGGTGGTAAGACTATTTGTATGATTGAGGACTTACGTACTCAGTTAGTTCAGAGTGACTATCCTACACTTACTGTAGTTGCTGCTCCACGTATTATGTTAGCACTACAACTTGCTAATGAGTTCAATGAGATACTTAACAGTGTATCTAACTACAAGATTGGTAGTGTACACAGTGGTGACTCTCCATTCTATTCTGTGACCTCACAGGATGACATCATGAGGTTCGTATCTTCAGCACATACATTCGGTGCTCATGTAATACTATTCACTACATATCATAGTCTTCACAAGATAGCAAATAACCAGTTCTTCGTAGACACTTTCTATTGTGACGAAGCACACAACACTACGCAACGCAATTTTTTTGAGGCTACATCTATTGTGTCACAGCAGAGCAGACGTAAGTACTTCTTCACTGCTACACCTAAAATGAGTGCTAAACATGAACGTGGCATGAACAATGAGGATGTATATGGTAATAATCTAATCACAGTATCAGCAGATGAATTACTTGATTGTGGTGCTATACTTCCTCCGACAGTAAATGTACACACAGTGGACACTGTAAGGACACGTGAAGAGGTAGCAGACATTGATGCTGAGACAGTATTAAGAGTCATTAATGCTGATGATGCTGAGAGAGTATTAGTATCAGCACCGTCAGCACGTATTATCAATGCTATGATGGCATTCACAGATCTATTCCGTGATCTACGTCAAGCAGACTATAATGTCATGACTATTACATCTAAGCATGGTGCTATCATCAATGGTAAGAAGGTATCACGTAGTCAGTTCTTCACACAGTTGGACACATTCAGTGCTACTGGTCAGAAGTTCGTACTGTTTCATTACAGTATATTGTCAGAAGGTATCAATGTATCTGGTCTGACTAATGTTGTACTGTTACGTAACCTATCGACAGTTGAAATGGCACAGACTATCGGACGTGTAATTCGACTTGACACACAGGATAGAAACAATATCAGCAATGGTACATTGAGACCTAGAGCATACCATAACTACAACAAACCAACAGGGTTCATAAGTATACCTGTATATAATAACTATGGTAAGGCAACAGCAAAGAGAGTACAACGCACAGTTGATACTATCTTCAAGCATGGTAAACCCGCAACAGCATGGATATAAACATGTTTCATATACCACTGACACACTACAAGTGTAGTTGGTGGGAACAGAAGAAACAAAGGCTATTGAGACACATAGACACACTGGACATGGTACAGGGAGACGAACAAGTACTCTCTGACTATCGTGGTGACAATAATTATATCAATGACATATCAGATATACTACATGATGAACTAAGTTGGTTCGCACATGACTATAATTGTGATCCACGTATTGTAAGAGCATGGTATGAACGAGCACTCCCATACATGTATCATCCAACACATAATCATGGACATGGTGGATACTCAGCAGTATTATACATTGAGTACAACTCCAAGTATCATAGACCTACTAACTTCATCGCACCATACGACCACTTCATTACAGGAGAGCAGTTAACATATGAACCAGAGGTAGAGGAAGGTGACCTTATTCTATTTCCTAGTTTCTTACACCACTATACACATCCACACACAAGTGAACAACGTAGAACAGTATTATCATTTAATTTAACAGTAAACATGGACAATATACCATTATCATGGACAGATAATAAACCATCACACATGGGTTGACACATACACACTAACAGACTATAATATACTCAGGGAAAACAAACCACTTGGATACTTTAACTGTGTGTATCCAGACCGTTTTGTTTTCTCGCACCCAATCTAAATAGAGTCAGTATTGATATGGATGCTATGCCACTACAGTTCAAGCAAGGGGATTTAGTAGAGGTAGATGGGTATAGAGGCTATGTAAATTGTATTTGTATAGCAACACCTAATCATCTACATAAGCATACACCAACATCATACTTCACTTTAACAATAGAGGGAACAGAGAGTAGTAGAGACAGACAAGTCAATGTTTGTATCTATCGTCATCTCTGGTCATCAGTTAAACTTATTAAATCCTATGTGGAATCAAGCATCGAAGACAGTGATCTCAACCTCAAAGGGATCAGTGACCATAGTTACGAAGAACACGCGGAAGGGGCACTTTTGGAGTTATGATAACTCTAACAGATTCTATGGTCCTTTCAAGAACTTAACTGTTTTGTTGGACGATGCTTCTACTTATTCAGAGCATGGGACTATAAATCGTAGTTTAATTAAATGTTAAAATAAATGTATCTGAGAGAACTAGAGTGAGAATAGAGTGACCTTAGAATATGTACAGAATACCTCCAGAATGTGCGGAGGAATTGCTGTCTTAGCCTGCGGTCACTCGAAAGTCAAGCGAGAGTGTGCCAGAAATAAAACTGTCCACTTTTGGTATTTTCTCCGAGAATCTCTGATATAATTAGAATATAACAAAAACAAAGGAACATGGCAGAAACTGCGAAAAAGGTAAAAACCGCTACAAAACGCAGAAAGTCGCGGAAAGTGGTAAAAGATGTCGTTTTTGACATTTCTGAGATAAGTACAGCTATTAACCAGATTCAAATAAAAGATGGGAAAGTGGGAATAATCTTCCAAGGTAGAGATACTGAATATTTCTATAACTATACTGAGAACCTCTCAGAATTTGTGAAAGAGATAGAAAAGTTTGTAAAGGAGCAACATCTCTCACTAGGGAAGAAATTTAATGAACTGGTAAGAAATGGTACTTTATCTCAAATAGTATAGGAATGGGAAAAAGTAGCAAAAGATACAAAAAAGAGTCATTCTCACAGAAAATGAGAGAAATGAATGATATTGAGGATCTAGAGAGAAGTGGCTATGGTGATATGATATCTAATAGTAAGAGGATTAAGTCTCAAAGTAAGAATAAATACCATGAAGACTATTAATTCTATGAACTATAAGGATATTATAGCAGAATATCACAGCGGGACGCTATCACCGTGTGACACAGTGGAAATCGTCCAATTTCTACTGGATACGGATCTAATCGAGCAGTATCCAGAGCTCTACGAGCTGGCAGATTATTATGTACTCGAAGGACTCTGTTACCAGGTGCCCTGCAAGTAGTTTGTCAAGTTGCACTGGGATAACCCCGCACAGGATGACCTGTCGGGGTTTTGTTGTATCATTTGATACCTAGGAGATCAGAGGGTGATCTCGTCTAGGTATGATTGGGGGATTACGTCGTACTCAAGATTGCCCAACCACTTGTTAATATGTCTTGTAGTGGTTGATGAGTACCATGCATCAGTTCTTGCATAGCGTCCCTTTTTAGCAATGTAACACGCGACTGGGGTCCTGTAACTGAAAAATACCTGATCACCATTTGAGAGGGTGACTTCAGTTTGGTTTTTAGCGATTGAGTTTAATTTCAAGGTTTACCTCGGTTGTTTACTTTTCTATTATAGCAGCGGTAAAACCGCATTTGGGACATGTGTGGACAGTTTGTGTAAGTGTCACACTGTCTGGGGTGATGACTACAGGCATTGGTCCTGGTCTCTTTGGTTTCTTTTTTAGTTTCATTAATGATCAGCCCATATTATTTGTTTATCATGATTAGCTATATCAAAGCAGATTTCACACATGCAGTCTACGTGTGGGTGTGCATCTCGCCAGGAATAGTCCTCTTCTATGGGTGCATCCCAATAATAATACAAATCAGGCTGATGTGCATCTTTGGGTATGTCTTGATAGGTCTCTTTGAGATCCTCAAAATGAGAATCATCAAAGTTACCGCAAACGTCACAATATGCCATTAGTCGTACAACTCGTTCATAATGTCACGGACTCTTTCTCTGTCGAGTGAGTCACCATATCCCCAAGTAATTTGATCATTACATGAGTCAAGGTAGTATAGAGTAGCGTAAGCAATTTGCTCACGTGTTCGACCTTGGTCGTATAGACCATTCCACCCGTAGAAGTCTAGGCAGTAGTCGATGAATTCTTGGAAGTTTTTCATATTATTATAATAGCAAATCCTGCACCGTATAGTGCATTGAGTGTGCCACTTTTATTAGTGCACACTATCACTTGTATTAGTCAGGGCTAGGAACTATTATAGAGATATCAATCAATGAGGTTAACCTTGGAGACAACCACACTAACAGTCGGCAGAAACATCGGAGACGAGGGAACTGTCACCAATCAGATGTTAGAACAGTTCATCAAAGATGAAGTGCTCACCCGTCTTGAGTATGCCACAATTACTCACGGTATGGGGATCTACAAAGGAACAATGGAAGCAATAGTTTGTTTCTCTGTTACTGGTAGACAGTATGAGGACGCATTATTTGAAGTGGGTGAAGCATACAAAAGAGCATTTCGTCAAGACTCTGTAATGTACTCATGCGACATGAGGGAGGTTTCATTCAAATGAAATATTTCGTAACTCAAGTCAATTTCGCATTCGATGAGGAGTGGATCTCAAAGACTAACCGCGAAGCAATAACAGAGGATCATTGGGGGATCTGGGAAGCAACAGACCTTCAAGACCTCTGCGAACAATTAACCGCTAGCAGCGGGTTCCTAGTCAATGATTTACACTTTACAATGAAACCCGAATGAATCAATTTAGAATCCAGTGCAGCGAGGTGAATTACTTCACCGTGCTAGTCGAAGCAGAAACAATGCAGGAAGCCGAAGAGCTCCTGCATAAGAATGTAAATGCATTCGATGTTGAGGACGAATATGCAGGTGAATGGGTCATAGAGGACATAGAGGAATTATGAGCTCTACCCCCATTATAGCAAGGACCATGCTTCTTTTCACGTGGCTATGTGCCACTTATATTAGTGTCCATTTTTTCACCATACTGTCACCTGTGGCAGTATAATTGTATTATACAACTAAGGAGTTTATGCCTAATCATTGTCACAACAGAGTAGAATTCTACTCAGAGGATACAACAGCAATTCTCAAACTACACGCAATCTTTAACAAGGCACTTGCTGATGAACTTAAAGAACCAGTTGACACAGTGTTTGGATCATTCATACCCGAACCAGACTGGTCTAAAGTTCCACTTGCTGAGAGTGATGTCAAAGAATATTCATTCTCTAACCCTAGAGGTGAGGTCGGTGAGTTGCCAGTATATAAAGACAAAGGTTTTGGCAGGGGTTTATATTTCCCTAGCACTGATGTAAATGATGATAGATGGTACAACTGGAGAGTCCATAACTGGGGAACGAAGTGGGATTGCTACTGTGTGGATATAGAGGACTCTGACATGCCACATGGATTTCAAGTAACATTCGATACAGCATGGTCGCCACCCGAAGAGATTTGTTACGCAATCCGTGAACAGTTTGACGATTTGTCTGTATCGTGGTTCTATGATGAACCAGGATGTGAAGTAGCAGGGTATCTATAAATGGATAGAGAATTACTACTAGAACTCAAAGAGTTCTTAACAGAGAGAATGGTGGACAATATGTCCACCAAAGACCTAGAGGAGTATGTATCCAACGACTTGTTTAATTACTTCGATAAACTGGGTGAGCATGAGTTCATCGAGGAAGCTCGCAACTATTGGGACGATAGCTATGATGAAGTGGTGGAAGAGATCAAAGACTACATGAAATGTGATTTTAAAAAGGGGGTAGGGAAATGAGCTCTACCTTCATTATAGCATGTAGCTCTGGAATTTTAAGCTGGCAGTGTGCCACTTATATTAGTGTCCTTTATTGTCATTATTATGTGTAATCCGAACTATAATAGAAGAGTAACAAACAAGAAAACTATGTTTGACTCTCAATTAAGACCTATCTACGACGGAAAGGTACTTGCTAACGAAACAGCAATTAACAATCCAGTTGTTAAGGCAGCACTCTTTGAAATGTCAAAGAGAAACTTTGAACCCCAAAGAATAAACAACTATGGGGTATGGTACATCTCAGACAGGCACTAATCATGTATACACCAAACGAAATCGCATTGCTTACCTTTATTAAGAGAGTGAATGAAACATTCTCTTATTTTGGAGAGGACGGAGCAGACTATGTGTCAGCAGAGGACATGGACTATTTCAAAGAGATATGTCTAGAGTTTAGGAGGTCTGTTACTTGAGCGTCAAACGAGCCGCCCAGACCGTCGCGGTCTGGTGTGACAATATTATTTGTGTCACAATCAATGCTATTTTTTCCAACAAAATAGACTACAATAGTACTATACAAACACAGGAGCAATCCAACATGACAACATGGGCAATCCAACCTTCACACTGGGGAAACCAAGTTTTGATAGGTGCTGAATTTAAAAACGACTTCGCATCCGCTGAGGACACAGCACTTGACATGGCAACCGATACCATGGATCGCGTCTGTATTTTCAAGGTAGGCACTAAGGCAGACATCAAATGGATGGAGGTTAACTAATGAAACCTGTAAACGTTAAAAAACTCTATGACGACTTCGCTGATTTAGGTTGGGACTATACAGCGGGTCGTATGTCCCGCAGTGCTATGGAATGCTATGACCAGATAGCAATCAACCTTGGCATTCTAGAAGAGCATGAACACTGGAACGAAGATGTATTTGAATCTAAGGGAGGGTATCATTAATGACTAAGGCAGTATGGGAACGCACCCTAAATGTTACCGAACCAGAGGAAGCAGTTCTAGTGAAGATGGCAACCTATTTTATAGACATGGGGTGGATAGATGACGCATCGGAAGATGCGTTTGATTCTCTCACAGAGAAGATATGCGAACCTGCTCCGTGGGATTATAGTGTAACGAATTGTTAACGTTCACAGATAACCCCCCCGTTTATATACAGTACGTACTATAATAGGGTTATACACAGTTAATTACACATTATGAACAATTCAGATTTCAACGAATTCTATCCACAGTTAGCACAGAAAGGATATACACAGAGTGAGGTAGCAACCCCCACTCTCACACGTAAGGTAGGCGGTGAGTTAACCGCTGATCCTATCCTAGAGGACGGATCTAATTGTTATTGGTATAACAACTGGATTACACGTCTAGGCAATCAGCATGACACATATGCTGATTACATTGAGAAATTAAACGATTCACTTAACGGAGGATTTTAAATCATGTTCTTTAATCATGTTGAACTACATAAGTATGACCTAACTAATAAGGGCATCTCTCAGGCATGCTATGACGAACTAACTATACAGTTAGCAGATGCCAAGAACGCTCTATCAGAAGAGCAATTATGGGTTCTTGCTGATGACATGCGTGAGAAGTTCAAAGACTATATGCGACCACTCTTTCACGGGTGAGTCGCAAAGGCAGTGGTTGGGGCAGTCGCCCCCGCCCCCCCGTTATAAAAGAGTCCCACGCAGCTAACCTACAAAAGTGGGTACGTGCGTTTCAAAAATATTTAAAAATTTTTTCTGAGGTAAAACCCCCCTATGATTGGATCTGAAATGTATGCGATAAGAGATATGCTGTTATCGTGCCCCCCTGTGTATACACTGCCAGGTACTTGGACGAAGTGTAACGCACTCATACCTCACTATAATGCTAACCCCAACATCACGTTTGGGATATCAGTAGCAGTGATTACCACACTCTTGGCAGGGTTTGGTGTATACAAAGCTTTCTTTGCTAACAAAGGACTTGCCGACCCTTGGGATGATCATGACGACTAACTACGCACTTGAACTTATATTCTGGGTTGTACTCGGATTATACGTATTAACTAAACTCGGAGCATTTAAGAAATGAAACTCACACAAGAGTTAATTGATCAGATACAGGAAGCAATGCTACATACCAAGAAGGATGGCAGTATTAATTGGAAGGATGGAGATGAGGTAGTGGTACAACTGGCAGGAACCTTTGCTGCTGATAGATTTATTGTGATTAAGAACAAAACTAAGGATCCTGTGATCTCTGCTCAACCCCACCCCAACTACGATTACGAGAAACGTGAATTTAGACCTACTGACGGATGAAGAGTTTGAAGAACTCTGTAGACTCTTAGAGATAGAGTATTATAGATACTATACAGGGAAGGACTCTTCAGATGAATGACATAACCATATTCGTATATTTTATATGCTTCGCAGCAGTGCTAGGAGCATCTTTTGCGTTTATGTGGCGAAGCATGTCATCTGTACTCATGTCACTTGACACAAAACCTAAAACATCTTATAATATACACCCAGAGATGAAGGAAGTTAAGGATGGCGAAGAGTTAATAGTCTTCACTCCTTATACTAAAGAAGAAAATGATTAAGTGGATTGGATTATCATTGGGAGTACTCGTAGGAGTCTCTCATATTGCTATGATTGGAATGATAGCAACGAACAAACAAGAGAGAAGCTTACCAGTAGTCAATATCCCAGATGGTGATTACGGTACTTTCCAAGCAGAAGTAGAACCAGATAGATATAGAATCTCTTATAAGGCAAACGATCCTAAGACAGCATACATTACTAAGGACGTGAAAGAGAAGGGAGGATTCTTAGGACTAGCAACAGAGACAACTAAGACAGTTGAAGAGTACTTCATGGATGGTAAGACCAACCAAGGTGGAGCAGTAAGTAACAAAAGAAGTTGGTTAGCACCTTACCAAGAGTTTACTGACAGTAATCCCGAACTCTCAGACAAAGATTTAGCATGTATTAAGGCAGTAGGTAGTGCTGAAGGCACTGGGAGACTTGTCGGAACAAGCGTTGGAGCAGCAGCAGCACCTACAGTGAGTACTATACCATTCGTAGGATGGGTAGCAGCAGGGTGGATAGCTATGTTTGGTGGAGAACAGGGAGCAGAGATCGGTGGTAATATGGCAGAAGACTTGAATAAGAACTGTTAATGTGGCGAATTTGGGCAAAAGCACTCGGAGAGAAGTCTGGAAAGTCTGATCGAGAGGCAGATATCATAGCGGGGATACGTACTTTTATCTTCATACAACTCATAGTCACTAATTGTTTCATCGTAGCGGGTAATATACGTCATTGGAACGATGCTCATATGGAGAAATCCTTAAAAGAACCTAAAGAATTTGTGAATTTGTGTTGACTTGCTGATAATATGTGTTATAATTAGAAGGAAGACAACTAGCTAGAGGGTATGAAGTACATTCTATACGACGAGAAGCAAGAAAAACAGGGAAAGTTCTCTGGGATTTACGAATTACGTAAATTTCTTTGTGATCGTAAGTATGATATTGACTGTGATAAAGACATATCATGTACTTTTGACTATATTAAGTCTATACAATGGAGTTTTGATATAGAAGAATGACTCAGCAAGAGATATCTGACTGTCTCTACGCTCTCAAATCACAAATTGAAGCGTTGGAGACCCGCCTTAATAGTATGGAGCTTCTAATGAAGCGACCAAATAAGGAAAATTATGAAAAATTAGTAGACGTAGTACTCGAACATGACAAAAGACTCAACTCTATCGAAAAACTCTAAGATTTATCACCTCTATTGGGAAGATAGATGTATAATGAGAGGTGTAGATGAGGAAGATTTCCACGGAATCTGGGAAAAACTCATGTGGACCTATAATACGGAGTTAAATTACGTAGAAATTACCCTAGACGAAGACGATAATCTAGCGATTACTGATACTTCGTACTGAAATACAAAAAATCGCGTCGTTGCATCCGCACGACGGGATAAATATTTGTAAAAAACATCATGGAAGCACAATTTTTATCCCTCGAAGGCGATTTTGTTGTTCGTCAGGGCACAGAATTGATAGAGTATCATAAAATTTCTGATATTCCCGATAAATTTGACCATTTAATTAAGTTTATGCCTAAGTATCCAGACCCACCGCATGATATTAACGACCATGCGTTGATGGAGAACATGGTAAACTTCCTAACTATGCTTCAAGCAAGAGAACAGAAGTGAGTGTATCAATATCACCCGACGTAATAACAGGATTACCCGATATAACCCGACCAAACTTCACTATGAACACCTCAGTGAGTGCTTCATGTAGTGTATCGAGTCCGAATCAGTGTGCTGTAACGAATGTCAATGCCACTGTACAGGGTAATCAACCGAATTTAGTAATAACACCTGGTACAACAAGCGTTTCAATCACAGGAACGCTCGCAGATCCCTTTTCAGACTTCTTTACATACGTCGAACAGGGCAAAACTAACCTTAACTCTACTCCAACAACAGTAGAAGGCACTGATAACATGCCTGATGATAAGGTTCTTTACGATCTGAACCAAGATGGCAGTAATTATGTCTCTGAGTTCTTTGATATCACAGTCCAATGGGAATCAGGACCGTCTGGTAACATGACAGCACAGAGTCCCGCAACCTTCACTCTCGAATTGAAGATATATAATGAGTGGGAAGGTATACGTTCCTTCATTTCAAATTACTATTAAACACATGCCCGCAGTAACAAGAGTTGGAGACGCAGATGTAGCCCATTGTTCTGGAATGTCTAGAGCACAGGGTTCAGGTAACGTCTTTGCTAATGGTAGACCTATTTCTCGTCAAGGAGATAAGAACACCACACACTTAAAACCTGGTAATCCATGTCCACCTCATTCTGCTTCTATTTCAAGTGGAAGTGGTACAGTCTTTGTCAATGGCAAAGGTTGTGGTAGAGTAGGAGACGGATTAGGCGGTTGTACATCAGTCGCAGCAGGATCATCAAACGTATTTGCAGGATAACAAAAATTATGGCAGTAACATGGAACACTGGAAACAGTATTGAATCAAAACCAAAGAAAACAAGACAGGGTAAAGGACAACATTCTAAATACTCTGCTACATCCCGAAATAAAGCGAGGAAAATGTATCGTGGCCAAGGCAAATAGAATTGTAGACGGAAAAAGGAACGCAAATATACCCGTTGACATGTCAGATCACTTTTATGACCATGGAAATGAGTATTGTAGATACCTAATTACCGATCCTAGATCAGATAGACCAAGAAAGAAGAGAAAACCCTTTGAAAACGTGTCTAAATAACTTCTAGGTCGAATACGTAGGTATAGTATGGCAAAAGGTGCCCTACCAAGTCGAGCGTTTAAGGATTTTGATCTAACTTTTAGAAGAAATCCAATAACGAATGACGTTAATACATTAAAAAACGAAGAAGCAATCAAAGAGTCTGTAAAGAACATTGTTCGATACAACTTTTATGAGAAACCATTCCTACCTCAGTACGGTGGGAACATTATTGGTGCTTTGTTTGAATTGTATCAGAGTGGGCAGTCTACTGCTGTAGAAGCACAGATACAAAATTGTATAAACCAGTATGAACCACGTGTGGTTTGTTATGCTGTCAGATCAGAGTTCATTGAAAGAGACAATGATATGAGAGTAGAGATTTATTATCTAATTACTGGCTTGCCTAATGTTATTGATAACCTAGAAGTTATATTGAAACGATAATGGCACTAACCCAAGTTAACTCGTTAGAATTTCACGAGATTAAGGCACAACTAAAAGCATATCTACAGGGACAGTCTGAATTTTCGGATTATGACTTTGAAGGATCCTCTCTGTCAACTCTTTTAGACGTACTTGCTTATAATAGTTACTATTCAGCGGTTAATGCCAACCTAGCAATCAACGAGAACTTCTTAGACACTGCAGTTCTAAGAGAAAACGTAGTAAAGTTAGCTAAACTAATAGGATATACCCCAAGGAGTGCTAGAAGTGCCCGTGCGACCTTTACAGTGGTCGTACAGACGATATATGGCACAGGGGCGAATGGTAGAGGATACCCAGAATCAGTACAAATCAATAAAGGGGTGTTTACATCATTCACTGGAGAGAGTGGAGAGAACTATATCTTCTCCATACCTAAAGATTTGATCGTATCAGTTAATACATTAGATGGTAAAGCAACATTTACAGATGTAGTAGCATACGAAGGAATATTCATCACTGACACGTTCGTAAAAACAGAATCAGAAAGACAGAGGTTCATCTTAGGCAACCTTAATGCTGATACGTCAGCTATGACTGTGGAAGTAACACGTGGAACTGTCACTGATGCATATTTGCAGGCAACAGATATAACAACAGTAAACAATATAAGTAAAGTCTTCTTTTTAGAAGAAGCAGAGACAAGGAGACCCGAAATAATCTTCGGTGATGGTATCCTTGGCGAAGGATTAGTTAATGGTGACGTAATTGAAGTAAAGTACCCAACATCTATAGGTACAGGACCTAATGGATTATCAGGATACTCATTTGCGGGTACTGTTAAAGACTCTAGGAACACTCCTATCACTTCTGGCATCACTTTAGACCTTACAGCAGTCCCAGATGGCGGTGCGGCTCCAGAAAGCATTGATGCTATCAAATATTCTGCTCCTAAGTTCTATTCTGCCTTCGGTAGAGCAGTAACTACTAAGGACTATGAAGCAATCATACCTCAGATCTATCCTAACGTACAATCTATCGTTGCTTTTGGTGGTGAAGAGGCAGATCCACCCGAATACGGTAAAGTGATCGTTGTTATCAAACCTAAGAACGCAGATCGTCTTTCTATATCTGAAAAAGATGCAGTATCGAAGAAAATACGTTCATATTCAGTAGGTGCGGTAGAACCCAAGATCATGGATCCATCTGTTTTGTTTATTGACCTCGTTTCTTATGTTTATTTCAACCCAAACGACACTAGAAGAAGTCAAGAAGATATAAAGCAAATTATTTACCGTACAATGGAGACATTAAACGCTTCCGCTGAGTTTAACAAGTTTGGTGGTAAGTTTAAGTACTCTAAGGTCGGAAAGATCATTGATGATGCGGAACCAGCTATCACATCCAACATTACAAAAGTGAGAATGCGTAAAAATGTACCTGTTTCTCTAAATCAGAGATTCAATTACAAAATTTGCTTCGGTAACAGAATTAACGCACAATTAGATACACCAACTTTGGAAACTAATGGTTTCAAACGTGCTGATGGCGGTAATCAGGTATTTTACTTGAATGATGATGGATTAGGAACTATCCGTCTTTATTATGTTAACGCAGATGGTTCTAAACAGTACATTGGTGGTAACTGGGGAACTATCGACTATACAATGGGAGAAATTACTATTAACGACTTAGTAATCACTGAAGTAGTCAATGCTACTGATAATATTTTACAATTCTCCGTAGTTCCAGAATCTAATGACATTGTTTCTCTCAGAGAGACCTATCTGACATTGGGTATAGATAATCTAGTCGTAAATGTAATTGATGATGAGATTTCCAGTGGTTCAAACACTTCTGGAACAGGTGTCGTACCAGAATCAAGTTATAGTTAGTAATGCCAGCTGAGCAGTCGTCGTGGAGAGTTGCGTCGTGGGTCACACCTCAAACTGAGGTCACAGTTGACCCGATTGACGCTTCGGTTTCGCCAGAATCTAAATCTAAAGTCTCGGATAGACTTGAGGAGCAAATGCCTCAGTTTATCCAAGAGGATTATCCTGACTTTATACAATTTGTCAAGTATTACTTTAAATCACTTGAACTAAAGGGTAACCCTGTTGACATAATACAGAACATAGATGAATATTATAACATAGACAAGCTAAATGACCTCGTAGAGTCGACTACAGCGTCCTCTGGGGTGACTTTAGACTCAACAGTCATTGACGTAGGAAATACTAGAGATTTTCCAAAGGAAGGTCTCTTAATGATAGACGAAGAGATCATATACTACAAGAGTAAGTCCCAAACACAGTTTCAAGAGTGTGTTAGAGGATTTCATGCCACTACCAAGATAGGTTTACTATCAGAGTACACATTTTCAACATCTGTAGCAGCTACACATGCTTTTGGTGCTACAGTAGTCAACCTAAACAACCTTTTACCTCTATTCTTACTACAGAGGTTCAGAGATCAGTTTGCTGAGTCATTCCCTTCTAAGTTTGACCCCCAAATCCAACAATCAACAGTTACTAAGCGTCTTAAGGACTTTTACGCTGCTAAAGGTACATCAAGGTCATTTAAGTACTTGATGAGAGTGCTCTTTGGTGTAGAAGCAGTTATTGAGTACCCTAAAGAAAGAATATTCAAACCTAGTGACGCATTTTACACTGTAAGGGAGATTATTCGTGCTACAGCGATAAGCGGAAACCCTGTGGAACTTACAGGTGAAGTATTATTCCAAGAGAACGATCCAAACGACCCTCTTGTCAATTCCGCACGTATATACGTAAAATCCGTAGTTGAGGTGTTTACCGAAGACGGAAAGATCTATGAATTAGATGTAGATACGGAAAATGGCGATGGAAGTTTCACAACTCCGTATAAAACGCTCCTTTCTGAAGATCTAAGTTCTAACCTTACGGAAAACGTCGTAACAGTCGACTCTACTATTGGATGGCCAGAACAGAACGGCTCTATTCGTATAGATGACGAGATTATCAACTATACAGACAAAACAGTCACCCAGTTCCTAGGATGTACCCGTGCGAGACAAGATACAGTCAATGCACCCCATATTGCAGGATCTGAGGTAACTTCTTCCTATGAAATCTTTGGATACAGCAATAGAGACGAATCTAAGATCAGTTTAAAGGTATTTGGCGGTACAAGAGGAATAGACATCGTAAGTGGCGGTAAATATTACTTACAAGACTCAAAAGTCACCACACCATCAGAACCAGGCTTTGATGCGTTAGATCCTATCTGGGAAAGCTTCGTATACAACGTTAAGAAGCTCCTAAACGGAACATTGCTAGTTTTAGACGTTCCGAAGGCAGATGGTAGTGTTGTAGCGAATATTACGACTGAACAAGAGCACGGATTAAGAAGAGAAGACAGAGTTGTCATTTTGAACGCTCCAGAGGACGTATATAACTCATCATTCACTGTACTTGGTGTAAGTAACAATTTTGAGTTTAGTATCTTAATTCCTAGCACTCCTATCCGTGGTGTGGACGTACCATTCCTAGTTACACGTGAATTTGCGAAAACTACGTCAGTTGACACATCTATACGTTTAGGATTAGAGGATACACCATCTGATGTACAGAATGTCTACAGATCTTCAGAATATGCGATAATTGCGTCACCAGGTGTACCTGGTCATGAAATAGGACCTTTTGGCAGCGGAGACCTAGATCCTGGCAACCAGAGATATCTAAAACGCATTCCTCTCGAAACAACTACTAAATCTATCAAAACTCCGACTCCTGTGGGTCAAGTTGGGTTTGCTGTGAATGGAGTACCAATGTTCTCCTATAAATCAGTAGAAACGAAACTATTTGGTGGTGTAAAGTCAATTACGGTTCTAAATGCGGGATCTGGGTATGATATCACTAATCCACCGATTGTAGAGTTTGAACCAATCCATAGAAAGGGTACATCCTTCTTTCTTAACCAAAGAATCAGAAATAGTCTAGGATACAGATATAAGAACTTAGGAAGCGGTAAAACCGCAGAATTAGGACAAGAACCTACACATACAACTCCAGATCCAGTACAAGACGGTGGTTGCCTCTGGGAATACGAAGGATTGTCTGCTGAAGCTACTGTAAGCGTATCTGGTTCATTATTTGCGGTAAACGTAGAAAACGGAGGATCTGGTTATACGGAAGCTCCTACAGTTGGTATTGTGGGTGGAAGTCCTACAGTTGAAGCATCTGCGACTGCTACAATCACCGCAGGAGTCGTAACTGCTATATCCGTGTCCGCACCTGGCTCAGGATACCAATCTATACCTACAGTGGTAATATCTGGTGGTGGTGGACAAGGTGCGACTGGTACAGCGGTTGTTCGTGGTGGATTAGAAGCTGAAGGCATAACAATCACAAACAATGGTACAAACTACAATCAAAGACCAAATATCACTCTAGTATCTGGATCTGGTGCTGTTGCTTACCCATCTATCGTAAATGGTAAGATTGTATCTATTATCTTGACATTTGGTGGTAGTAACTACTATGGTGCTCCTGACGTTGTTATTAGTGGTGATGGAGTCGGTGCGGTTGCTTTTGCGAGTATAGATTCTGGTACACAGCAAGTTACGGGTATTACAGTCACTAATGGAGGTGTAGGTTACACTTCTGGTATAACAACTGTTGATATCGTGTATCCTGGTTCTGGAGCTACCTTCCAAGTCGAATTACCTATATTGACGCAGAACTTAGCTGCTAGTGCGGATGAAGTCGGAGATCCACTGTTTGTATCACCTAAAATAGCAGATAGTAATAATGGTGTATCAATCAAAGGTGCTAACTTCGGAATCTATGGTGGAGAGTACGGATACTTATATAATCCCAAAAAGTTGCGTTTCTTACTTGGAGATAACGTAAGTGACACAACATACGCAGAATTAAACCCAACAAGGCATTCACCGATCTTAGGATGGTCATTTGACGGACATCCCATTTACGGACCTTACGGATACGCAGATAGAGAGAATAAGAACCCATATAACCAGATCAAGCAAATGATCAGCTCATATCGCATCAGAACGGAAAGAGATGCGTTAGTTGGTAATGATTTGGCACAAATCGACAAGATGGGGACATATATCGAAGATTACGAATATGTTGAAGGATTAGGCGACTTAGATCAGTATAATGGTCGATTCTGCGTAACTCCCGAATATCCAGCTGGTATATACGCATATTTCACAGCATTAGACGGAACAACTGGAAATCCGAAGTTTCCTTACTTTGTAGGACCTAATTACTACTCTCAGGCAGAAGATGTCAACTGGAAGGGAAATGGACTCCAAAGAAACTTTACAGAAGACGCAGTTCGCTATAAACGTCCATATGTTGCTACAGACACAGCATTAGTAAGAAGAAAGAATAAAGGCAACCCAGTCGAGTATATACTCGCTATGGAAGATTCTACGACTCCTATTGTCTTAGAAAACGATGAATCCTTCATTGGCTTCGTAACTGTCGGTATTGGGTACTTTGACTTCTTCCCAAGCATTCAGGGTGGTTCTGTTGACTCATTATTCGTATCTGCGACAAATAGGTACTTCTCAAGTGGATTAGACCAATATCTGATCGAAGGTCCAGGTTTCAACTATAAAGTTAACGATAGACTCATATTTGACGAAACAGGCACTGGAGGAAGTGGTGTTTCCGCTAGAGTGTCTAAAATCTCTGGATCTGGCACATCTGCGATTGTTTCTTCTGTAAACTCGACTACAGACGTAATTACTGGAACTATCACTACAGCGACTGATCATTTCTTAAAAATTGGCGATAGTGTTGATATTGCGATTGGAGACAACCAATACACCCGTGAGATTGATGTAAAGGTTGTAAACGACAAATATCACTTTAAATACTTTGATTTGACTAATTTCATCATTAGTTCAAAGGGTAGGATATTACAAGCTAATATCTCGATTACTGGCGGTACAGGACTCACAGATGGTAATTACTCGAATGTACCTCTAATTGGCGGTACAGGGCAAAATGCTTCTGCTGATATCATCGTAAGTGGAAATACGGTCACATCTGTCTCTATACAGAATACAGGTAAGAATTACAGCAATGGAGATGTACTAACTGCCAATATCTCTAATATTGGTAATACAGGTCAAAACTTCTCTGTAGATATTGGTAATGTCAAAAAGACTGGTGGTATAGTACAAGATGAATGGACAATGTTAGCTGGTAGTGGTGGTACACCTGGCACATATACTAACGTTCCTCTTGCTAATAGTTCTGCCTCTTCAGGTGAAGGTGCTGAGTTTACTATTGTCGTTGGTAATAGTGGTGAGGTAACATCTGTCACTCTAACAAAGGAAGGTAGTGGTTACTACAACAATGAGCAGTTAGATCCTATTGTTACTAGCGATATTGGTGGTGTTAATGGATTCTACATCACTCCTAGTAAGATAAATCAAGAGTTTACTGCTAGAGGTACAGCTGCCCATCAAGTGAAGATAGGTGATGAGGTTATTATTACAGGAACTAACCCAGTTGACTATGATGGTACGTTCACAGTTACAGGTATAAGCACAGGAAGAAGATTCCAGTTCAAGAAAGCAGTTGGTATTATAACTGATACTGCTATTACTACAGCATGTGTAGTGTATGTCAAAGAACCTAAGTTAGATCTTATCAACGGTCACCTTTATAAGTTTAACACCACTGACTCATCTAATACTGGTAAGAGACTAGAGTTTACCTTTGATAAAGAGAATACTAATGTATTCACATATAAAAATATTGTTGGATCAGAGAATGATCCAGTTACAGGAGAACAAATATCAATTACTATATCACTAGATGATGTACCTGGCACATTATTCTACTTTGATATCAATGGTGGTGTATCTGGTAGCTACCTGAGCGTAGTTAACGATCCATTCCTAGGAGCGAACACAGTCACAGCAATTCCTACTACAACTACAATTAACTTTATATTAGCAAGAGAACCAGAGAATAACTATACAGCTGCTAATCTGATTTCATACTCTACTAACTCTATATTCCCTTCAGGTGGTATTGCTAGTATCAACATAGGTGATCCAGGCAGAAACTATTCTACATTCCCTAAATTTACAGGTGTAGAAAGGTCAGGTGGTGGTGCTCAAGCATTTGCTACTATCTCAGGTAAACTAGAAGACGTATCAGTATTAGAAGCGGGTATTGGATATGATGGTGCTAATCCTCCTGCTGTTGTCTGCTCTATGCCAGACTTTGTAGATTTGACACTAGATGAGATCTTTGGTGACTTTAATCCAGGTGACGTTATAGCATCTAAGTTAGTTCTTGACGGTGATACTGCTAGAGGTAAGGTAATCAGTTGGGATCCAAATACATCTACACTTAGAGTACAACCATTACGTAATAATCTACCAGGTGCTGCTACTCGTGGTTTCATCATGTTTACCACTGCTATTGCTGCTACTAATAAGATATACGCAGGATCAAACCAAGCAAAAATAACAGCAGTTGGTGGTGAGCAAGCAAACGTTGCTGCTATCGTTCCTTCATCAGGTCCTGAGATAGGAACTATAAGTAATATAGCTATAAATGGTGATGGAGGTAGTAATTACCGTACTGCCCCTGAAATCTTTATTGATGACCCATACTACGGTGGTGTAGCTACTCTTAGCGTCAATAGTCAGAATAGTTCTGCTAACTTTACGCCAGGTACATATACCGTATCACAGGAATCTGTAGCTCCTACAGGTGGTAGTGGGGTATCAATTCAAGTTATCATTTCTGCGTCCAATCAAGACGTAACAACTGCTAATGTATTAGCGGGTGGAGCAAACTATTCACTAGGTGACCTTATTACTATTCGTGGTGAGGATATTACAGGTGGTAGTTCAGCAGATGACTTTGTTCTTAGAGTTGACTCACTTGACTTTGTTCGTAAGGCAGTCACAGGTACAACTATAGATGCTTCTATTGATCAGGTTATTGTATCTAACTCTGGATCAGGTTTCTTATCTGCTCCTGAAGTTCAGATCTCTGGTGGTACAGGTATAGATGCTGTACTACGTGCTGAGATCATAGATGAGACTGTAAGTTCTATTGTTATTGAAAACGCAGGAACTAGATTCCAAAATCCTCCTATTATTACAGTTAAGCAGGGTACAGGAAATGGTGCTTCCATACTACTCAAGTCTAGTGATCTAGGTAAGATCATCAGTCTTGGTGGAGACAATATCACGTACAATTACAGTCATGATAGAACCCTCAAACCAAGCGTTAATACAAACTATAATTTACAGCTCACACGAACTCAAATCGTTGACTTCTTCACTGTTACAAACGGTGGTGGATCCTTCGTTACCAAACCAACCATCGAACTCATTGGTGGAGGTGGAAGCGGTGCCGTTATGGATGCTATTATTGACAACGAAGTTATTCAGGCAATTACAATAGCAAATGCAGGTAGAGGTTACTCATCTACTCCTGCTGTACAAGCAAGAATTACTCACTCATTCGTTCCTCTACAATCTAACAGTACACTTAACTTCCCATACGATACTAAGATACCTTTAGGTACAAAAGTACAATTATTAGAGATAGATGGTACATTACCAGCTCCTCTTCAAGCAAATGTCACATATTATGCTATAGCACCTTCACTTGCTAATGGTCTTGCTAGTAACCAGCTCAAGATGGCAACAACACTAGCAAATGCTTTGGCAGGATCATCAATAACAATAACAGGTCAACCTTCTATTGGTAGTGGAGGAACAGCAACCTTTAACCTAACAACCACAGACTTAGGAGATCAGATTACTGTATCAATGACTCCTGCGTCATTTGCTATCGGTGAGAAAGTATATCAAGGTTCATCTGTAGCTTCATTCTCTGCTCAGGGTATAGTAAAAGCATGGGATTCTAAAGGTAGAGTCCTATCTGTTGAAGTAGAGGTAGGAGAGTTTGCTCTTAACCAACCAGTCTTCGGTTTACAGTCTAATGCCTTTGGAGAAATACATGACTTTGACAGATCAGTCGCTAACTTTACTGTATCACCTATTGCCACTGCTACTGCTGAGTTTAAGCGTACTACTGGTATACTTGATCTTAACGATCAGCGTCTATACGATAGTGACAGATACCAAGAGTTCTCATACGTGGTCAACTCGCCAATCAACGTACGGGACTGGAAGAACCAATTTAAGAATTCTGCTCACCCAGCTGGTTTCAGGGTATTAGGTACACAGGTCGTATCACAATCAGCCTTTAAGAGATATCAACGTAGATCATATTACAATGGTGCTAATCCAGATCCTAATGACTGGTGGGAACAAAGATTTGGTGATGAGAATAAGTCATTTAATGGCACAACCTTCTTTGTACCTAAACCATCCGCGTCTAACACAGGTAAGTTAGCTCGTATCGAGAACTTTGTACTTGGTAAACCAGATTACACAGCAACAGTTCCAACTAACATTCAGGTTGTTGGTAAACAGTTACTTGACGTTAGAAAGATATTATCTGCTGTTGTTGATAAGATGGATCCTATCAATGAGAGGACTATTACCTTCAATGGTACAGATAGTAATGTCGTAGATATATCAAATGAGCAGATTACATTTGCCAACCACGGACTAATATCAAATCAGAGAGTATCTTACCTTGTACAAGGTGATAGATTCCAAGATGCCCGTAATTTAATACTAGGCAACTTAGATTATATCATTGCTACTACTATTACATGGTTAGAGCAGAGTTATCCTAACTTAACTGATGGTACTAAACCAGATTACAACGCAGACACATGTGCTAGAGACCTAAGACTTATAGTTATCGCATGGTGTAATGATTTACGCTATGGTGGTAACAAATTCTCTGTAGATGCTGCTGAGTCTTATGTTGTTGGTGGTGCTATAGACTATATCGTTGGTGAGACAGTTGAGACTATAGCTGCTATACAGTATGCTAGAGACTTAGCCATACAAGCAATTCAAAACCTATTACCATTCACTGATGTCACAATCACACAAGATCCTGGTGGATGTGCTGATGTACAATCTGCTATAACTGTGTTAGCTCAAATTGTTTGGGATGCGATTGACAATCCAGGCAACATTCCAACTCAGAATGTAGGTAACTATCCTTATGTTAGAGAAGGTATAACTCTAGGTGGTTTACCAGTAGGTACGTACTATGTCACTCGTGTAGATGATGATAACTTTAAACTATCTACCACAACAGGTGGATCTGTTCATACATTTGTAAGTGCCTTACCAATCACAGGTAGTAATGGATTTACTGGCACACCTTCTGCTGCGACATACAACCCCGTAACAGGTGACCTAACATTTACAGTTTCTAGTAATACAATGACTACCAGTCATACAATTACATTAGGATTAGGTGCCTTTACCTTTACTTGTGCGGGAGATAACCATGCTACTACTCATGCTTATCCACGTTCAACAGACCCTGCCTACAACACACCACTAGCAATCACTAATGTAGTTGGTAATGATGTAACAATCAATGTTGGTGTTGCTGATACTACTGTAGACATTACAGCACTATCAACAGACTCACAGCATCAACTAACTGTAGAATTTGATGATGTTAATAGAAACTTCCAGTTAAGAACTAGAGGTACAGCAACTGTACCTACAAATAAGAATCAGTTGATGGTTACTATCAACGGTATTGTACAGAACCCTACATCATACACTCTTTCAGGCAGTACGATAACATTCTTAGAACCTCCAATGAGGAACTCATCAGTTATCATAATGTACTTCAAGAGATCTGATATATCTGGAAACTTCCAGTTAGATCAGTTTGGTGATGTTATCACCGCCCTGAATACAACTGATGGAGTATATCAAGGTACAGGCTATACTGCGGGTACATACAACAACGTTCCATTCACTAACAAATTATCAGACGGATCGGGGGCAACTGGTAACATAGTTGTAACAAATGTCCTCGATAGTGCTACTTTTGTCACCGATAACAAATATGCTGATGCTAGAACACTGATTGACAACAACGCAGGAGTCATAGCAGACATTGCTGTGGGACTGATGAATAAGTATGGTACACCTGTAGATAACAAGGTAGCAGACGCAGCTAACCTTATCTTAATGAATAAGGACTTCATTGCTAGAGAAGCAGTGGATAGGATGCATGCTGATATACCATATACTATTGCTAACAAGAGACACTTTGATGCCTATAACTTGATTATGGCAAACAAAGACTTTATTGTCTGGGAAGCATACTACCTATTCAAGACTATTGACTATCCTGGTTATACACATGCTCAGGGATACACAGAACAAGACTGTAGAGATGACTTGATGGATATATTGGAAGCGATTGCTTTCAACTTACTATTTGGTGCTAATAATAAGGTATATGATGCTTCCTTCTACTACACATCAGCATATAGTTCTGGTAGTGTAATACAAGGTGAAGAACAGCAGACAATAGCAGCTGTTAATCAGATGAAAGGTCTGATGGACAAGGTAATCTTGAATGAGACAGTATCAATCGCAGGAGATCATGGTTATGAACAATACTTTGAAGACGTTACTTACATATACGACGGCTGTGCTAGTGCTAAGTCCGCTATCAGTACGTTTGTTGATATTGTTGTTACTGCTATCAATACTGACTTGATGATCCATGTCAATAAGACAGAACCAACTCTATTTGTAGAACCAACAGGCAATGATGAGGACTGTGTTGATGATGTAAGAGATGTATTAGAGGCAGTTGCTATCAATGCTAAGTTTGGTGGTAATAGTGAGGTATACGATGCTGCCAAGTACTATGTTGATGGTGCTCATGTAGCAGGTGAAGAGATTCATACGATTTATGCCTTCCGTGAGGCTGACAAGATAGCCAGACAGGTTATTGCTAACGAAGCGGTGACTGTAGTTGGTGATCACGGTGAGATACAGAAGTATGATGGTGGTATTACTAGGTCTGATAATCAATGTGCTAGTGCTAGAGCAACAATACACACTTTAATGAATATTGTCGAGGTAGCAGTAGATACTAACACTATGAGTGCCTTTACGAGGACTGCTCCTACTGGATTTAACGCACCTGGCTTGGGTGATGGACAATGTAAGTCTGATACAAGAGATGTATTGAACGCAGTTGCTACTAACGTGGCATATGGTGGTAACCATACTCTATATGACACACTGAACATGTATTTCGTAGGAAGTCATGTGGCAGGAGAAGAGGCAGAGACACTTTATGTGTTTGAAGAAGCACGTCAGATGGTATTGAAGGCAATACAACAGGAATCATTCGAGACATACTCACATCTTAACCTTACAGACAAGTCACAGTATAAAGATCCTACAATTACAGCATATCAGAGCACTGATGCTACTCAGTACAACGTAACTAACGCTGTATACACTGCCACATCAGGACAAGTAGAGATAACAATAGGATCTCATAGTCTAGAGGTAGGAACAAGAGTTAAACTTGATGATATGTCATTGACATTCAAGTGTGCTCAAGATGGTAGTGTTACACATCACAAATATCCTAGATCTACAGACTGGGCATACCGTAAGTCACTTCCTATCCTTTCTAAGACAGGAACTACGATCACATTGTATGTCGGAGAGTCTCCTACTGTAAACTATCAGATTACAGATGCCACCTATGACCCTGCTACTGGTGATATGGACATGGAAGTCTATAACACACAGTTCAATGTATCTGCTGCTACCTATAATGCTAATACAGGTTCTATGACAGTGAACATTGGTTCACACAGCATGGAGATAGGTGAAGAGATTATGTTCAGACCTGAGTCATTGGGATTCAAATGCTCAATGGACGGTAACAATGCTACTAAGATGTATCCTAGATTTGGAAAAGATCCATTCTATGATAAAGCACTTAAGATTATTGCGAAGACAAATAATACAATCACAGTTAACGTAGGACCTAGTCCTTTAGTCAATCATACTGTCACAGGTTCAAACTACGATCCAGTTACAGGTCTTGTTGAGTTAACTATCGGCAATCACATCCTCAAGGTTGGTGATGCTATTACAATTACAGATAACTCTCTTGTATATCAGTGTTTGATGGACTTCTATCAGACAGACCACTCATATCCAAGACCTAGTGACCCTGCTAGTGGAGCTGCTCTAACAATTACTGCTGTTACAGACACATCTATAACTATCCAGTCATTAAGTTCTACACCATCTACTAATACATCTACTCACAGATGGAAACCAGGTTATGTTGCTAATGATGCTGTACAGAGTGGTGGTGGACATACTCATACCTTCCAAACTGCTGTTACTGGTGCTGTTGTTATACCTCATGGACTAAGATCTGAAAGAACACTCAGCATAGACAGTGCTGACTATAATCCTACTACAGGTATCATGACTGTAACTTGTGAGAATCATGGTTTGACACCTACAGATGAGATTATCATAGATGACAACTCACTTATCTTCACATGTCAGGAAGATAGTCATGCTAGTGACCATGCTTATCCTAGAGGCAGTGATCCTATCAGTGAACTATGGCAACCTATTACAGATGTAACTAGAAATACATTTAAAGTACAAGTATTAAACACAGCTCCATCTACTAACACAACTGATCACATATTCAAGGCAGCAGTAGCATATAATCTACATGTTAGAGGCACAACTCTTAAGATCTCTGATGGTGGTATCACATTTACTTGTGATGCTGCAGTTGGAACTCACACATTCGTATCTGGTACTACAAACGGTATCACAGCGGGTAATGGAGCGTCAGGAACATTCACAGCAGCGACAGGTACAACCTATGATCCACTCACAGGTCTTATGGAAGTTGAGATAGGTACACATAGTTTGACCACATCTAACACAGTAACCTTTGCTGATAATTCAGTTACATTTACTTGTGCTGCTGATAATCACGCAACTAATCATGCATACCCTAGGGCTAGCGACCCATCATCAGGTGTTGCTGAAGCAATCACAGCAGTATCAGCAACAACTATTACAGTTGACGTTGGTATAGCAGGAAGTAGCAGTTCTACTCACTCATATCCAAGAACAGATATAGTCAACCACACAGTCACCAACGCTGTATACACTCCTGCTGACGGTGACATGGTAGTTACTGTAGTTGGGCACTCTATGAGAAAGGGTGACTACGTTAAGTTTGACGATGACTCATTGACCTTTACTTGTGCTGAGGATGGTAATGGTAGTAACCATACATATCCACGTTCTACAGACCCTGTGAGTGGCAAATGGTTAAGGATTAGAAATGTAACCACAGATACATTTAAAGTTAGAGTATTAGACTTTATACCTTCTACAAACACAACAACACATGCTTTCGTATCTGCTACATCAAATGGATTGAAACAGAAGAAGGATCAGGCATATGATCAACCATTAAGTATTGTAAGATCTTCTATTGACAGGATTACAGTTAACGTTGGTATTGCTGCTACTAATGCTTCAACACATGTATACTCATCATCTCTAACCAATGCTCTTACTATTGGTGGAAACTATACACATACATTCTTGAGTGCTACTCCTAATGCTGTGAAGCAAGGTTATGGAGTTAGAGAAGCGTGTACTGCTGTACAAGCAACTGTTGATACCTTGATGGATCTAGCATATACAGCTTTGAACCAAGGTAACTTCTCTGGTATAACTAGAACAGTTGGTAATCATGGTGATGGATATGAGACAGCTCCTACAGTTCAGATCTCTGGTGGATCTCCAACAACAGCAGGATCCTATGTACCAGTATTAGCAGAAAGAGGTTATGTCAAATCAATCGGAATTATCGTCGGAGGAGTCGGATATACTAATGTACCAACAGTTAAGATTACATCAAAGACTGGGTTTAATGCTGCTGCTACCGCTACTGTGTCTGGTGGGGCTCTCACTGGTATTACAGTTGATGAAGGTGGATTTGGATATAACGATGTCACTATTGAGATTATTGCGAATCCTGCCGACACAATAACTACAACTGCTACCGCAGCTGCTATTGTAGGTAGACATTTAGAAAGAATAGTCGTACAAGAGACAGGAGTAGGATATGCTTCTACACCTACCTTATCTCTCACAGGTGGTAGTGCTTCTACAGCAGCTGGTACACTCAGTGCTCCTATAGCAAGAACTACAGGTGCTGTTACAGGTGTAAGCTTAGTCAGTGGTGGAGACGGATATAAGAACACAGACGTACTTGGTGTAGATGCTGCTGACGTAGGTGGTACAGTGGGTAACTCATTCCAAGTTGAAGTAGAGACAGTTACATTCAACGGAACAACAACTGGTTTTGCTGCTACTGTAGGTGGATCAGGATATACACTTCCTGCTAACGACAGGTTCCTATTATTCTTGAACTCACACATACAGGAGTTAGGTACAGCATATAGTTACTCTGGCACACCTTCTACAATTAACTTTACTGAAGCACCAAAGGGTAATATGGACTTCTACTGTTTCTATGTGGGACAGTTACAAGATATGGACTCTATCGCACCATTCATGAACGGTACGAAGAAGACATTCATACTTAAGAAGAATGACCAACCATTCTCACTAGAATCTGATTCTACTCAGGTTATCCCTGCTAACAACCTTATCATGTTCTTGAACGGTGTTTATCAGGAACCTGAAGTATCATACACATTGGATGGTTCTATTCTTGAGTTTAGTGAAGCACCTAGAGCTGGTAGTGAAGTATTAATATACATCTACACTGGTTCTGATCTTGATATTGTAATTGAGGATACATATTCTGCTCTTGATCCTGGCGACTTACTACAGGTACAGTCAGAAGGAGACATCAGAAGACTTGCTACTATTGCTAGTTCTTCCTCCTTAGATACATATGAGTATACAGGTCTAAAACCGAATGTTGCTATATTCCAATCTGTTGTAGTTAACGGTGTTGTTGTACAAGTCAATATAATTGATTCTGGATCTAACTATGAGGTTGCCCCATTCCTAATCTTTAGTGGTGGCGGTGGATCTGGAGCATTTGCTGAGACTATTATTGAGCAAGGTAGTGGTAGAGTTATTGGCATCAAGAACCTAAAAGGTGGTTCTAATTACAATACTCCTCCTTCTGTCACACCATATCATCCAATCGCTTTAGAGAGGACACAGAGAGACAGAGCAGTATCTAATGGTACATTCCTATACACCACACAATTAACTGGTGCTATCGGTCAGCAGACTGCTACTATTCCTGTTCTTGACGCATACTATAATAATGGAGTTGGATTCCCAACTAACGGTGAGTTGTTAATTCCTTTCTGGAATGCCTCAACATCAACATGGGGTTGTGAAAGAATCTTATATGGTTCTGTAGATTACGCAGCAGAGACATTTACTGTTACTACAAACGGTAGAGGATTCAAAAATACAGGAACTGCTCTTGGATTTGGTTACGCTAACGGACCTGAATCTGGAAACTTCAATAGTAGTGGAACTAACTGTGTGATCACAATGGGTTCTAATCATAATCTCCAAACTGGTATGGAGAGATTCATCAGATTTACATCTGCTATTGGAAATTGGCCTACAGGATCATTAAATGGAACGTATAAGATTACTCGTGCGAGTGACACTGCGTTCAGCATATCTTTACCAGTATCTTTGACAGCAACGGGTACAATGGAGATCCTTCCAACTATCCGTGTTTATACAGTATAAATAACCTATAAAGCCCTATACTAATGGCACTTGTAACCGATAAATTTAGAATTTACGCAGCCGAAGCGTTTCGCAACACTCTCGGTAGTACTGGCTCGGACGCAAATAAAGTGTATTTGTTTGTTGGACGTGCTAAAGAATGGGGTTCACCTGATTCTCCACCTACTAACGAGCCTATTGATAGTTTCACCTATCATCGTTTAGCATATGCAGATTCAGTTGCGTTTAAGAGAGTAGACATTACTGATACCTCTCTCGTTGTACCTAGAGTAGATTGGATAGACCCGACAGAGACTACTGGTGGAACTGGTCGTACATATTCCATGTACAAACCTGACTATAGTCCTGCTAAAACTACTGCTAATGGTGCTACTCGTTTATATGACTCAAACTTTTATGTGATGAACTCTGACTTCAACGTGTACAAGTGTTTGTACAACGGTCAGTCTCCCACATATCCTAGAGGTAGACCTTCACTGGTTGAACCAACAGGAACATCAACAACAGTTATTGAAACCAACGACTCATCTGAGTACAAGTATCGTTGGAAGTATATGTATACTATTGATGCTGATAATATTCTAAAATTTGTTACTACAGAGTTTATACCTGTACTTGAGAATAGTTTAGTACAGGCTGCTGCTGGACCTGGTTCTATTGATACAGTTGTTATCGAGAATCAAGGTCAAGGATATAATAATGATACCTACACCAACGTACCTATTCGTGGTGACTGGCAAATAAATGGTGGTACTCAAGGTTTTTGTTCTGTGACTGTAGAGTCTGGATCTGTTGTTAACGTTACTGTTACTAACTCAGGTTCTAACTATAGTTTCGCAACAATAGATGTAGGATTGATTCCTAACATCGGTTCTGGTGGATCGGGTGCTGTTCTCGATATCATCATTCCTCCTAACGGTGGACATGGTTCAGATGCTACAAGAGAGATAGGTGCTTACCGTCTCATGTTTGCTTCTAAACTAGAAACATCAACAGCATTTGTAGATTTCCCAACTGACCTTACATTCCGTAGAGTTGGTCTGGTTCTTAATCCATTTGATTATAATACAACCTCTATTTCAGATCAGAACACAAGGTCTGCTGTAAAAGCATTGATCTTCCCTCAGTCTGGAACTGGTACACCTAGTGGAACATTTTCACCTGGCACAACTATCACTCAAACCACAACAGGTGCGAAAGGATACGTTGTTTCTTATGACTCTACAACTAAAGTGATGAGATACTATCAAGATTCAAATGATGGTGTCACCTCTGGTAACGTCGTAGAATTTGCGGGTAATTATGAAATTACATCTTCTGATATTGTAACTGCTACACCTGATGCGAACTTTGGTACATCTTCAGTACCTTTGACTCAAATCACTATCGGTGTTTCTGTCTATGAATTAGGACTGTCATTTATCGAAGGATATGCTAACGGGGAAGTTGAAATCAACTCTGGAGAAATCCTCTACATAGACAATAGGAACCCAATAACAAGATCTGCGGATCAAAACGAAGAGCTCAAAGTAGTAATTGAATTCTAATGGCACAGAATACTAACCTGAATATATCTCCTTATTTCGACGATTTCGATGATGATAAGGGATTTCTAAAAGTATTATTTAAACCTGGCTTTCCAGTACAGGCAAGAGAACTTACTACCCTCCAGTCACTTTTACAAAACCAAATTGATACATTTGGTCAAGGTGTCTACAAGGAAGGTAGTATGGTGGTACCTGGCGGTATCACGCTGAATAGAAATTATCCAGTAGTATTAGTTCAAAATAATTATCTTAACTTACCTGTAGAATTATACAGAGAAGCACTTAATGGCAAGGTTGTGAAGGGTGCCACTTCAAACATCCGTGCTAGAGTCAATTTCTCTATTAGTGCTACACAATCTACTCGTGGATATGTGTCATTTTATTTGACATATCTAACAAAAGCAGATGACAACTCAACCAGTGTATTCCAAGCTGGCGAAATATTAACTTGTGAAGAAGATATAACTTACAGTACATCTACTATCGTAGCTGGTACACCTCTTGCTCAGTTACTTAACTCTAATAGTACAGCAACAGGGTCTACTGCTAACGTAGGTAAAGGTGTATATTTTGTTCGTGGATATTTTGTACCTGTACAAGAACAAACACTTGTATTAGATCAGTATTCTAATACTCCATCATACAAGGTTGGTCTAAAGGTAGAAGAAAGAATTATAACTGCTGACGAAGATGCTACTCTGTATGATAATGCGATAGGTAGTACAAACTTCTCAGCACCAGGTGCTGATAGATTTAAAATCAATCTATCTCTGGTTAAAAAGAACTTAGCAGACCCTAACTCTGCTGACTTTATCGAGTTACTACGTACCAATATTGGTGCTATTGAAAACAAGGTAGAACGTAGTGATCTAGGATTTATTAATGATGTACTAGCAACTAGAACTAAAGAAGAGTCTGGTGACTACTATGTCAAGAGATTTAGTATAGATGTAAGAGAGAATCTAAACGACGCATTTAATAATGGTGTATATACTGCTGATCAAATTACACAAGATGGCAACGTTCCTGTAGAGGAGCATCTAGCAGTTCAGATCTCACCAGGTACAGCATACGTTTCAGGTTATAGAACAGAGAAGTTAGCTAACACATTTAAAGATGTAGTCAAACCAAGAACATTTGCTGCTGCTGATTCACAATCTATATCATCTGACTTTGGTAACTTTGTAAGAATTACTAATCTATATGGTGGTGTACAGTTATATGATACAATCGAATTAAGAAACAGAAAAATTTCTAGTGGTGGTTCTGCTCCTGGTGGTGCTATAGGACAAGCAAGAGTCTTTGGATTCTCATTTGATACAGGGGATAGAAATACCACAAGTACAGTTTATCAAGTTAATCTAGCAGACATTGATCTATACACAAACATCATCTTAACTGGTTCTGTTAATATGGTATCTGGTAAGAAATATGTTGGTATGTCATCAGGTGCTACTGGATACTCTAGAACAAACGGTAGTGCTTCTAATATTCTATTTGAAGGTGTTACAGGTACATTCATTCATAATGAACAAATTGCCTTAGACGAAGCACCCTCAGCAGCTATTGGTACAATTCATAATGCTGCCAACGATGGTGTTACAGACTATCAGTTCACTGACTGTAAATCATTCTATAAGAGTGGTTTTACTGCTGATCTTATTCTTGATGTACAAGCACCTGTTGCTGCTAACGCACCCGTATTATCAGGTCAGTCATCTAATACAACTGCTACCTTAACTGCTTCATTGTCTAACTTTGTGTCTCAGTTAAGAATCAATGACATCTTAGCATTCTCTAACAACAACTTATCTCATGAAGTTAGAGTTACCTCAATCACCAATTCAGGACAAATTGCTATTGAAAGAGTCACATCAAACAATATCGCTAATGGAGCAATCAATGGAGATATCATCTTACTCAGAGGACAAATTAGGGAAGCTCAAAAGAGAACACTTATATCGCCAATTCCGAAAGCTGCTGTCAAATCCACTTCCACTAATAGCTCTGGTAGTGCTGTTGCCCCTCTTGGGTACTTCAGGAAGACGTACTCCGTCTCAGTCACAGGAGGAGCATTCTCTCTATCAGCAGGATCTAACCTCACGTTCAGAGATGTTACCGATGGAGATGACTTCCAAGTCATCGCCACTGCAGGAACCAACGCAGGGACATCGTACACAGTAGGTAGTGGTATATCAACCACATCATCACCTGGTGATGCTAGTGCTTCTATTACTGGACTAAACTCTGGTACAAGTGCTGCTATCGTAATCGCTACAGTTTACTCAAGCAATAGAACTGCTAAAGCAAAGACAACAGAACTTATGAGGGTGTTGAGGATAGATCATACCTCTGGTACAACAGCTAATGGTTTGACACAGACTACAGCAGGATATGGACATAGATTAGAAGACAAACAAATATCTCTTGGTTGCCCTGACGTATTCAAACTTAAGGCAGTATATGAATCAGCTGATGACGCTGATCCTGAGATTCCTAATCTTCAGTACAGTAACCTTATAGGTACACTTGAGGTTGGTCAAATATTAACAGGTGCTTCATCTGGTGCTAAAGCACAGATCGTAAACTTTAACAGCACTACAGTATTCTATGTCATGTTAAATGACAATAGTTTTACAGGTGATGAAAATATTTCTACCCCTACTGCTAGTGGTAAAATCACAGTAGGAACTATTAGAGTTGGTTCTAATAATATTACATCATCTTATGAGTTAGATAATGGACAAAGAGAACAGTATTATGATTACTCTCGTATTGTAAGGAAGGCAGGATACGCAGCTCCGACTCGTAGAATCTTAGTTATCTTTGATAGATTCCAAACTACATCAGGAGATGGATTCTATAGTGTTGACTCATACTCATCTGAGGACTATAAAGAGATTCCTACATTTGGTGAGATACCTCTTAGAAATGGTTTAGACTTCCGTCCTATGGTTCCAGATAAAATATCTGGTAGTGGTACAAGACAGTCTCCATATTTACTTACTGATAATGAGTACTTTGATTTCTCTAACAGAGCATTTACTGGTAACCTTGTAGGTATACCTGGTCAGGCAGATACTACAATCCTATCCTACGAATACTATTTGGGTAGAATTGATAAGGTTGGTATTAATAAGGATTCTAAAATTGTTATAATCAAAGGTGAACCATCTGAGACACCTGTAGAACCATCTGATCCAGAAGATGCTATGCTTCTTGCTACATTAGAGATCAGTCCATATGTGTTCGATGTAGATCAAGATGTAGTTATTACACAGACAAACTATAAGAGATATACGTTTAGAGATATTCAGACTCTTGAGATGAGAATCAAGACTCTTGAATACTATACACAGTTATCATTATTAGAAGCTGAAACTGCTACATTTGCTGTTCGTGATAGCAATGGTATGGATAGATTCAAGAATGGATTTATCGTTGACAACTTCGCATCATTAGCAACCAGTGATACATTCCATCCTGACTACAGAGTATCAGTTGACTTTGAAGAAGGACACCTACGTCCCGCACACTATACAACTAACTTACCTCTTATTGTTAGTTCTACATCTCAGAATATACAACAGACAGGTGATCTAATCACACTACCATATAATGACATAGTATTAGTTGATCAACCATATGCTTCTGCTCTTGAGAATGTAAACCCATTTAACGTGTTTACATTTATAGGTGACATCAAGTTAACTCCTGCATCAGATGATTGGGTAGATACTAAATCACTTGCTGCTATACAAGGTCCTGTGGTTGAAGGTAACTACATGACAAGTCTACGTTCATTCAACGCTGATCAGAATGGTATTACACCTATTCAGTGGGGATCATGGCAGACTACATGGTCAGGTGCTGTACAACAGACAAGACAGGTAACAACTGGTAAGGGTAAGCGTCGTAGAACAAGAACTGAAGTATTCACAAGAATTAGAACTGACCAGACAAGATCTGGTATCAGACATAAGATTACACCTGTTATCGAACAGCAGAGCTTAGGTAATAAGGTTGTATCTGTGGAACACATACAGAACATGCGTTCCAGAAACATAGAATTTAAGGGTGAGAAACTTAAGCCTAAGACAAGATTCTATCCATTCTTTGATGGGGTAGATATCAAAGCATTCGTTACACCTAAACTACTTGAGGTGACAAAGAACCCAACAGATGATGCAGATACTAATAGTACACCATTCCAAGTTGGAGAGACAGTAAAAGGTCTCACCTCTGGATGCTCATTAAGGATATTAGAACCTAATGATAACTACACAGTCAACCCATACACGAACGTTAATATATCGTCGGTATCCGACTACACAGCGAACCTCGGCTGGATTAACCTTGATACCAGTGCTCTTGCTGCTCAAGCTCTCGGAGCGTATTCTGGCAATCCAATCCCGAATGAAATCCTTGTCGGACAAAGTTCAGGTGCTAAAGCGAAAGTTAAAGAAAGAAAACTAATCACAGACCCAGCTGGATTTATTAAGGGTACATTCTTTATACCTGATCCAAGCAAAGCAACTAATCCTAAGTTTAAGACAGGTACACGTATCTTCCGTCTATCTGATACAGTTAATGATTCACAGGTACAAGGTGAGTCTGAGTCATCAGCACAGACAGAATACGCTGCTACAGGTATCTTACAGACTACACAGGAGACTATTATATCTGTGCGTAACGCACAGATTGATGAGCAGAAGTTCACTCAGAACAGAACTCTATGGTCTGACCCACTAGCACAGACATTCTTGATTCAAGATGAGAACTTAGAGGGTGGTGTATTCTTAACTAAGATTGATCTATTCTTCCAACAGAAAGACTTTGAGATTCCAGTTGCTATTGATATAAGGACAGTAGAAAATGGTACACCTACACAGACCATCGTTCCTTTCTCTAAAGTTATTAAACAAGCAAAAGATGTAGTAACATCTACTGATGCTTCAACACCAACAACATTTACATTTGAATCTCCTGTGTTCATCGGACATCAACAGGAACATGCTATTGTTGTTACATCTGACTCAAACCAATATAAAGTATTCATCTCACTATTAGGTGAAGATGCTATTGATGCTGCTCACGCAGGAGAGAAGATCTCTGAACAGCCATATATCGGTGTTCTATTCAAGTCACAGAACGCATCTACTTGGACACCATCACAGTTTGAAGACTTGATGTTCAAGATCTACAGAGCAGACTTTACTCTACCTACAACTCTCAGCCAGTCTAAGGTGATTCTAAACAACGCCACACTGGAAGAGAACAATGGTGGATTCATAAGTGCTCTACCAAACGCTATTGCTACTACAGACGACAACACATATATTGATGTATTCCATAGTAATCATGGTATGCAGTCATCACTCAACTATGTTGTGATGAGTGGTGTTAAGTCTGAGGTTGGTGATACTACACTTAAGGTTGCTCTAGCAGCTTCAGGTGTATCACAGATTACTCTGATCGAAGCGGGTAACTTCCATGTTTGTATTGGAGGTAATGCTTCACAGGCAGCTAGTTTATCTGCTGCTAGTGGTAACATCGGACCTGGCAACTCTGCCCCTGCTGTATCCGATACCAATCCTGGTTTCCTCAAGATTGGTGATGAAATTATCGCATACGAGAATATCAATACTGGATCTCCTGATTGGGTTGTTGATATTGTTGGACATAATGCGGGTTCAGTGAGTGGTAGAAATTGGGATCCAGTAACTAACTCAGGTGCTGCTACTGGAACAGCTCATATACTTGGTGCTACAGTAGAATGCTATAACTTAGCAGGAATACCTCTCACTAAGATAAATGGCACACATCATACATCTACATTTGGTGGATTGACTACATTGAACAGTCCTCATAAGTATAGATTAAACATTACAGGGGTCAAAGCACATAAGACATTGACAGCGGGTGGAGACAATGTTTCTATCTCACAAAATATACCATGGGATGTACTTACTCCTTCAATACAGACTCAAGCACAACCAGGCTGTAGCATCAGTGCTAGAGCGTTAGGTACTTCTGGTACATCATCAGGACCTTTCCCAGCTGGTTACACTGCTGAGACTTCATTTGTTAAAGACACTACATTTAGAGATATCACATTAAATGATATCAATTACTTCCTTGCTACTAAGGTCATTGCTTCTAAGCAAAATGAAATTAGTAATATGTCAGGTGGTAAATCTTTAGACTTAGAGTTAAACTTCTTCTCTGACGTTACACACCTATCTCCTGTAGTAGACACACAACGTATGAGTGTCACAACTACTGCGAACCTCATCAACAACGCTGCTCCTACCTCTGGAATAGGCGATGAGAACGCTGCTATATACATCACTAGACTCGCTAGATTGGATAACTCCGCTACTGGTGTCAAAGTGGCAATGGCAGCAAATACATTTGAGTTTTCAACGATACAGGTGATGTATAAGTTAGTACCAGTAGGTTATACTGGTGACCCTGATGACTTGAACTTTGAGTTCTTTAACACGGATGGTCGTCCCGATAGTGGATTAATGGTTCCCCAAAATGACCCATTTGTCTTCGGTGATTTTGAATACACCTTGGATGACGCTCCTGCTTATGATGGATTCCAACTTAAGATAGTCCTTAAGAACTATAATCAACCTTACATCCCAAGAGTCAAAGACCTAAGAATCATTGCATTGGCATAATGGAAGACTTTGAGGCAATAGCCAGAGAACGAGAAAAAGAAATCACTGCTCGTAGAGAGCAGGGTATACTAGACCCAAGAGACGAAAAAGGTTTAATAAAAGTAGAAGATCATAAACACCTAGGAAGAGATCCAGATAGCAATGCTATTGTTAATACGGATCGTGCTGCGTACGAGGCATATATCAAAGCCCGTGCTGAAGCTAGCAAGAAGCGTGATGAAGTTCTAGACCTCAAAGATGAGATTACAGAACTCAAGTCTATGCTTCAAGTTCTAGTGGAAAAAAGCAATAAATAACTCTGAGATAAATACTCTTTAGGGAAAATTTTATACCATGGCATCTGCGGTATCCAACTTACTCGTATATCAAGGTTCCGATTTCAATATTGACTTCACAGTTGAGAATGATAACGGGACAGAATTCGATATGACTGGATATACTGTAGCATCAATGATCAAGAAGCATTATACAAGTAGTTCTTCTGTCACAGTTACAGCAGCAATCATGACACCCGTAACAGCGGGTCGTGTACAACTTTCACTAAATGCGGTTCAGACGACAGCAATGAAGTCAGGACGGTATGTATATGATGTCGTAATAACTTCTCCCTCTGGTCTAAAGACGAGAGTGTTAGAAGGAACAGTAAGCGTACTTGAGGGAGTAACACTTTAATGGCAAGGTTAAGATTTGGAGATCAATCAATTCCAAGAGTAACCCGCGTCGCTACAGGCGGTGGGGGTGGAAACGTTGGTGCTTTAGCTGACGTTGACCTGACAGACACAAGCTCAGGTGGTTTACAAGACGGTAGTGTTTTAGTATACAAACAAAGTATAGCTAAGTTCATACCAACAACAGTATTAAACAACATAACGATTAACGGGGGTACATTCTAATGGCATCAAAGCTACTGGTCAAAAGAAGTACGGGAACAGCAGCACCAGGTACCATTGAATTTGGTGAATTAGCTCTAACCGTAGGTTCAGGTACACAGGCAAACTTAGGAGACAGACTATTTGTTGGAGACAACAACTCTGCTGCTCAGGTTGTAGGTGGTAAGTATTATACAGATATGATGGATCAGGTACATGGCGTACTGACAGCGGATTCATCTATCATTGTAGATAGTAATAGTAAAATAGATCAACTCTTGGTTGATGACGTTCAGATCAATGCGAACGTAATTGACACAAGCACAACAGACGCAGACCTAATCATCGGTGCTAATGGCACTGGTAAGGTTGTTTTCCAAGATGGACAGGAAGTAGAGTTCGGTACATCTGGAGACCTTGAGTTCGTCTGGGACGACTCTGACGGTGACTTACAAGTCAGAAGAGTGTCAGGTGGTAACGCAGCTGCTTCAGTTCTTATACAGGACGATATCCCCCTAAAGTTCGGTACAGGAAATGACGCACGTGTATATTATGATGAGACAACTACAGACAAACTAAGATGGGCTGGTGCTGATCAGCAGTATGACACAGGTGTTCAAGTAACATTTGCTGACACTACTACAGCGTCCAACTCCACAACTGCTGCTGTGATGGTATCAGGTGGTTTAGCAGTTGGTGCTAAAGCATGGATCAAAGACTTAAATGTTGATGACGATACTACAATCGGTACTGCTAACACCGACACACTAACAGTTAACTCAACAACTACATTTGAGAATGGTGTTACATTCAATGGTACACAAACAGTTTCTGGTACTATCAACCAGACTGGTGAGTTTACTATTGACCAGTTAAAGATGGATGGTAATATCCTCTCTACTACCTCTGGTACAGAGATGATCATTGACCCATTTCCAGCTGGTGGTGACGCAGATGGTTTGGTCATAATTAAAGGTGACCTACAGATTGATGGTACTACAACTACAGTTAACAGTGCTTCAATGTCAGTTAACGACCCTACAATCGAGTTAGGTGATCCTACAACTGTATTAACATTGACTGCTTCTGCTACATCAGGTGCTACAGTTCTTACTGTAGACAGAGTGGTAGGATTAAATGTTGGTGATGATATTACTGGAACAAGTATAGCAAACTCAACAAACATTCAATCTATTAACTCAGGTGCCAAAACGATCACTCTAGATCAGGCAATCACTGGTAACCTAGATAGTGGTGCAACTATTACTGCTGTAAGAGATGCTAGTGACGGACTAGACAGAGGTGTTAAAGTTCACTACCACACAGGTAGTGCTGCTCAGTTTGGTTTCTTTGGTTATGATCGCACTGGAGGTGCTGATGGAGCTGGTGCTTGGACATTCATTGAGAATGCTACAGACACTGGTACAGTCTTCGGTGTAACAGGTAACCGTGGTACAGTCGTACTTGGTGACCTAGAACTAGATACTGACCTCGAAGTACAATATGGTGGTACAGGTGTTTCAACCTTTACTCAGTATGGTATTCCTTATGGTGACGGTACAAATCCATTGGCCGTAACAGCTGCTGCTAACATGGCATCACCTGGTACAGGTTCTGACGCAACAACTTCATACCAAGTTTTAACTGTGACATCAGGAGGAGTTCCTGTATGGACAGACACTTTAGATGGAGGTGTTTTCTAACACTGAAAACTCATGAACGTAAACATTATTATTTCCACATTACAACGTAAAGTTTCTGAACTGACATTATCCAACATTATGCTTGAGGCGAAGATACTGGATTTACAAAACCAGTTAAATAGTATACAAGATCAATCATCAGAGAATGCTATAAATGGCAACGAGGATCAAACTAAAGAGCTCGATAACCCCGAACGCGACACCGACCAATAGTGATCTAGTCGATAAGGAAGTCGCGATTAATATCGCGGATAAAAAACTCTTTGTAAACAATTCAGGTACTATCGTAGAGATAGGTAACGCGGCTCCAAACACCGCTAGTGTTACTGCGTCTATGCTTGCGTCTGATATTACTAATGGTCCTAGTAATCATCTATTCGTTGCTAAAACAGGTACAGACTCTGCTACACTATTAGGTGGAGCAAATAGAGGTAGGCATGCTTCTACTCCATTCCTTTCAATCAAATATGCCCTAGCCGCTGCTTCAGCAGGAGATACAGTTAATATAGCAGCTGGTGAATATCAAGAAGAATTTCCCCTAACAGTTCCAGACGGAGTGGCAGTTAGAGGAGCAGGATTAAGAGCGACACAGATATATCCAACAACAGCAACAAACGATCTTAACTGTTTTGTATTGAATGGTGACACCACTGTATCAGAACTAACTGTTAAGGACATGTTCTACAATAGTAGTAACGACACAGGTTATGCCTTCGTTGCTGCTAACAACTGGGACTCAGATAGAAGTGCTTATGTACAGAGAGTCACAGTCCTAAACAAAGGATCAACCACATCTGCTAGTGACCCCTATGGATTTGACGCAGGGGATGCAGGACGTGGTGCTAAACTAGATGGTGCTATTGCTAGTGCCAATACTCTAGAAACATCAGTATTATTCAACGAAGCAACATTCATCGTACCTAACTCAGTTGGTATTCTCTTAACTAACGGTGTTCGTTGTGAGTGGCAGAACTCTTTCATATACTTCGCTAACGAAGGTATTAAAGGTATACAGGGTGCTACAGGTAAGCATGGAACTGGTAAAGTAAGATTAAAACTATCAGGTGTAACTGGTAGCTTTGATGCTAGTGAAGAAATATATGAATTAGAAGACCAATTTAGATCTGGTACTTATGCTTTATCTTCTAACGTTGTAACAGTTACGAGGACGGCTCATGGTTTATCTACGAATGACCGCGTATACTGTGACTTTATTGGGGGCAGTGCTACTGATGGTTATTATCAGGTAACAGGAGCACCAACAGCTGATACATTTACCTTTGCTCTTACAGCGGGTAATACATCTGGTAATGTCACATATAAGAAAGCGGTAGGTTATGGTGCTATCACATCCAATGATGGTAATTACATATACCTAAACGGAAAAGGTGAAGGACAGTTTACTACAGCACTAGAAGAGGGTAAGACTCTTACTCCTAACGCTGACGCTAGACTGGATACTGGAATTAAAAAATTTGGAACTGCGTCACTAGAACTTGATGGTACTGGTGACTTTGTTAGTATTGAGACTGTTGAAGACTTTGGTTTTGGTACAGCAAACTTTGCTGTAGAAGCATTTGTTTATGCTACTTCTACCACTGGAACTTCTACAATCTTTGACTTCAGAACATCTGATTCTGATGTAGCTCCTAGATTATATCAAACAGGTGGTACATTAAAGTTTAGTACTGATACTACAGAACATCTAAGTGGAGGTACATTATCCCTCAACACTTGGCATCACGTTGCTCTAGCACGTTACAACGGTACTACAAAGGTATTTTTAGATGGTACTTCAATCACAGGAGCAGGAGGAGATACAGATAATAGAAACTATGGTAATACAAAACCATTAAACATTGGTTCTAATCATGGTACAGTCGGTGGTGACTTCTTCACAGGACGTATAGATGAAGTTAGAGTCAGTCACGGTACAGCAAGATTTACAAGTAACTTTACTGCTCCATCTTCAGAGTATGGTACAGATGTTAATACAGTTCTTTTAATACATTTTAATGGTACAGATCAAGCAAGTTCATTTAGTGACACTCCTTCTCCAAAGGATGTTCGTTCTACAGGTGGTGACTCTGCTACAGGTATAGCACTTGTTGACTATAGTGAGTTCGGTTGTGAACTTAAGTCTATAGCATCTGCTAACATCTATGGTTTAAAGGGTGCTGTTTCTGATGGTAATGGTTGTAAACTAATTCTATCAGCACACAACTTCATGTACATTGGTTCTGGCAAGGACTTTACCAATGACGCATCTCTAGCAAACCAAGCTAACGAAGTCGTAGAAACAAATGGTGGTAGAGTATTCTACTCATCTACTGACCAGAAGGGTGACTTCAGAGTCGGTGAGGTATTCTTAGTTGACCAAGAAACAGGTAACGTTAACTTCCAGTCAACATCATCATCACAGCAAGCAACCAGTATTGGATTATCTGACTCCACTGGTACTACAAACATCTATCCTGCATACATCGAGACAGGTAATATAAGACTAGCGGGTAACACTTTCTCTACTACAAGTGGTGCTCTACTAATCGACCCTGCGGGTAACGAAGACATTACATTCAACGGTGAGGTAATATTTAACGAGAACGCTTACTTTGACCAAAACAAGGTAGGTAGTTTCAACACTGCTCAAACTGGTTCTATTGACATCTTCCTCGGTCAACAGCAACGAAGAGGTGGATTCAACGCTTATGGACTATTATCCGATACGAACCTTCTCATATCTACTGAAAAGTTATCATCAGTCACTGTTAATAATACAGGTGATGGATATACTGGCGGTTCATCAACCCTAACATTAGATACAAACCCTGCTGTTAACGGTCAGGCATCTTGTACTATCGACACTAACGATGGTTCACTGAAGACTGTTACTGTAACCAGTCCTGGTCAACTTTATACTACACCTCCTGATATTACATTCACTGCGGGTACTACAAACCCTGATGCTACAGCAGTTCTTGAACAGTATGGTGTAATCAACAGAATTGATATTAGTGACGGTGGATCAACTTATACAGGCACACCAACTATCACTATTGAAGAACCTAATCAGGTTACATTTGATACTTTCAGTGATATATCTGGTACTACATTTACTCTTCCTAACAACCCATTTACTAACAACCTAAGAATCGTTTATGACAATAACTCAGGATCTGAGAGTATTGGATTAAGCTCTGGTACAATCTATTACGTTGTTAATAAGTCGGGTGATAACTTTGGACTAGCAACATCACAAGGTGGTTCTGCTATATCTCTATCACCATCTGCTGATTCCAGTAGTGCTGAGTCACACTCATTGAAGGGTGTTAACGCTGAAGCAACTCTTACAGCATCAGCTGGTGTAATCACAGGCATCACTATTACTGAGCAAGGTACATTATATGATGGTAACTCTCTACCTTCAATTACTTTCTCAGAAGACGTAGGAGCAAACGCTGCTTCTCTTCAAGTCTATTGTGGTAGATCTATTAATAATATTGCTATTAACTCTAGAGGTAGTGGATATACATCTGCTCCAACTGTTTCAATAGCAAATGCTACAGGAGATAGTACAGGTGGTGGCGGTTCTGCTACAGCAACTATCGGTTTCCCAATCGGTGCTGTCAACATAACAAACGTTGGTGCGGGTTATAACTTTACTCCTACGATTCTAATACAGGGTGGTAATCCTATTACTGATGCTGTTCTACAACCAGCTTTCAGTAAGAGAAACGGTAGACTATCTGGTATTGAGATAACTGGTCCTGGTGTTGGTTACGACACTGCTCCTACTTTGACACTTATTGGTGGAGCTGGTGGAGATGCCGAGACATCAGTTAATATCCAGTCACTGACTGGTAACATAACAAATAATGGTAGTGCCTACACACCAGGCTTTTATCAAGGTGTTAACTTTACATTCGTAAGTGGTGGTACAGAACCAACACAGACTGCTAGTGCTGACTTTAGAGTACCAGGTTGGGTAGTCAACGTATCAAACGGTGGTAGTGGATATACAGACGGACAATATGATTCAGTAAGTGTTTACAACAACCCAACACAAACATATACTGTTACAGTAATATCAAATCCTGGCACACCTCCTCCTGATGACGTATATGTCATCAATGGTAGCACACAGGCAGCTCTCACTATGACAGAGGGCAACACCTATCGTTTTGATCAGAGTGATTCCTCTAACGCAGGACACCCAATCACCATGGGTAGAGAAGATGGTGGAACTCTAGCTACTGATATCGTTTCAATCTCTGTAGGAACACCTGGCTCAGCAGGAGCATATACTGACGTTGTATTGAGACCAGGCACAGCAGGAGAGACAGCAGATTATATCTGTTCTAGTCATGCTAACATGGGTGCTAGTGTTACTATCAACTCTGGTTCAGCAGGAAGTTATGGTACAGGATTATCAATAGATGTTACTGTTGAAGGTGGACAGGTTACACAAGTCTTTAGTAACGCACAAGGTGAAAACTATCAAGTAGGAAATGACATTCAAGCAAGACAAGCTGATATAGGTGGTACTGGAAGCGGTCTTGATATGCAGTTGACTGCTAATACAACTGTTATAAACGAAGTAACTAATATTAGTCTTGATGGAGGACCTTATACTGTAGGAGACGTTCTTTCTGTAGATCAAGGAGATGTTGGTGGTAGTGGTTCTGGATTCCAGTACACTGTTACTAAAGTTGGTTTCATTAAAGACGTAACTATCTCTGATGGTGGTTTTGGATATAACGTAGGACAAACATTAATACCACGTGTCTCTGGTAACGAATCAGGACCTGCTACAAGTGGTAACCCATTCCAATTAACAGTTGGTGGTGTAACCAGTGCTGATAGATTTGAGTTTACACATGACTCTGCTCTTATATCTGACGCATTTAAGGTAGCTGGTACTAAAGACCCAACCCTATACGAGGGTACATTAAGTATTGGTAAGCAAGCAACAGTCTTTCAAGTAGAAGGTGAGTTTGGACATATAACAACAACTGGTAACATCACTGCTGATGGCGACTTAGTAGTCAAGGGTAATATGACTCTTGGTGATGAAGCTGCTGATACATTATCAATCACAGGTACCCAGACTGTAACTGGTGACACCACACAAACAGGTAACTTAACTCTAGAAGGTGATCTAACACAGACTGTAGGTAACGTAGCAATTACAAACGTAACAGCAAATCTTGCTGATGGTACAGCTGCTGCTCCAAGTTTAAATTTCGCAACTTCACTCACAACAGGTCTCTTCCATAAGAATCCTGATGAGTTTGGTATAGCAATAGCTGGTGTAGAGAAGGCAGTATATGGTACATCTTTGAATATAGGAAATGACTTCCAAGTTGGTGTTGATACAACAACTGCTAGTCCTGTATTAAAAGTTGACGTTGCTAACGCAACTATCATCACTGGTACATCTGCTAAAGGTTTACAGATTAATAATGACGCATCTATATCAGCGATTGGTACTGATGCTGACGTAGATATTACATTTACACCAAAAGGAAATGGTGGAATAACTCTTACAGGTCTTGTTGGTAGAAACTTTAAAGTTGATAATGGTGGTAATACTGTATTCAACGTTGCGATGGGTACAGGTGACCTTGAAACTTCAGGTTACTTACAGTCAGGTGGTAGATTAAAGATTACTGACGCAGTTCTACAGAACACTGCTTCAGGTGTATCAAATAGTTTTGGATCGTTAGTTACACTAAACACAACTGGATCTGGTACTACATTTACTGATGGTACATTTACAGGTGTAGCAATTACAGCAACAGGAACTGGAAAAGGATCTGGTGGTACTGTTGATGTCACAATCGTAAGTAGTTCTATTACATCTGTTGTCGTTAATGCGGGTGGTAAAAATTACGAAGCGGGTGACACTGTAACTCTTGATGCTGCTGTTATAGGAACTGACTCTGTACAGCAAGTTGTTATAGTTGATGTAGCTGGTACAGGTATAGCAATCAAACCAGGACCTGCTAAAAATATTCTTTGCGATACTACTGGTACACTTATAGTTCCAGTTGGTAATACAAATAATAGACCAGGTGCTGATGACACCTACCTTGGTGGTATCAGATACAATACTACAACATCACAGTTTGAAGGATACAATGGTATCGACTACGTATCACTTGGTGGTGTACGTGACGTTGACCAAGATACTTACATATTAACTGAGACAACACCTGGTTCTGACGAAGATACATTCGAGTTCTATAACGCAGGATTTAATTCTCTATCAATAGATGTTAATAAGTTTATATTAAAGACTACTAAATTGATGGATGTAGAGGGTACACTCTCCATCAATGGTACAACAGGAACAGATACATTAGACGTACAAAGAAAAGGTGTATCACTATTAAAAGTTAGAGGAAGTAAAGACGTTGAGGTAACTGGTGGATTCTTCATGAAGCATCAGTTGGTGTCAGGTACAATCGCTACCTTTAATGACGGTACACTTGGTGCTAACGATGGAACATTCAATGCGACAGCAGCTGCTTATGATCCATCAGGAAGTTTCACAGGTGTAGCTGGTGTATCTGAGTTCGCAGGATCAGGTGCTACCTTTGATCTTACAACTGACGCGAACGGTACTCTTACCACTATCACTATTAACACTGGTGGTATAAATTATGAAATCGGAGAGGTAATCACTATTGGTGGTGGTCTTCTAGGTGGTGGAGCTGGTACTGACATAACATTCACTGTAGCAACATTAACTAATGCTGACGTTGCTCACGGTAAGATCAGTGCTTTACAAAGCGAACTTCGCTTTAATATGAATAATGACAAGCAGTTCTTGTCATTAGATTCTAGTGCTGCGAAGGCAGGACTCAAAGTCAACAGAAATTATGAAGCGGGTGGAGCAACAAATTACTTAACAGTCCTAGATTCTACTGCTACATTTGTTGAATTAGATTCAGCAAGAGTAGAAGGTGGAGTGCTTACATCATTCACTACTTCTGCATCTATCGCACAATTTGACAAGACAGTATATAAAGGTGCTAAGACACTTATTACTCTTGAAAGTAATGATGGTAAAGTTCATATGTTTGAAGTTACATCTATATGTGGAGCAGCAGGAACTGTGGCACATGCCACTATCACAAACTCCATTACATCTGATAATGATCTAATGGATGCTACTGTTACTGTCAACGCTGATGATGTAACTATCTCGTTAAATAAATCATCACAGGCTAGCAGTTCAACAACTTTCACTGGACGCTTTACTACAACTAAAGTTAAGGTATAAATAATCGAAGGTAACCCTACACCATGGCAACAAAAAACTTCTCATCAATAGGCGGGTTCGGAGTCGGTTCAACCGAGGTATTAAATCCTCAACTTGAACTTAAGAACATCTCAGCAATTCACATGGTTGCCGATGATTTCACTGATGCATCTAACGATATATTCATTAGCAAAAGGACAACTGATCCAGCTAATAATTTACTTCGTTTAAGTTTTGATGGAAGTACAAACACCTCAACTAATACACCTCCTCTAGGTCACAACAGTGTGGCATTTGTGAAGGCAAAGGTATTTGGTCAAGAGGTAAATAATAACATATATGTTTTTGCGTCAGCATTTGACGCAGTGATTACAGTGGACACTCAAGGTGTTCCCACACTCCAAGCACAGTATGAGAATGTCATACATGAGCATCTACCTGGTGTAGAGACTTGGACTGTGACTCCTGTAGCGTTCCAGATAGGAAGTAACGCATTCTTTAGTTTTGATGTTGAAGCAGTTTCGACTACTTCAACCGTGAAGTGGATTGGTATCATTGATATCACAAAAGTATCAACAGCATAAACTGGATTAAAAGATGACACTTAGGCAGAGTTCTTCGCAACAGAGAATAGAGGGTACAGGTCAGGTCCCGCAGGGTCCGTGGACAAGTGCTACGTATGGACGTGCGAATGGTATAGTTACTGTTACATCTATTGCTCACAAGTTAAACAACAACGATCTCTTATACGTTAAGCCAGGTCAAGATAGTTTACTAAGAACTTTTACAGCTGGAAATTATAATATTACTGTCGTAGACGAAGATACATTTACAATTACAGGTACAGGTACAAACTTTATTGAAGCTGCCACATCAATATCATACAGAAGTGTTAGATCATTAACTTTTAACGCATCTGACAAGATGGAGTTCAGTATCGGATCAGGTGCTGATGAAGAAGACGCTATATTCATAACCAAGAGTGCTACAGGTAACGTTCGTGTTGGTATTAACAACACCAATCCTGAGTTTGACCTTGACGTTGAAGGACAGATCAGAACTACAAGATCTATCATCTCAGATACTGCTCAAATTAGAAACCTAGACGTTACTAACGAGTTTGTTACTAAGGGACTAGACCTTAGAGGTCCTAATTTAATTAACTTTGAAGAGACAGACCCAACAGCTTCTGACTTTGGTACAATCTACTATCCAACTGCTGACAACCCTCCTCGTCAGACACAGAATAATAGAATTGCTACTACCAAGTTTGTATATGACGTTGCTACTGCTGACAATGGTGGTCGTGTTTACGTATCATCTGTAGCTGGTATTGGTGATGATGCTAACGATGGTAGATCAGCTGCTAAACCAGTTCGTACAATTAAGAAAGCAGCACAGATAGCTTATAGTTTACAGCAAGACACACAGACTCCTGAATATGTTTCTATCATCTGTTCAGGTGGTGATTATGTAGAAGACAACCCGATCTCTCTACCATTTAACTGTTCACTGATTGGAGATAACTTAAGAAGAGTTATCCTACGTCCATTAAACATGGACAGACACATGATCAAAGCGTCAAACGAGACGTATTGTTCTGGTGTTGTATTCAGAGACCACTTAGATGCTAATGGATCTCCTGACTATACATGGAAGTATGCTTATGTGTTTGACGATAAGCAGAGATTAATGTATGAACCAGACCTAGAACCATTTGAGTTCTCACCAGGTCTAGAAAACAAAGGTAGAAACATCTTTGCTATTACATTTGAGAACCACACAGGTGACAATACTACATTACTTGTTGGATACGCTGTAGAGGGTGGATCATCTTCTGCTAGAGCGATCATTGAAGCTGTCACGTTTACAGGTCCTCAAGCATCACCATACTCATCTGGTACTATCACGGTACTGATGGATGATGATGAATCAACCTTCCAGCTCGCTGAAAGATTATACTATGCTGATGTCTACGCTAACATCGTTAAGACAGGTGCTTCACCATCTGACTCACTCGACGTTGCTGATAGAGAATCACAAAGACCTGAAACTGAGGTTATCAAACACCAAAGGTATCAGTGGGTAATTAACTCTGAGACAGAGACATTACGTTTCGATGGTAGTAATGCTACTATCGTAGATGCTACTACAAATCAAATATCTGTTCCTCTACACAGATTAAAGACTGGTTTCAAAGTAGAATATAAAGTAGAGAATGAAGGTGGCACTGCTCCAGCTGGTTTAACATCTGGTGACTCATATTTTGTTAGAGTTATAGATGACAATTCATTAGAATTATATGATACTGCTGCTAACGCACTTAACTTACAAACAACCACAGGTAGAAGAGACCTAGGTGATCCTGGTACAGGAGACGAACACACACTCTTCACATGTAGAATTAGTGTAAAAGATAATACATTCTATTTCCCTAAGCATGGTTTATTCACTGGTAACGGTGTATACTATCGTTCTTCAAAGGCAGGGGACATAGGTGGTCTTACAAATAATGGTCTATACTACGTCTATAAAGTAGACAACAACTATTTCCAAGTCGCAAATACTCAAGCCGATGCTACCAATATTGATATATCTGGTGCTGATGATCCTGTTATCCTTCCTATCACGGATATAGGTAAAGGTTATCATAGATTCGAGAAAGCACTTAACGTTATTGACATCAACCAAGTCGATAGTTCGTTAAACACACAAGAGACTTACAGAGGTATTTCCTTTGAGGTAACTTCTGCTTCCAGAACAATAGAAGGTATTCCTTTTGTTGGTCATGACTACGAAGCAGGACAAGAAGTTCATATCTACGGTCTACCATATAGTCCTATAGACTTTGGTACCAGTGCTAGCGGTACATACACCCAGAGTGGCAATACTCTTACAGTAACGTTTGCTAATACAGATCCTTCTAAGATGAATGTGATCTGGCCAACGTTGATCAGTATTTCTGATGCTCCTCCAGCTGACAAGGGTGTTGGTATTCGTCTTAACTTTAGTGGTACTGGTAGTCAACATCAAGATAAATCATTCCATGTTGCGACATATAGAGCTGGTACACTAGCACAAGCACAGAGTGATTTTGCTACTATTTTGGGTGGCAGTTCTAACTTAGGAGCTGGTGTTGCTAGATATAACGCATCAACAAACGAAGTATACTTTATAATCAGAGGATCAGACAGTGTTACTAGATCTGGTAGTGCTGCTATCTTTGATAACCTTGGTGACTTCAACGGAAGAAAATACGTTACACATCGTATAGAACGTGCTGATGGTTACTCACTTAAGTTTGTAGTCAGAGGTTCATGTTCTAAGTTTGCTACAGACTTTGATCCATCTGGAGACCAACAGGTTTGTTCTGCTACAAACTATGCTTTGATGTCATTAAGGAACTCTCCTTACGCATTTGAGAAGGTTGAGTTTGGTGCTGACTTCAAAGAGATGTCTAAGCAAAGAGACGGTGCTGAGACAATCAATAACAACGTTGACTTTATAGCTTTAGAGTCATATGCTCACGTCAAGAAATTAAATAACGCAGGAACTTCTGCCACATTTACAAGAAAGGGTACATACACATGCTCTGGTAATGTAATGACAGTTGTCTGCCCAAGAGGTCATGGTGTATTTGGTAAGAACGCATATAGTATAGTATTCAGTGGTGCTACTCCTGATGGTTCATACATCATAGATGATGTTGCTGACCACAGAACTGCTACCATTATCTTAGGTGGTGCTAGCACAGACAGTGGAGATATTACAATAACAGTCCCTGCTCCATGGCAGACACCAAACAGTGTACCTCCTTCAGATAGATCTGCTGATGGTACATCTCTAATCCTTGCTAACAAACAGTTTATTGCTCAGGAAGCAGTAGACAGAATGCTTGCCAACAACCCATCATATCAGGTTCCTACTGGTAACCAAGCATGTATTGATGATATTGTTGACTACTGTGAGGCAATGGGATATAACCTAGCATACGGTGGTAACGACCAAGTATGGGATGGTGCTAAGTATTACGTTGATGGTTCTCATGTCGTAGGTGAAGAGAATGAATCTGTAGAGACATTCAACCACGCAAGAGACATTGCTATACAGATCATGAGAAATGATCCTGTTACTGTACAGGGTAGTCATGGTCTTACACAGATTAGAGACTTTACAATTACTCCTGACGCAGCAGGATCAGGTCAAAGTAACAAACATGCTGATGCTCGTAACCTAATATGGGCTAACAGACAGTTCATTGCTGACATAGCAGTCGGTAGAATGAATGCTGACTTTGGATTTGAAGTTGCTAATAACAAGGTAGTTGATGCTCACGATCTACTAATTGCTAACAGAGAGTTTATCGGTGCTGAGGCATATGCTTGGGAACTTGCTGAAGATCCCACACTACACGTTCCAACAGGTAACGGACAAGATTGTATAGATGACATCGTAGATATTGTTGATGCTGTTGCTTTCAACGTACAGCACGGTGGTAACAATAAAGTATGGGATGCTGCGAAGTATTATGTTGGTACACCTCACCTAGATGACGAGGAGTTCCAATCAGTTCGTTGTATCGAACATGCTAGAGAAATTTGTAAATTAGTTCTTGCTAACAACGAGGTTGTGGTAAGAGGTGATCATGGATTAACACAGACATTTGATCTCACTATTACACATGATGTATCAAACTCAGCTGGTAGACATACAGCTGCTGACTGTGTAGAGGTAAAAGCTGCTGTAGATTCATTATTTGAAATCATACACAGTGCTATTCTTAACGATAGTCTAAACGCTATCAAGAAGACTACACCTAGAACATTCAACGTTCCATCTCCACAAAAGAGAACTGCTCAACACGCAGAATATAATCCTGCTACTGGATTGATGACAGTAACAGTTAATACTGATGTTAAACAAGTATCAGCTGCTTCATTCACTCCTTCTTCAGGTTTACTAGAACTTAATATCGGTACTCATACATTAACGACTAACGATAAGATTAGAATTAAAACAGGATCACTTAACTTCAGATGTGATCTTGATGGACAGTCTACTGATCACTATTATCCACGTACTACTATTGATACCTCAACAATTTCTGGGGCAGTATACACACCTGGTACTGGTGTACTAAGCGTAACAACAACAGCTGGTCATGGATTGACTGATGGTGACTGGATCAGATTCAAAGAAGAGTCAATCGTATTTGACTGTCAAGCTGGTACAGGTAGTCACGCATATCCACGTGATACAGATCCTGTTATTGGTAAGTGGTTAGAAGTTTCTAACACTACAGGATTAGGATTTGAAGTTAACGTAGCAATATCACCAAACACTACAACACATACATTTGTATCTGCTGTAGCAAATGGATTAGAGAAGAAGAGAGATAGGGCTTACGAGCAAGACCTAGCAATTACAGCAGTATCTGGTTCAACTATTACAGTTAACGTTGGTGCTTCTAGTGATACATCTACTCATGTATTCCAGAATGCTTTAGCTGACGCTGTTATCTTAAGTCACGGTATTGACACTTCCAAGTATCTTAAGATTGCTACTGATAGCATGACTTGGACATGTGACATGGATGATGGTAATACCACTCACACATATCCAAGAGCAACCGACCCTGCTAATGGTAATGGTTGGTCACCTGTTGTATCTGCTAGTGTTAATACTATTGACATCAATGTAGGACCTACAACTGTTGACGGGTACGATGTAAGAGACGCAGCATATAACCCAAATACAGGGGCTATGTCTGTCAACATTGGTACTAACAACTTTAAGGCAGGAACATACATGAGACTTGCTCCTGATTCAATAGGGTTCACATGTACACAAGATGGTAACGTATCAACCAAATACTATCCAAGATCTGCTGTAGACACAGACACAGTTGAGAGTGCTAACTATCAAGGTTCTACAGGTGTGATGATAGTTACAGCATCTAACCATGGTCTTGCTAATGGAGATCAGGTTAAGTTTGCTACTGACTCATTAACATTCACTTGTATGGAGGATAATAATGGTACTAACCATACATATCCAAGAGCAACAGACTATGCTAATGACAGATGGTTAACTGTATCAAACGTTTCTACTAATACATTTAACGTACAGGTATTGGGTGTAGGTAACATTCCTTCAACCAACACAACTGCTCATACATTTGTATCTGCTACAACAAATGGTCTATCAATCAAGAAAGACCCACTATATGATACTGCTGTTGAAATTACATCTATTACTGATTCAACATTAACAGCAACTAACGCAGTATATGTACCAACAGAAGGTAAGATAACAATTACGTCTGCTGATCATGGATTGAGAGAAGACTCCATGGTTAAGTTTGCTGATGACTCAATCACATTTACATGTGATCATGACAGCAATGCTACTAACCATTCATATCCAAGAGCAGAGAGAAAGAAATTTACACCAACAGATGCTAGTTACAACACTGCTACTGGTGTAGTAACAGTCACTGTAGCTGGTCACGGTATTAAGAAAGGTGAGTACATCAAGGTTAAAGATGGTGCTATCACATTTACATGTGGACAAGATGGTGACGCAACTGAACACGCATATCCAAGATCAACTGATCCTATCAGTGGCATATTCATTCCTGTTACTGCTGTAAGTAACGATACATTCTCATTTAAGACTTTAGATGTAACTCCATCTACTAACACTACTACACACGTATTTGTATCTGCTGTAGCAAATGGAATCATTCAAAAAGACCCAGACAGTAATGAGTGGAGACATGTCAAGGTTGTTAATAAAGATACATTCGAGGTTTGTATCGCAACATCTTCAAACGAGACTACTCACGCATTCGTATCTGCTACTGCTAATGGTATCAGTGTTAAAGACACAACTCTAAACTTTAATGTTCTAAGTCAGACACCTTCTACTAACGTAACTGATCACACCTTTGTTCCTGCTACAGGAGTAACTCCTACAACTGTTGATTACAACTCAACTACTGGTTGGATGACAGTAACCAAAGTTGGTCATGGTTTGATCGCAGGAGACTATATCAAGGTAGATCAAGAGAGTATCGTATTCACTTGTGCTCAAGACAGTAACGTAACTAACCATGCTTATCCTAGACCTGGCGATCCTATATTCAACAAGTCTGTTAAGATTGAGCGTGTAACTGCTGACACATTTGAGTTCAATGCTTTACAAGGAACTACACCTACTAACACCACAGCACATACATTCGTAAGTGCTACAACAGGATGTATCAACAGAGTCGTTGTTAAGAGTGGTGGTGACTTCCCACACAGATTCATCTCTGCTACTTCTAACGGTGTTGAAGTATCAGGTACTAACGTTGACTGTAAGGATGACGTTGTAGATATTCTACAGGTTGTTTCTTGGAACCTAGCAATGGGTGGAAACGACTTTACCTATGACGCTGCTAACATGTATGTTACTGGTGCTCATCTAGAAGGTGAAGAACATCATTCAATATATGCTTTACGAGAGGCACAGAAAGTTGCTATCGAAGTATTCCAGAACGAGACTGTAGTAACAGGTGGACATACATCTATAGCACAGGTTAAAGATCTAACTATCACACAGGATACAGGTCTACCAATCTGTAACGTGGTTATATCTTCTATCACTACCTTAATGAATATCGTTGAGGTTGCGATTGACACAGGAAGTCTATCATCTGTAACCAGAACAGCATCATACGTTAACCGTTGTGCTGACGTTGCTTCTTCTATCACAACATTAACTGGTATAATTACACAAGCTATCGGTACTACAGGTACACCTGGTAATCTTGATGGTGTCGCTAGAACATATCCTGTATCTGATGATCAATGTATTGATGACGTAAGACATGTTCTACGTTCATGGATGTATGACTTAAGATATGGTGGTAACAAGAAGACTATTGAAGCCGCAAGCAAATATATTCTCGGAACAAATATCAACTACGTTAACAACGAAGTTGCTCAAACACGTGCTGTATACCAGAAGGCAAAGGACATGGCAGTCCTTGCTATACGTAACCAGTTACCAGAAGCTAAGTTTACATCTATAGCACCATTCCATAACGCATCATCTACAGTTGATCATAATCAACCTGAGTGTGGAGCTGCTATCAATGCTCTAACAGCATTACATACAATTTTAGATAATGCTCTTGCTACACCTACATCACTAAGTAGCGTTACCTTAACTGAACCAAGCACACTGCTTAAAGATGACAGTGGTCTTAAAATAGTTCCTATGTTAGGTGACTTACTTGACCTACCAGTCATCGAGGCATCACCTTATATTCAGAACGCATCATTGATCTCCTTCTTAGGAGCGTCAGGTGCTGAGATTGACGGTGCTAAAGTTGCTGAACCTAACGTTCCCAGACCAGGTGTCTATCAAGATGCTAACGGTAGAGAACGTGCTGTCTTCCCTAAACAGGGTAAGTCAATGGTTGCCAACGCATTCACGATCATCTCAGTCGGTGGTGGTGTTGGATACAACATTCTTAACGATGGATATACTCAGTTGGTGTCTGTGTTCGTTATCTTCGGTGGAGACGGAGTTATCGTACAGTCAGGTGGATATGCATCACTAACTAACTCAGCGTCTAACTTCGGTACTCGTGCTCTTAAAGCAACTGGATTTAGAAAGGATGCTTATGAGTTTGACATAGGTACAGTTACAAACGTTGTTAACCAAACTGATAACAATGGTGCTCAGACAGGTCGTCAGATCATCGAGGTTGGTGGATCAACACTAACTAACTTCCCGATTGAAGATTACATCATCAAGTTTGATGGTTACACTAATACTGACCCTGCTAAAGAATACTTTATTCTAGGTGTAGAGAAGTTATCTGGTTCTATCGGTACACAGGTTACTGCTAATATTACAACAAACGACGGTCTAGGAATTTCTCTAAATGAGACCGCAACAAATACAGAAGTATCATATGATCAGGGTAACTTAGATACTCTGGTTGGTAAGACTATAAGATTACACAGACCATCTGTATGTAACTCTTCCTCACATACGTGGGAATATGTTGGTGCGGGTGACACATACTTAGCACTACCACAAAACGGTGGTGTTGGTATCCCTGCTAACGAAGCTGTTGAAGAATCATTCGGACAGGTTTATACATCAGGTACTAACGAGTTTGGTGACTTCAAGGTTGGAGACTTCGTTACTATCTTCAACAGAACTGGTTCTATTAGTTTCGTTGGTACTGTTAGTATCTCTGAACTTTCATCTATTAAGATTGTTGGTGGATCCATTACTATCACTGGATTTTCAGACAGTGACGAACTAGGTGGTGCGTTCGCTTCTGACTCCTTACTACCTACACAGGCAGCGGTTAAGGATTACATCACTAACAAACTAGGTCCATACCTAAACCAGCCATTCTCAACTAACGCTGTTCCATCTGCTCTGGTACAGTTGACTACCTCTGGTAAGATCAACATTGAACAGATCCCTGCGTTACGTCCATTCAATATTACATCTGTAGCTTCTACAGCAGAGAGACTAGCAATCGAAGACGCATCAGCTGGTGACATCGCTATTGAAACTACATCTACATCATTCACATTCGTACCAGCTTCAGTTGATACAGTTAACAACTACATCACAATACCTGGTCACGGACTAGCAACAGGTGATATTCTAACTTACTTCCAAGGAACTGGTAACATTGGTAACTTGGCAGACGGTGCTCAGTACTATGTGATCGTACACTCTGTAGGTGCTAACACCACAGACTACATCAAACTTGCTACATCACTATCTGATGCTCAAGGTGGTACTGCTAGAAATCTAACAAGTCAAGGATCTGGTACTCATACATTACGTACTGAAGGTGCTGCTATATCCTACATTCTTGAGAATGATTTGGACACTATGTTCGTAGCGTTCACACCTGACTCAACATTAACATATACACCTGGCAACATACTTATTGGTTCTGCTAGTGGTGCTCAAGGTATCATTACAGGATATGAGCAAGGTGTTGTTAGAGACATTCTAGTTGACGACACTGGATCTGGATATACAAACCCACCAGGTATTACAATCTCAGCACCTGGCGGTTCAGGTACACAAGCAACAGCGACATGTACAATCGTTAACGGACAAGTATCCACAATAACAATTACAAACAAAGGTTCTGGATACTTCACACAACCTACTGTAACCTTCACTGCTGCTCCTACAGGTGGTACAACTGCTACTTCTCAAGGTAATGTAGCAAGAGTTGAAGCAAGATTAGCTGTTGACCTAGCGAACAATATTAAGTACTCTAACGTTGACTTCTTACAAGACGAAGCAAATCAGACAGTTGCTACAGGTACATACGTACATGATACATTCGATATCACAGTCACAGAACTCAATCATGGATTTAGTCAAGGTGACATCGTATACCTTAACTTTACATCTGGTTCATCTCCATCAGGTTTCTATGATGTAACTCCAGTTAACGCTAACGAGTACACAGTTATAACAGCAGTCGCACTGCTAACATCTGGTAACTACGAACGTAAGAAGATCGTTGATGTCATTAGAACAGTTAACACATCTGCTAAAGACGCTGCTAACTGGACACAGTTATCATCAACTAACATTGACGCATCTAACATCGTTGCGGGTACTATTGACCCAGAGCGTTTAGGTAAAACAGGTATAGCGAACTCATTCACATTCTTAAGAGGTGATAGTTCTTACCAGAACGTTATACAGTCTATCAAGTTCTCAACTGCTGACTGTATGGTTGCTGAGTCAAGTCTATCTGACACATCATACATTGAGAAGGTTGACATAACAGTCGCAGGAACAGGATATACAAACGGTACATATCAGAACATCCCAATGTTGGGTGGTAACGTACCTATCTCTGACTCAGGAGTAGCACGTGCTACTTACACAGTTGCTGACGTTACTACTGGTGGTATTATCGCTACTGTAAGTAACCTTAATCAGACACCTGAATCATACACAGCAAACTCAACCTTTGACGTAGCACCATCTACAACAACTGGTGCGGGTCTAGGTGCTCAAATAAGATTTACTACTGACGGTGTAGGTACACTATCAGTTGACCTCATACTAAATGGTGGATCTGGATACTTAGGTGGTGACACACTAACCTTCGATGGTCCTCTATTCGGTGGTACAGTACAGCAACCAGTTGAGATCAGTGTATCAACACTAACATCATCACAAGCATTCGGTGTCATAACCAGTGTATCTGTGGTTACACCAGGTACTGGATATAACGGTGACTTCGTACTAACAGTTCCAAATGAACTAGGTACACCATCACAGGCAGCAACACTAAACGCACGTAAGGGTATTCTACCTAGATTCTTCGGTAACGCATCTATTGACGTTAAGAAGGCAAACAAACTTACACCAACAACATTACAAGCTGGTGGTTCAGTCTTTGGTAACTACGGTATTGCTAAGTTCCGTAAGAACGTTGCTGAACAAGCACTTGGTGATCAGACAGAGGGTGGATTCAGAGTTACAGACAATGGTGAAGTATCCATCGACCAAGGTGCGGGATCAGAACTTAATGCTGACAAACTAGATGGTAACCAAGGTGCGTTCTATCAGAATGCTTCCAACCTAGTTGAAGGTGTTATTGATCCACAACGTCTAGCAAATACCACATACGCTATATCCATATCTGGTACTGCTGACTTCTCTAACGTACTATTCGCTGAGACAACTGCTCCATCATCTGCTAACGCTAACCTCGTATCAGCAGCAAACGTTGGTGCTCAGTTAGCACTCAGATCTAACAACGTTAACGGTATTCCAACTGACGCGGGTGGAACTAGAAACGGTACATTAACATTCAGAAGATCTGCTACTGGCAACTCTGTTGCTCAGTTATCATTCTCTGCTACAGACAACCTATACTTACGTGGTAACTCAGACATATCTAACGTATATGGTAACTGGGCTAAGATATGGCATTCAGAGAACGATGGTCCTCCTGACATTAACGAACCTCGTCGTGGTACACTACCAGGTCCTAACGCTGACTTCTTAGATAATCAGCAAGGTCTATGGTATCAGCAAGGTTATAACATTCATGACCAGAGAACAGTAGGTGTTCTTGGCGATCCAGCTTTACCAACTCTATTAGGTAGAGACAAGTTTGTCGCTGACAACTTCTACGTTGTATCCTCTGGAGAGAAATATCAATTATACATTCCTAACTTCTTCGCAGCAACAGGTTCAAACCCTGCGGGTAACCTTTCAGCGGGTGGTACATACACTCTATATGCTGATGATGCTGCTGTAAATAACATAGGTACAATCACTATTGATCCAGGTGGTATCACAGAGACTAATGATACTACTGTAGACGCTAAGTATACAGTTGTTACTGGTTCTATAACATTCGTTGGTGCTTATGGTAACAAGGACATCAGAGTCTTCGGTCCTAACCCTGGCTCTAAGTGGACTGTTACATCATCTAACCTATTAACAACAGGTGCTTCACAAGTATTCGCTCTAAGCAATACTGCTGAGGGTGCTCTGTTTGAAATGGGTAGAGCAGGAATCGTATCTACACCATACTTTGATATAAGATCAGGTGGTCTATCAAACAACTATGATGTAAGATTCGAGTTCTCAGGTGGTAACTCATCTAATGGTAACGGTCTCATGGACATCAAGTCCAGTAGCGTTACTATCAACAGTAACACAGTGTGGCATGCGGGTAACGATGGTGTTAACTCACAACTTGATGCACACTATGTTGATGGTTATACTCAGAGCTCTGGCAACGCGGGCAACAACCTTGTACGTAGAACATCATCTGGTGATATCTTTGTAAGTGATATACACGGTGACCAAGGTATCTTTACTAACAATGGTACATCAATTTTAAATCTTGGTGATGGTAATGGTATTACCGTAGGTAAGGCAACCACTAACGTTCTATCCATTAAAGGTAAGAATAGTTCAAGTCAAGGTTATATCAGATTTGGTAATGATGGTAACTCATTCGGTTACAATGGTTCTTACCTATCATACAACAATGTATACTTCAGAAATGGACGTTTAGGTATCGGTGATAGCAATCCTGGTATATCATTACAATCTACTGGAGACGCTGCCTTTGGTACTACAAGTAGAAGTGGTAACACATATGTTAGAGCATTAGCTGGTGACTCTTATCAGTGTGGTTTTGAAGCATTTGGTAATAACCAAGGTACAGGATACTTATACGTTGGACAATCATTATCTTATGGTGGTGGTATCGCTTACAATGGAGATAACTCACCTGGTGCGTTCAACTCTGAAGCTGGTGATGACATAACATTCTACAGAAGAGATGGTGGATCTGATACTCGTGTTATGAAGTATCGTTATAATGATTCTACTGTACACTTCTTCGGAAGAATACGGTCACGTGTTTCAACTGGTACTGCTCCATTCAACATATCATCTACTACAGTTAACTCTAACTTGAACGCTGATATGGTTGACGGATACCATGCGTTAGATCTTCCATACTTGAAGAGAACAACTAACGAGTGGATCACAACCACTGAAGGTCAGAGAAGATTCTACTTCGCTAACGACTCACATACATACTATAGTAGTGGTGATAACTATTATTGGAGAAACAATGCTGACTACAGTATTGCTTCATGTGATGGTGACTATGGTACATGGACATTCTATGAACCAGGTAGTGACACAACTCAGAACTCTTACAGAATGGAGATCAGAGGAGACAATGGTCTTAACATTGATTCAAGTTCTGTGGGTGTATCAAGTGGTCAGAGATCCGTTGTTCTTCGTGCTAATGGAGACAAGCAATGGGTTGATAGATATGGTATAATAAAGAGAAACCGTCAATCTATCTCTGAGAGTATCACTATAAATAATGGAGACTCATGTTTCACTGCTGGTCCTCTAACAGTTAACAATGGGTATACAATTTCAATCGCAAATGGCGGTAGTTGGGTAATTATCTAAATGTCAAGACTTTATGTTAATAACCTGAGAGCATATTCAGGTTCAGTTATAACAATCCCTTCCACGACAAAATTATCGTTGGGTGGGAAGACTATTAGTGAGAACTCTGTTTTGCCTTCAGCATCAGGACAGACTAATAAAGCAGTAGGTAGCGATGGTGAATCTATCGTTTACAATACCTATGGTGCTAATGGGATGCAGGTATTTACATCATCAGGTACATATACTAAAACATCTGGTGTTAATCAGATTATGGTACGTCTGGTAGCCGCAGGAGGCGGTTCATCTGGACATGGTGAATCAGGTGGAGCTGGTGGATTTTCGGAGAAGATATTAAATGTTACTGGTACAGCTACAATATCAGTTGTTATTGGAACTGGTGGTACAGGAACTTACTACTCTGGTAGATCAGGTGCGGGTTCTTCATCATCCTTTGGTTCATTCATGTCAGCAACTGGTGGAGATGGGGCAAACCAAACTTATCAACACTCAGGAGGAGTTCCTGGAGTTGGAGCTGGTGGTGATGTTAATATGTACGGTGGCGGTGGAAGCTGTCATGGAAGATATAATGGAACAGGAGGATATAGTTTCTTCGGTGGGTGTGCTGCCAGAGGTCATCCTAGAGGTGGAGACTATTCTAGAAACCATCAAGCTCGTTCAGCACCTGGCTCAGGTGGAGCAAACGGATGGTTTGGATCCTACTTAGGACCTGAAGGCAAACACGGTATGGTTGTAGTCTGGGAGTTTAAATAATGAGTATACTAAAAGTAAATGAACTGAGACCTCAATCAGGGTCAAACGTAACAATTCAATCAGGATATACACTGAGATTAGGAAGTAAAAACCTAGACTCTAGTAGTGTCATGCCATCTCCTAGTGGGCAGAATGGTAAAATCCTTGTAAGTAATGGATCAGCTCGTAACTGGGAAGATCATGGTGCTGTGTCTATGTCTGTATGGACATCTAATGGTACATGGTCAAGACCTAGTGGAGTAAAAAGAATTCTTGTTAGAATCTGCGGTGCAGGGGGAGCAGGATCAGGTGTTGGAGAAGCAGGAGGAGCAGGAGGATATGCAGAAGAAATTATTGATGTAACAGGTGTATCATCTATATCTGTTACTATAGGACAGCCTGGATCATGGGGTGGTACATACTACTCTGGTGGTGCTGCTAATGGTGGTTCATCATCATTCGGTAACTACCTATCTGCCTCTGGTGGTAACGGTGCCAACCGTAACTATCAGCACTGTGGAGGACTACCTGGCGTAGGGTCTGGTGGTCAGTTGAATATATATGGTGGAGGAGGATCAGGTCACGAATACTGGTCTGGTAATCCTGGTGGAGGTTCCTTCTTTGGAGGAGCAGGATCAACAGGACATCCTCGTGGTGGTCATTATGCCTATAATCACCAATACAGAGCCGCTAAAGGTAGCGGTGGGTCACCTGGATATCATACATCTCGTAGAGGTGCTCGTGGTATGGCGGGTGTTGTATGTGTCTGGAACTTTAGATAACTATGTCAAACGTTTACACAAATGAACTCGACGCAGCATCGGGTCAAAATATATTAATACCCAGTGGATATAATCTATCCTTGGGTGGTACCATATTGAATAGTTCTTCTATACCTCCCGATCCTACTGATCAGGAAGGTAAGTATCTAGTCAGTAATAACAGTGAGGCAATCTTTAGAAATATAGGTCCAGCAAGTATTCAAACATTTTATACCAGTAGTACTTGGACTAGACCTGATGGTATAAACAGAATCATCGTTCGCGTCACAGGTGGCGGTGGCGGTGGATCAGGACATGCTGAATCAGGCGGTGCGGCTGGATATGCTGAAGAAGTTATTGACGTTCGAGGTATTTCTAGTGTATACTGTACAATAGGTAACGGTTCTACGAGTGGTACATACTACTCTGGAAATGGTGGCGGGGGAGGTACCTCATCATTCGGAAATTATCTTTCCGCTAGTGGTGGACTAGGTGCTAATCAAAGTTATCAACATTGTGGAGGACTATCTGGTCTTGGATCAGGTGGTAACCTTAACATCTATGGTGGTGGTGGCATTGGTCACATGAACTACCTAGGACATGGTGGTGGATCATACTTTGGTAGTGGTACATGTAGTGCTCACGGACAATGGGCACAGGGAGCAAGGAGTTCTCAATTAAAAGCTGCTCGCGGTGCGGGTGGTACATCAGGATATCAGCGTTCTTATCAGGGTGCTAACGGTATGTCTGGTGCGATTATAGTTTTAGAGTTTGTCTAAATAGAATTACGGATTCAATAGAAACATGGCTAAAAGTTGTTTAGTAGACTATCGTGGATTCATCACCGATGTGGTTGAGCCTGGTGAAGAGTTCGAGGTATATCAAGGAGATGATTCTCCTTTAAGATGGATCACATGTGACGATGATAACGTCACTAACATGTGGGTCTTATATAATGGTGAGTTTTTTGACAGTGCTGATAGACTGGAAAGAAACCAACAGATGAAAAGAAAAGTAGAATATGGTCAAATCGAGGAGCAACTCGATATGATGTATTGGGATCAAATGAATGGTACTACCACATGGAAAGATCACGTAACTGCTGTAAAAACAAGCATTGTAAATCAGGACGCTGCGGATGCGGATGCAACGTTCTACGCAGGGAAGAAAGAATTTGAGATGGGTACTGAAGACGCACCCGCTTGGAATAGTCTTCCTGCTGAGAAGAGACAGAAACTAACTAAGTTCAAGAACGAAACTGTTTACGAACCTGGTTGGGAATTAGATCCAACAACTAATAGACCTGTATACAAGGGAACATAAACCTACATTATGAAAATTGAATCAATTTGTATAGTCGGTGGCGGTACCGCAGGATGGATGACCGCTGCTACTCTGATTAAATCATTTCCAAAAAAGAAGATTACTCTAATTGAGTCGGATGATATCCCTACTATTGGTGTGGGTGAATCAACCACTCAATTTTTTCGTGACTGGACACTTGAGATGAACATCCCAGATAACTGGATGGATGAGTGTGAAGCCACATATAAGTATAGCGTATGTTTTAAAAACTTTAGCGAGTATGGAGACTTCCATTATCCTTTCTATGATGGGGCTGCTCCTGCTAATGCCAATGCTGATATATTAGATTGGTTCTTCCATTACAGAGCAACCAATGGTAATCCAGAGGTATCGTTTGCTGAATGGATGACACCTTACTGGAGAATTATTAAAGAGAATAAAGTTGCCATTAGTGACTTTGAATCATTCTCAGGAAAGAAAAATGTTGGGTATCATCTAGACGCAGTTAAGTTTGCTAACTGGTTGAAGAGAGAGTTTTGTACACCACGTGGTGTGAAGCATGAAGT